AAATAAAAAAAAAAAAAAAAAAAAAAAAAAAAAAAACTCAACAAAATCATTTGACAATAGCCACGCCATATATATAATTCACTCATCAGACACGCGAGAACAAAAGAGAAAAGAGAAAAGAAAACACTTGACAATCCAACTGACTTCTGTATAATATGGAAGTCGATTTCACCTTTTAGGAGAGTTTGATGAAGACGTTAAACGCTGTTAAGGTTTCAAAAGAGCAGCTCGCACAGATGATTCGAAATCAAGGCGGAAAGTTTATGTCCGTCCAGTTTGTTCGTGCTCGTTCCGACTATCGGTATCGAACACTGGTTTGTCGGACTGGTGTTCGCAAGGATCTCAAAACTGAGAATCCAAGACCAAACTCTGATCCAACACTGACAAACGTCTACTCTATCAGCGATAAAGGCTATCGCTCGATTGCAACTGAAGGACTGGTTTCTGCTCGAATTGACGGAACAATCTACTTGACAAAGTAGATTTCTATGGTAGAATCACTGCTGTTCCACTAAGAGTTCGCTACGTTAGGCGTAGAGGCTGGAATTTTAGGACGATCCCACAAGCGGGAGTAGCTCAGAGGTTAGAGCGTCGTTCTTATAAAGCGGTGGTCGGCGGTTCGAATCCGCCCTCCCGCATATGCATTCGTAGCTCAGTTGGTAGAGCAATCGGCTTTTAACCGATAGGTCCTGGGTTCGAGCCCCAGCGGATGCACTGTTATTCTAAGGGTGGACTCCTTAGAACGCTGCTGAATGATACGAGCATGACGTATTCCTGGGGGTAGAGTAGTCCACCCTGGGGTTTGTGAAGTAAGAACAAGGTGGCGATATGATATTTTTCATCTTTGTGATTTGCGTTGGTTTTCTGATTGGCCTTTTTTCGAGGTCTTGACATGGCAGAAGCAAATGCTATAATGATCTTCGCGTTTGTCTCATCAATTTTGATCGCTCTAGCAACTGTGCTACTTACTGGAGATGACAATGTTTAAGTGGTATATCGTTTCTGGTGGATTTGCTTGGGGTGGTGGAACCACTCTTGAAGAAGCAAAAAAGAACTGGAAGAAAAAACGATCAAAAGGGCAAAAAGAATTTCATATTGACTTATTTACATCGCGATCAAACAACAACAGTGAAGAAGATCGACCATATATTAATGGTGATGGAAATATTTGCTGGAAACCTGTTGACTGGCGTCGCGTCCCTCTAGGAAAAGAAGTCAAAATCTCTGTAAATTCTCAAGTATTGAAAGAAATTCGTGGCATCTTGGCTGATTTGATAAAAACGGGAACTTTTGAAGATGTCGAACAAAGAGAAAAAATGCAGAATTTTCTTGACAGTACCGAAAACACTTGATACAATATGAAAAACACGCGAGGCCAAGCTAACAGCAACACTACCGTAATTCGATAAACGGTTAAAACGGCACTAAACCGGGTGGGCCTTCGAAAAGGAGCGTAATTAACTCCTGCGTGCTAAAGAACAGTCTGGTTAAAAAACCATAACCATAATCATAGGTTATGTACGAAGCCATCTAGTAGATATAGGGAACCTTTAGAACTCTCTAACGGATGGTCAGACTGTTTCTTTTTTTATTTTTTTTCAAACAAGTCTAAATAACAGTCCGGGGCGAAAACCGTAATTATTCACACTGGTAAAACTTGGAAAACCTGTGTGTTAATTGTGTACGAAGCCATCTAGTAAGTGGCGGACAAAACGGATGGTCGGACTGTTTCTTTTTTACTTGACAAACCCGTTTTTGGAGATAAAATGCGAAAGTTCAGCATTTCAATACGTGATTCTGATCTTGACATTCTGAAAAGAGCTTGTCAATATGGAATATCCTCTGTATCGAAATTAGAGATGAAAAACGGAGAGGCCGCAAGAATAAAATTTGCACTCTTAAAAATCATTGAACAGATTGACAGAAAAAAAGCTTGACAGACGTGTTTTTGGTTGTATAATCTACTAAAAGGAGAAGGAAATGATCAAGTCCGTGTTTAGCATTCGTCAAACTGCAAAGGCATACGAAAATGATGTTCTTCAAGAAGAAGGTTCTGAATTGACTCACACAATGCTTTCTCAACCTGAAGATGAAATAAAAGAACTACTCAAGCGTAGTGTTGACGCACTATGCGAAGGACAAGATGACTTGGAAAGGATTGATGATTTTACGATCAAAGAGATTGTCAGTCCTACGTATCACATTATTTCCAAATGGGAAATAATTGAACACTCGCTTGTAAGTTCTCCGGAACTTGGAAATATTCTACTTACTCGATAAGAGTAAAGGCCCATTCGTCTACTGGAAGGACACTCGGATTTTCAATCCGAGGACGAGGGTTCGAATCCCTCATGGGTCATCTTGCAAGAAGGTTTATGATGCTGTTTCGGAAGCTGTCAGGTTGTACCTTAAACAACAACAGAAAGTCCCGTCCCTATGTCGGAAACTAAAAGACGTTAAAAAATAAAGTTTGTCCGGTAGAATGGTTTGATTCAGCAGGTTCGCGTCCTCCAACCACAGCAGGAAGTTAGAACCGCCAGTGGCGAAGCCTTAATGTGTCACGAGAAGATCTTTACCAAAAGAAAGTATCCTCGGGTCGAAAGACTGTGAACACGCTGAACGCAATTTTCTCTTGACATTGTCTGTCTCTATGTTAGAATAAAAAAATGCAAACATTACTAGGAACAAAAAGAAAAGTCAGAAAGCTTAATACCATCACAAAAAGTATGTGGGGTAAGACCGGCAGAATTACTAAAATAAAAAATGATTCGCCAACAAAATACTATTTGGAATTCTGGGTTCCAAATAGAATGACCGGGTTGTGGTTGACTGAAAAACAAATGGAAGAAGTTTAGAGAAAGACTAACAATGTTCATTCTTAGTAGATCTAATGTTGATGGCCACATTCCAGTTCTTGAGAAATTTGAATCAAAGCCGTCGTATGATGAGATTTACGATTTTCTCTTTCAGTATTTTTCTCATGAAGAATCCGAAGAAGCCGCAAAATCTTTAATTGATAATGGTTATGCAAGTATGCAAAATTACAGTGCGACTGAGTACGAACTTACTGAGGTGAAATAAGATCTTGACAAAGCGAAAACGCATCATATAATGCGTAAATGACATCTCAAGCACTCAAGAGGAATAACATGTCACTCGCGAAACAACTATACTTACATATTTTGGAAAAAGGCATCCCATTTACTTTGTGGGAGGCTTATTCTAAAGAGATTATTTTATCTGTTCGCAAAAATGGGGATGTTCATGATTCAAATCGAAATTTAATGCCGTACAAAAAAGAATCGCTAAGCGATTTCCTCCCAAGAATTGAAGAAGTAAGAACATACTCTTACAGTGAATACGTGGATGTTTATGTAAAAAAGGAATCAAAATGATCCCCGCCCAGATTCTTTCTTTAGTTGATGAATCCGCCCTAAAAGAAATCTTGGCAAATTCAGTTGACAAAGTGGTGGATGGAGATATAATTAAAGAAAGACTCGTAGAAGATTACATTCTTGATATTGGATTTGGTCTTATTGCAGATGACTTTGACCTCCTTAATCAAAACCCGTTCCCTGAATGGTGGACCACTTGGTGGAATAACGGTGAATTTTTAGGTCCGCACAGAATTCATTCTGACATTCTTGATTATGCGAAAACTTTATAATCTGACGCCGCTGGAAGGTGAGGTATCTTATCGGTCTCATAAGCCGAAAGAAACGGGTTCGATTCCCGTAGCGGCCACTTAAATAAGTGCGGCAGAGCCGCCGCCATAGGCGGCTCAATTATATCCATCGCCGACTAATCAACGCAGATCAAAAAAACGACAAAAAGTGTTTGACAATAACCACGTGATATATATAATTCATCCATCAGACAAACGAAGACAAGACCAACACGAAAGAAATCACTTGACTTTGTTTGTTCTTCTGATAGAATGTTCTTAGTGGTTTCCATTGTTTCCTTTTGGAGTGTTTAAGATGACTAGTTTGATTCTTGCTTCAAGTGCGACTCCTTCGTTTGTTGATTCCGTTCGCGAAAAGTTCCAGTTCGAGGTTGAAAAGCATGAAATGCTTGGGCCTAATGGCCAGCCAACTGGACACTACGGACTTTTCCGTAGTGACAGTGGAGAGTGTGTTGGTCGTGCCGTAAAGAAAAATTACCACCCACACGTTGTTAGTGACGTGCTTGAGGTTCTTAGTGCTGCATCCGACGCATATCAAGGACTGGACAATACTCAGTGTTATTTTAACGACGGGCATTATGTCTCAGTTTCTCCGAGTCGAGACCAGCTCAAGATCTCTTATGAGAACGACGCGATTTTCCCGCGAGTGATTGTCCGTGCCGGTTACGATGGTCGAGCATTCCACGCCACTCTCGGATTTTATCGAGTGGCTTGTTCGAACATTGCCGTTTTCAAGACTGTTGGTGAATGCAGTTTTGCAATTCGGCACTCCGCCGGAAAGTTCAACGGCAATATCAAAAAGCTTATTGAGAAGTTCAGCGGACTGCTTGGTCAGTGGGATCAAATTGATGCAACTGTTAAGCAGATGAGAAATCAGAAGGTTAAACTTGGTGATTTCATCCGTGGCGTGTATGGTGATGTACCATCACAAGAACAAAAGAGAGGTCTTACTGTATATAAGAAGCGAGCAGAGGCAATTGCTCAACGACTGGTTGACGAGCGGAATCGTCTTGGGGTTGATCCAGCCGCACCTGTGAGCGGATGGGAGGCTTACAATGCCGTGCAAGGTTATCACCAGCACGAAGCTTCTGGTCGAGTTCAAGATCTGTTTGGAAAGGCTGTGAGAGCTTTCAGTGTCGCCGAAGTAAATACTGCAGAGCGTCTTGCACTTGGTCTTTCTGTCTGATATAATGTGGATGTGCGGGTTGGGCGTTCCAACCCGCCATCTCTTCTCTTGCTAGGGTTTCCACATGCACTTTATTATGTTCATCATTTTCGTTGGTTTTTTTAAGGGGTTGTTTGGTCGTGGTTGAAAAAATTCTTCAAAAGTTGTCACCAGAAGATGCGGATGTTGTCCGAAAATACATTCGAGACTTGGAGCTTGAATGTGAACAGCTTCAGCTTGAGGCTGAAAGACCAAGGAAGAAACGACGAAGGTTTGATGACGAAGAATGAATGATTCCCGGGTGCCGCAGCGGGTTATCTGCGGCCTTTTTTATTCTCTTTAAGGATTCAACAAATGTCTGTTCAAGAGTTGATTGAAGACGAAATAAGTGAGATTGAAAGCTCCATCGATGATGTTCGAGCTGACTTGTCTTGTTTGGAAGATTGTGAAAGCGTCGCTGATTTGAAACAGAACTTACAAAATTTACTTGCAAGCTTAAAAACCGCAATTGATAGAACAAAAGACGCGATTTCTTGTCTAAAAGACTAAAAGATTGGCATGTCGAGCCCTCTGCCGTATATGGACGCGGCAGAGCGGCCCGACAGGGCCGCTTCCCTCTAAGACGGGAGATAATAATTTCACAGTTGGTTGACTCGCCCCTATTTAGATGCTCGCCGCTGCGGCTCGTTGCCGGTGAAGTTTTATTGAGAAAATTAAGCCCGACATTTTTTTTGCATTGACTTTTGATCATTTTCTCCCTATAACAACTAAAGGAGAAAGGGGGTTTTTGTAGATTGTTTGGTCTTGACTTTAGACCGATCTACTGTATAATAGTTAGATTTCCGGGTGGTTAAGGAGAATAATATGTGGTATGATCCTTTATATAAGATATGTAGAGGTATTGAGCATAAAACTATAATATCAATCTATGAATTAGTTGATAGGCATGTTGAGTTAAATATTAGTAATTCACTTGATGGTTTTGGTGGGCCTTATGCTAGTACCAGGGAAGGACTTTTTATGTTTGAATATTTTAAACAGGCGATAAGAAATGACCTTTTAGACGCCTTTATAAATATAGACTAAGGTATATTATGCCAAGAAAGCCTATGCAGCTCGACAGCTTAAAAGAGTCTGTTATTCGTAAGGTATTCAATAAAATTATTTCTTGCAATAGAGCTAATTTCAGTAAAGAAAGCTCGTAAATTATTTTCATTAAAATGACAGATATTGATTTTAATGCTAAACACGAAATTACACAAAACCTCCGAAAGAAAAAAAATGAAAAAAATAACATCAATTATGTATGATTGTATAGGAAATATTGATGATAGTGTTTATGATAATGTGTATTATTATTCCAAAGAGATTCGTTTAAGATTATATATTACTAATTACTTTAATAAAGAGTTTAATTTTAATATTAAATGGGTTCTTTTCAAAGACGGGCTTTTTAATGAATAAGTTAAAACAACCACACACAGCTAATGAAAAACTTGCAATTTAATACGCTAGGATTAACTAAGATTTTTAATAAAACTCTTCCCCTTTTGGTTGGAGCAGATAGCGGACCATTAAGAATGCAAAAATTCATCAAACATTCCTTTTTAGTTGAAAATTAACCATGCTCGCAAGACAAAACCTTCGCTCTCAATTACATAATGCAAATGGATATGCTTTTGACGATGTTTTCTTCAATTCTCTAAAGGGAAGAGATAAGCACGCCCCTCCAACAATATTGAGAAAGAAGTATCTATCTTATTTAGACTCCTTAGAAGATGAAGACTTTATGGAGACTTTTCTTCGTGTATTTCCTTTAGCGAGAAATGATTATGCCTAAAAAAATACAAAGTATTAATAATATAATTTATAATCGCTCTTATTATAAAATCAATACTGATATTAAACCAGCAAATAGAGGAAATATTTTAGGATTAATTTTTGATGAATTAAGAGCGTTTAATTTTGATGACTTGATTATTGATTCACAAAGACTTAGAAATTCTATTTCGAAAACAATAACCATGAATTCGCTTGACAATACTTGATTCGCTTGTATAATCAACTAAAGGGAAAAGGCATGACTGGATTGATAATACTCGCGGTTGTTATTATCATATTAATTGGGGGAAATGATGACGATTCTACATCTTTTTACTGAAATAGTAATAGCTTTCTTTTTAGCTTGTCTATGTTTTTTTACTCTCTTTGTATTGGTTTTCTCTTCCTTTAAAATAAGGGAGAGTTTGAATGATAAAATTTTTAAGGAAAATTATGACACCTCCAACACAAAACTGGACGCCGATACAAGATCACACATGGAGAGTCGGCGAGGAAGTTCTCGTCGCAATTAGATGTATTGATGGATGGTTCTTCGACATGGTTCAATTAAACCAGAATGGAGATCTAATTGGGTGCGTCGGAAACACAGTGAAAAAAGCAGAATGTAATTTCTTGCGAGATCAAATTGATTTTGTTGCAAGGGTTAATCCACTTACTTTCAAAGGTATGGAATGATGGAATTTATCTTTTGTTTATTTATTTTTTTTCTACTATTAGCCGGGCTTCTAGGTAGTTTATGTCTTTGTTTATTTTTTGTTGTTTTTATTAAGCAGTTTTTTAAAGAGTTTAAAAATGAATAAATTAAAGCATCTTACTTCTAAAGCCAAACTAGATATATCTGATCCTGTGTATGACAATAATTCTTTAAAATTAATAAGACGAGAAACAAGACCTTTTTTAAGATTGGCATCTTTTGTACCAATCTTAAGACTATATCATTCTTTTAATTTCAGATAAAGAATTAAATGATTGTGAGGTTTAATTGATAGTTATATTAATAGCAGTATATTTTGTGGCTTGGTTTATATTTGATAATATGAGAGAGGAAGAATGAAAAAACAATTTAAAAGACTAATATCAAACACTGAAGCAAAAATATTTTCTAGTCTTGTAACAAACAAGTCAAATGCTATTGAAAATAGATTTTACGGAGTTATGGACGGATTTATGATGAACTCTCGTAATATTAGTGGTTTGTTTAACAATATTAAGAATGTCGTCTTCTTCCCTTTTAGTTGATTTGAGCTATTTTCGACTAGTTTAGTCTTGACAATAGCAGACTTGTATACTATCATACTCGAATTGCGGATGTAACAGAGATCTCTTTTTATTATGAGGTGCAAAATGAAAGTGGCATATATTAGTGGGCAACTAGATATTCCATTCGCAATTTCCGATAATGGAAGTACATGGCAAGTAAAGACCGAGCAAGGTTTTAAATTTTTCAGAACAGCAAAAGCCGCACTCTTATTCTCTAAATGGAATTATATTGAAAGATATGGAGAAGACCCTTTTCAGTATTTTGCTGAAGAGTCATCAAGCGATTTTGAAGTTACCATAATGGAATGGATAACAAATATTTCACATCCGGAACGAAAAGACTTTCAAAGTAGTAAATACATAATCTCAAGACCAAGACCAACACATAGCTACACTTCCGAAGAACTTGAAAAACAAGGCATGCTTGGTATTTACAAGAAAGTAAACAAATGATGGACTATTCAGAAGCCGAGTTGAAACTTATAAGATCGTTTAAAAACGAAATTCCGGGTCAAACTAGTGACTATCATATATCTCAATATACATCTTATAGTGTGTATAAATTATATTCAGATCTATCACTCACTTGTTTTCTTTTAGATTTAAAAGGGCCGAACGTTGAAGCTCTGAGAAAAGCAACTATGGCTGTGATGAATCGAACCGTACCTCGCTCAACAAAAAAATTCGATAAATTGTGTTCATTTTAAGACCAAACCACTATATATTGTGGTCTAGTCAAAACAGCATCAAAAACCAAAAACATCAAAAAACGCCGTGTTTTATATCAAAAACACCAGAGGGAAACACAAAATTTGACGATTGCCGTCAACCACTATATGTTGTGGTGGGGTTTTTACTAAAAAAGGATTAAAAATGCTCTCAATTTATATAATTTTGGCTATGAATATCGTATTTTGGGAACTATTAAATGAATATTCAGAAGAAAGTGATCTAAAACTTCACAAATTTGTAATGTTCTTTTTTAGCTCTTCACTCACTATTTTGATCGCTTGGCTATGTGTTTTTATGAGTCATAAGATTTAAAAAGTGCAAAAAGACTAGTGTTTTTACTTGTTTTTTAAAAAGTGGCTCGCGGCCTGGCCTGGTATAAAAAACAAAAACAACCAACCAAAACCTCCATTATTCTTATTCTCTTTCCTCTCTATATTTATATATAGGGTTTTTATTGGTTTTATTCATATTTTAGGGGGTTTATTTTTTATCTGTTTTCCCCCTATTTTTCTTTCCTTTTTAGTTGGCTTTTTCCTCTATTTTTCTCCGTAAATGAATACTACTAAAAGAGAAAGCTCGGGCTTTTTTGACAGAAAAAACTAGAAAACCAGAAAATTCTACTTGAATAAACAGCGTTTTCTAGTACAATCTGAAAAATGACTCGTTAATAACTAACAAAGGAATAATTAATGTCGTCAGAAGAATTTATTAATACATGGATAAAAACACCTGCGATTGCAATGAATCTTTCTTCAGATCAGCAGAATTTTATCCGCGATCAAAACATTTTCATTTCTGTAGGTTATATCGGCATGGTGCGATTATACAAAGACAATCGTACCATCTGGCAAACAAGTGCATTAAAACCAATTTCTGATATTATTACAAGATCATTTGAACCAAAAGGTTTTTCAGAAGGCATCGTAACTGATTCTGACTATCAAGATCTTTCCATTCAGTGTCGTAATTTTCTCGATGAATTAATGACTATGTCTGATGAAGAGAGACAAGTTGTATTTAACAGAAACTTGTCTTTAATTTAAGTCAAGTAAATTATCTTGGAGAAATAAAATGATTATCAGTAATGAAAACATGGTTGTTGCATGGGTGAACACAACACAAGAGCCTACCAAAGTCGAGCACATTTGCTATTACTCGATGGACAAAGGTGAAACAGTGGTACTATATAGGATGGTTAGGGAATATTATCCACACCCGACACACCCTGAAGACGCACAAATATCTTTAATTAATACTAGACTAATTGAAGAAATCCCAAAAGCCAACATAAAAGCTGGTAAAATTATGACTTTGTTATATGCAGAGAATGGATTGCAAGATTATTACCATCTCTTGGAGAAATAAAATGATTGACAAGAAATACAATATTCATATCTATGAATCCAATAAATTGGAAGTAATTGTTCTTGGGTTTTATCATTTGGATGCGGTTCCACAAATTGGCGAAACATTGCTTGATAGATGGATGGTAACTGAAGTAATATACACAATTAATTCAGATGAAATCGATGTATATATTATTCCAATAGAAGAAGATCCATAAAAAGAATTAAAAGAGTAAAAAATGACTATTAATTTAAATTATCTACGCAATTCAGTTTACGAAGGATTGACTTATGGAATTTATGTTAGTCCATTCGAACAACCGACACCACTGCGATTTCAATGTATTACTAAATCAATTTCAATAGAATGTGATTTTTATGTAGATAATAGATTTTCTTCTTACCAAAGAATGTTTTTATTTCTGAATGATCATATCAAAAAATCATTAAAAGATAAAAGGTAATTAATATGTTTACTTTGCCAGAATCCGCTCAAGAAGTCTTCGATAAGGTTGCAAATCATTTGTTGACACAAAACCAGCGTTGTGCTATAATAAACTATAGCAGTGGGCTAACATGTAAATATAGACTTAACGGAATGTCTTGTGCTGCTGGATGCCTAATCCCAGATGATTGTTATCATATTGACATGGAAGGCGATACTTGGGAGGGTCTTATAGATGCGGGTTTTGTTGAAGCAAGACATAGCGATTTAATAATAGCTTTGCAAAATTTACATGACAGAGACGATGTTGAAGATTGGAATACTGGATTAATAGAGATTGCTAATAATTTTGGTTTGTCAACGGCTTCAATAAAAGAAAGAATCAAAAATGTTTGAACTACCAGAAACTGAACAAGAGGTTTTCGATAAGGTCGCCATGCATTTGCTCTCGCAAAATGAACGTTGCGGGACAAAAGAAGATGATGGTGTATTTCAGTGTAAATATAGATTTAATGGAATGTCTTGTGCGGCTGGCTGTCTTATTCCAGACGAATATTATAATGAACTAATGGAAAATAAGAACTGGAGGAAACTTTGTGAGGACAAGCTTGTGCCAGAAAGACATGTAGGATTCATATATAGATTGCAATTAATTCATGATGACGAAGATTGTGCAGTTGAGGACTGGCGTGATCTATTGATAGATCTTGCTCATCAACATGGTCTTTCAGTAGAAAATCTTCCAAAAAAGGTGTAAATATGCAAATTATAAAAAATACAGAAGCTGAAGAGCGTAATCTTCGATTGGCTGCTAACTTATCTGAGTTGATTGTAATGGATTAGAAAAGGAATCAAAATGACAACTGATCTTGAGATGGTAAGCATTCGTGATGCTTGTCATCTTTCATTTATTAAAAATGTGGAAACGGCAACTGTTAAATTAGTTTTTCTTGATACAGACTTAATTGAATGCGAAATTTTGGTTTCTAGGCTTGTGGATTTGGAATGGTGGCGGAAAAACGAAAATAAGCTTGAAAATAAAACGCCGATATGGATTGATAAAAATGATAAATGGAATCCTATTGACCATGCTTATTACAGATTAGTTTATAAAATCAGCACAATGATTGATCAAGAACGAAAAGACTCGCTCGTAAAAAAATACATCCAGAATCGCGAAAAAAGGGCTTGACAATAGCCGTTCCAATTGTATAATCGTCACATGACGAGTCAAAAGCACGAAGTTTGGAGAATGTGATATGGCTTGTGTTATTATTTGTGAAAATGAGCACTTCTTTCTGCGTGATGATTACGCTTCTGGAATTATCATAGATAATGATAGACGGTACAGCGTTTTTTGTAAAAACCCGTATAGGCGTATGATAGTCTACAATAGTAGCGAGTCTTACGCCAAATCACAATTCTTGGAGAATTATAATGCAAAACGCCCTACTGATCTCGATTAATAAAATACCACGATATGTAATACCAGTTCATGAATTTGAATTTTGGAGTGCTAATCAAATTTTAGATCATTATTGTGAAAAGTTTGAACTTCCGCGAGAAAGAATGTCTGCTCAATGGGTTGATGCTTTTGATATTACCAATATAGAAAATGGCCAAGCGACACCAATTTCACCAGCAAAAAATGATTGGAGCTGAACAATGACAAAAGTTGAAAATTTTATTGCAGATGCATATTTTTCTGGAATTTGTAAAAACATAACAGCATGTTGGAATATATACGAACGAGAGTGTTCATTTAATGAACAATGCTATCTCAGATTTCAAGCTGCAATAGAGCTTGCGTACATGTTTCATTGCTGCCCTCTTGGTTGGGAAGAAAAGGAAAAAATTCATAATAAAATACTTCCAGCAAGAAAATCTCAAATAAAATTATTGTGTAAGTTTTGGGAATCCACACAAGCTTGTAGCTGGTATTTACTAACTAATAAAGAAAAACTACAAAAAGTTGAAAGTTGTTGGATGTCAGTAAGACGAGCTGCTATAGAGTCTCTACAAGATGAAATACCACTCTGTCAAGCCAACGAAAAATTGTTAGAAGCTGAAAAAATGATTGGTGAAATTTCTTGACAGTATACAAACTAATTGTATAATATAATCACAAGAATTTTTGGTAGGTGATCAAATGCACTATCCTTTTGTTGACCCTCAAACCATGTGTTTTTTTCTTGATGAGCATAATAACTACTTAATTGACGACCCAGATGTATTAGCAAATCCAGAAGACAAAGAATTGCTAAAAACATTTCTACTAAAAAAAGTAGAAGAGTATAGGGCTTATATTGACCGGTTAATAAAACACACTTCTGTGTTAGAAAATTATCTTTTAACAATGGAAAAATGAACAATGAAATCTAAAATCAACCGAGATGAAATTATAGAAAATATTATTGATTCTCTCGTTCCAATTGAATCTTTTTCCAACGATGAAATTAAAACAGCATTTTCCGGCGTTTGCGATATTAGTGATATTCAATTAATCCGCTCAAAAATACTCCCAATTGTATATGGTTTGGGGTTCGATTATTTAGACTTTGATGGAAATAATTGTGATGACGCAGGGGAATCTTGCAATGGGTGGAATGGTTTTAGTAAACGCTGTTGTTGTGGAAACCGCAGAGTTTACTGGGAAAAATCTGGCGATGATTTTGTGCCCACAGCTTGGTAAATCGCTTGACATAACACTCAGATCTTGTATACTTCGTTTGGCGTGGCTAATTACTCAAGCTCGATAAAAGGAATCATGTCTTTTCTTTTTTGTCAAAGGGGATTGCGATGGACGGTAAGTCAGTGATAAAGACCCTGCTGGATGAAGAAGTTTCCGGGCGTGCTATTGAACAGGCTCTGAAGATCCTGAGGGAAGATCACGAAAGAATAAGCGAACGAAAATGCCGCATCGCCTTCAGGGCTGAGGGAACTGACGGGAGCCCGCGAGCGATCATTCATCGCATCATGCGTGTAATCCGACTGATTCACGGCTTTTCGCTGGAAAGATTTCAGGGAGACGTCGGGTGTGCTCTCGCCTGTGCGATTCGCGATGGTGATCTGAAGATCAGTGTCGAAGAGGCCGCTAAATTGGCCAGCGAAACGGTGTGGCCAAACCCCGAAAAGGGTTCACTCGATGAATTGAACAGGGATTCATGGGTTTACGCTGTCGCTAGCCATGCCGAGAGCGTAAACGAACGAGACCGTATTGGATACGGCAAAAGGCTTTGATTTTTAAGGTGTGGCGTGTGCGATACAGATATCAACTGATAGGTGATAAAATGGATAAACTTAAATATTGTAATCATTGCCAAAAATATGGCGGAGAAAATAAGCTTGTCCATGATGATATTTGCAAATGTCATGGAGGACCATATATTTTCAAATGGGATGATGGTGTTGTACGTCAAATTCCGCAAGAACTGAGAAAAATACCAGAATGTCCGTATTGTAGCCAATCAATGGTTGCAATAAAGTACACTGGGTATTATGATTCCTTCTATTATTGGGAATGTAATTGCAAAGAGCTTCCAGAGGCGATTGATCGTATTGGGTCTTATGTTTATTAAGAATGGATATTATTATGGATATGGGAATTCAAATAGAAGATTGTATTAAGGTTTATCTTGATCGTCTTCATCCGAATCAAAATCTACTAATACTAGTGGATTCTTTTGATTTTGATGATGAAATGTGTGGTCAACTGTGTAGAGTAAGCAAAATTGATTTAAGACCATTCCATGGACTATTTGCCGCATACAAAATAGATGAACAAAATATTGGTCCGACACTTACTCTTTTGCACGATGACAAGTGGGGTGTTGGTTCACATGTATATATTTGGCATGATAATCGTTTGATTTTTGGTAGGGATTAAAAATGAAATCAAGCTTTAAATTGATACCAAACACAAAATATCAAAACTTTCCAAAATTAATGATTAGCAGAAAGCTATTAGACGAATCTGATAGTGATAGATTAATTGTTTTATTTACCGCTGAAAACGTTGGCGTTGTTGTTTATTCGGGCAATTATCCTGATTACCCAGTTGGACATCAGTCAACTACTTGGATGACTCTTTGCTTTGAAGATTTTGACGGCGAAGTAAGTCTGAAAAATTCTACTTGACTTTCACAGATCTTTGTGTATAATTGGCTATCTGATTTGATTTTCAATAAAGAAAAGAATGTAGAGGGAATCGATGTCAAAAGATCCAACAAAACCAAATCCAATCCCAACACCTCTGCACAGGGTCAGTGTGTATTCTTTGGGCGAACAAGACATTTGTTACGACACAAACGGCAGATTCGTATGGTGGGAAGATGTCGCCGATATCATCGTCGAAATCTCCGGGCTCATCGCTCGCATCGAGATGGCTCACGAACTGCACGCCGTTTTCACCATCAAAAACTCCAGAGAATTCGCCCAAGTGAAGCATCTGCTATCACAAGTGTTTAAGGAAAAGGATAAAAAATGAGTAAGGGTTGTTGTGTTACAGTCTATATTGGCGATATTGCAAAAGTTTTGTGGCTTGACCATATTCCACGAGTTGGAGAATTTTTGGAATTGAGCGGTTCTGATGCAGAAGATATTTGTGGTAGTAAAATTTACCTAATGCCACAATCTTTTGTTGTTATTGCAGTAAAGCATATTGCTTCTGATAGTGATTGTAAAAGAAGCACAAAACTAATTTTAGAGCCTGTAACAGATTTAGCATGGAGTGCTGAATTAGAACGCTCAAAGCAAGTTCTTTCGCGATATCATAAACTAATCGATGATCAGCTTTTTGCACAAACAGAAAAAATGTTTTATGATATTAAAGATAGAATTGTAAATGACGGAGTTGTAAAACAACAAGCAAAAACAGAATATGGTGCTGATATTTGGTCATTTACATACAGTAGTTTACATGGAGCTAAAACTATTGAGTATTGGGTATATTCATGTGGTGACTGCTGGATAAAAACTTATAATCTTAGGTTATTGTCACATTATGATTACAACCTTAAAAAGGATTCTTACGGATTTGAATTAGGTGATCGCAATACTCTATTTGAATTATATAACGAGGTGATTAATGAAAAACGCTGACTACCGCAAGCATAATGATCGGACACAAAGCAGTAGCACTTATCACAAAAAGGATGGAACATCCGTTCGTAATATTTTGAAGAGAGAGGCTGAAAAGCAGATAAAAGAGGAAACTCAGAAAAAATAGCTATTGACATTGGCTTTGTCTATTGTACAATACGTGAGGGTTGTAGGTTTTTAATCTTTAGGAGTTTTTATGATTTGCTTAAATTTCTTTTATCCATATTTTAATTACAAAACAAACATTATTGATAGTTATTATGGTGACAATCAAGAGCCGCTTGTAAATACTTATCACGGGTTTGGTGAATTGTTTTTTGACAAAGATGATGAAGAGTGTTATGCGTTTTTTTCTAATTGTCTTGTATTTCAGTCTTAGGTAAAAATCATGAAGAAAAATACTAGTCGCTCTCGCGGCAATGTAAAACTTAATGGTTTTTCTTCTGAAAAAAAATTTATTGAATTTGTTGACAAAATGAGAGAAGAAGTTCTTGATGGAAGATGTAGGAACTGCGATAATCATTTTCCAAATGAAGATCTTCAGCTTGGACATATAATTCCGTCATGTATGGGTGGTTTATATGTAAAAGAAAATGTTCGCCCATTGTGTGATAAATGTAACAAAGAAGAGGGCGGAAAAATAAACCCCAAATTTCTTTCATCAATCTATCACTTCTCTTTACTGTTTAATAACCGCGTGATAAAAAGACGAAGCGGAGCCGCTTTCAAATCTGGAAAGATTACCGCCATTATAAATGGTGTGTTTTTTTCAGAGGTTAGTAATTCTTGGTGTTTTTCTACAATTTGTGGATCAACAATTGATTGCAACAAAGTTTTTTTTGTAAAAGATTAATTTAATGAAAGCTGTAATTACATTTGGGCTTCCTAGTGCCGGAAAAACAACCTACCTAAATAATAGATATGGTGATTTACTCACTAATGAAGATACAGGGGTAATAATTATCTCTGCTGATGATATAAAAAAAACTTTGCCTTCGTGGGATGAAAAAGATCCATCTAAATCTCATCAAGAAAGTGTTCGAATAGCAAGAGATGTACTTTTTGAACATGTTGAACGTAAATATCCATATGTAATTTTTGATTCGGGCTCGATTAATACAAAGTATTCTCGAAATATTTTTAAACGTATCAAAGAAAATGGATACGAAATAGAATTAGTGTATCTTGATACACCGATAGATATTTGCCTACAAAGAAATAAATCTAGGGCTTTTAAAGTCCCAGAAGAAAATATACACGAAAAAGAAAAAGAAAAAACAGAGGCTTTTTTGGCTCTAATCCCATATGTAGATTGTATTACATTTATTCGGAATTCGTAAATAACAATTTGTAAAAAGGTGATTTATGACAAACGAAGAATTCGTTCAAAGACTTGCAAAAATTTATTGCGGAATTGATGCTGAAGACCTTAACTTTTCAGAAAAAAAGTTTATGAACATGTTGGTTGATATGGGAGTGATGGAAAAAGAAGTTTTTAATGATAGCGGTGTGACTTATACTGTTTATTACTCATCCTCTCGGCGACGTTCTCGCACAAACTCTACTTGACAGAGGCGATAAGTATGGTAGAATGCTATGTATAATCCAAAAAAGGAGGAGATCATGAATATGAAAGAATATACCGACAAACAGCTCAAATTGGAGAAATTCATAAGTAAGATTTCGTTCCGAACGGCATTACTTTTAGTCGTTATACAAAATTTTTTACTTTGGTTTTTTCTTTGGCTTGGGGCGTTTGACTTTACGACTCGGCGACCAGCGTTAGGGTTAATGGCGATGTTTCTTATGTTATTTGATGTGGTGGTGTTTACTTTAGTGTTTATTTGGATAAAAAACGAACTTCAGAACCCAAAAACTGCTACATTGCGAGCGGCATTGGATAATTGGGAGAAGAATCAAGCTGATGAATATATTTCTTAGAAATTAAGCTTGTCCATGATGAACAAGACTAAAAAAAGTAATTACGCCAATTACTGAAAGGTAAAACCGTGATGTTTCCATTCTTTGGTGGATTAAATGGCGATGGATATGAACCAGACCTATATAACGATGCCTATATACCGGGAGAAGACGGTTGGAGTGGTTACACACAAAAACCAGTTCAATGCAGGGTGTGTAAAAGCATTAGTGTCTACTGGACTCAAGTGTGCGGAATATGGGTTTTATTCGACAAAAACACTGATTTGAAAACACAAAAAGATGCTTGTCATAGTTGTCATAGACGAAGATTTGAAGCGATAAAAAAACAACACTTAAAATCGACACCGGAACTCAGTCGAGAGGGGTTTAAAATGCATCACATAATGAGATCAATACCAATAAATAACAATTTTCCACCTGGAACTCCAGTAGGATTGACTTTATATGCATCTTACGAATCACTAGAGGAAGCCAAACGAGTTTTAGAAAAACTAAATAATCGTTTGGAAGTGCGATACGTCATTGTTTCAAATGTTGGACCGGATGATGAATGGTTTAGCAAGATAGTTAAGAACACAAGGCAGAAATAATATGCGCGACAAAGACGGTAAACCATTAGAAGTTGGGGATTGGGTAGTAATATGGACTTCACAAGATTGGCAAGAAGTTGGAAAAATAATTCAGCAGCTTGATGATGGAAGAATAGTTGTTCTAGCTAATAAAGAATATTATGGAGAACCTGAACTTTGTAGAAGGGTTGTATAGTTTATGCGAGGATTAGAAGATGAAATATATGCAATATCTGATAATATTATATATGACAAAACAAAATCTAATCTTGAATTTATAATTCCACCAAGCGTAAACGTTCTTAAAATTATTAACAATTCTTTATATTTAATTTTTCGCGACACTAGAAAAATGATATTGACAGAGTTTGAGAAGTAGATATAATAGATGATATGCCACTGTGGCGGAATTGGCAGACGCAGGAGACTTAATTTAATTTGAGTGCTAAAAAGGAAACTTTTTATGTAGAACCCCTTAAACTCGGTGAAGGCTTAACAGGTAGTGCTGATGCTAATGCCGAGCCAAGTTATTTGGATATGTTCTTACCTCTATAAGTAGATGTTTGAGCATGGCAGTTTGGGCATAATAATGTTAAATTATCTAAATTATTATTATAGTGATTTCCATCTTTATGCTCAAGCTCTAAAGGAATTGGTTTATTGTTCCATAAAACATTTTGGCAACAAGAGCATTTATGCTCAAAATATTCTTCTCTAATGAGTCGTTGACGAAGTTTATGAGAAGTTATTTTATGTTTATTGGAAAGGTATTCTTCAATTGGTCTTTTTGGGCCGAAATTTTTACCTTTACTATGACCCATTCCTTTAAAATGAGAAGTGTCTATATTCAAATTTTTGATATAGCTTTTTATTACACTATAGTTTCCACCATGTGCGGAAACATTAAGTTTAATTAAAACTTCTCTAATAGAAATAGATGATTGAACGGCTTCAATTAGTTGTTCTTTTGTGTATTTTCTAAATTTCATAAAAAATCCAAATAAAAGGTGTAGAGACTTGACAGGGGGTGCCTAAATTAGTATAATACTAACATGGCAAAGACAAAGTCCAGACCACAAATAGGTTTGCTATATTATATACACCTAGCAATTAAAATTGTAGTGGTAAGAAAATCTCCTATACCGAAAGGTGTGTGTGGGTTCGAGTCCCACCAGTGGTACTTTAAAGGATAAAAAAAAATGATAATCATTGGCGATGTACACGGAAAACATTCTGATTACTTGTCAATTATTAAAGACGCCGATTACTCAATTCAAGTCGGTGATTTTGGATTTAACTATTCATGCTTAAATTCTGTTGACAAATCCAAGCACAAAATTATCCCAGGTAATCATGACAATTATGATGAACTAAATAATTGGGGGCATTTTTTGCATCCTTATGGCCAGTACAACTTAAATAATTTTAACTTTTTTTATGTTGCTGGAGAGCATTCAATCGATTGGCCGCGAAGAACAGAAGGTGTAAATTGGTGGAGATGCGAAGAGCTTTCGTATCATCTTTGCGAACGAGCTTTAAAAAGCTACAAAGAGAGTCGTCCACGAGTTATGATAACCCACGGATGCCCAAATGAAGTCAAAGACATATTAACTAATGGTAATTCATTGCAGTCAAGAACATCTCAACTTTTTAGTAGAATGCTAGAAGTTCATGTTCCAGATTTATGGGTTTTCGGTCATTACCATGTGAGTTTTGATCAAAATGTTAATGGATGCCGTTTTGTTTGTTTAAACGAACTAGAAGTATTTAATGTATGACACTTACAACTGAACAACAAGCTTGCAACTATCAAACCATGCTACATATTAGTCGAGTCAAAAATTTACTTGATAATGTTGTAGTAAAACTCTTAGAACGTGGAAGAGACCACGACGCTAGCAAACTAGAATCTCCGGAAGTGGAACTATTTACAGAATGGTCTCCAAAACTTAAGACTTTGAAATATGGATCAAAAGAATATGAAGAATGTAGACAAAACCTCGGACCAGCACTAGAACATCACTATTCTCGAAATAGGCACCACCCAGAGTTCCATAAGGACGGAGTCGATGATATGACTCTATTGGACTTATTGGAGATGCTGGTAGACTGGAAGGCTAGTAGCGAACGTCAGAACGACGGTAATATTAGAAAGTCTATTGAAATAAACACAAAAAGATTTGGATTGTCTTCACAACTTGTTAGAATTCTTGAAAACACAGTCGGAGAATTGTTTTAATGAATATTTTTTATCCCGAAAAAGGGCAATGGTATTTTCGTGATGATGCTCTTGTTGGATCTACCGCAAGAGAAAATGCGGTTTTTATTATTGACGCAGATGAGTTTCGAATATACTATACAACGTCAGAAAGTCATGAAGGAATGTCTGACAGAAAAAAAATTTATAGTATTCTAAAAAATAGATGGTATGAAGAGTTTGCTAATTATCATCACGAACGAGACTGCAATGGGTGGGATTGGAGGCTTGAAAAACAATTTGAAATGAATATTTTATGGTAAAATGTTATCGTAATCTTCATAAGAATTGTATATCAATCCAAGAAAAAGGTCTAGTTATTGCTAGATCACAAATTGTTGTGCTTAAAGATTTTAAAACTTCCGTCTACCAAAGTGGAAGACGAAGAGTTCTTTCAACTAAAAGGAAGAATGTTCACTCTTTCTAAAGGTGTTAAATATGAAGACTAGTTATGGTTTTTATTCAAGAATGGCTGAATCTGATGGTTGTCCGGTTTTCATCTATGAAGATGAGCAAGGTACTAAGCGGGAAATTACTATTATTTCATCTCATTCTGATGGTAGAGATTATCCTTGGCCAGATAAAGTCTTTGTCTGCAAACCCGTAAAATTTGTTAAGCATAAATCTTTTGCTCCTCCAATTTATTAAGGAAGTAAAATGAATTTCATATTTATTGCATGTTTTTATTTTATTTTTGGCTATTTTATTGGCTATACATTTAATAAACCTTGAAATCCGAAAAATCCGCTTGACAGAAGACAGATAGTATATACAATACGCCTATCAGTTTTTCACTTCACTAGGAGATTGGAAATGCGTACAGATCTTGAAAATGGTGTTGAGGTAGTTGGTAGTGCCGAACAAAAACCGTTCTCTCTGGAGTTGAATGCTCATGCATTCTTAACATTGACATCTAAGATTTATCAAAATAAAGCTCGTGCTGTAGTTCGAGAGCTTTCTTGCAACGCATATGATGCGCATGTTGATGCAGGCGTATCAAAACCATTCTTCGTTCATTTGCCAACTCAGTTTGAGAACTGGTTTTCGATTAGAGATTACGGCAAAGGTCTATCTCAAGAAGATATGGAGGCTATTTATACTACGTTTTTCAAGTCAACTAAAGGAAGTAGCAACAGTTTTGTTGGTGCTTTTGGTCTTGGTTGCAAATCTCCGTTTTCAATCTCTGATAATTTCACTGTTATCAGTTATCACGGAGGAATGAAGTCCACTTATGCCTGTTTTATTGATGATTCTCGCATTCCAAAAATTTCGCTTGTTTCACAAAACCCTTCTGATGAAACAGGTCTTGAAGTCATCATCGATAATAATAACTTAAAATGCAGCAAATATGAACTTGAAGCTGAATGCACTAATGTTTTTACATTTTTTGATTCACTTCCCGAGTTTAATATTCAGAGAGTGCATGATTCTATTATCAAACAAAAAGAATTGTGGACTAAAATTAATGACGAGCTTTCTATGAAAATGAATAAGGATTCTTATTCAAGAAAGGCTCTTGCCGTTATGGGGAATGTTGCATATGAAATTCCTTATGATTATTGGCCTCACAATACTTGCATTGCAGTAAAATTCAACATTGGCGATTTGTCTGTAAATCCCGGTATAGAAACTCTCTCGCTTGATGAAAAGACAAAAAAAGCTCTAAGTGAAAAAATTGCAAGTATTTTAATTTGCGTTTATGACGCTTATATTCAGAAAATTGAATCCAATCCAACTAAATGGAAAAAATATTGTGAGTTTCATAATACTTATGCCGACGTAAAATCACTTTTTACTAGTGATCAGAAGGAGCATCTTGAGAAAGAATATAAGATCCCAAATACTAAAAATCCAATGAAGGTGTTTTCTCTTTCTAGGAAGAGTGTACAACAAAATTTTGTTCACTACGTGGATGCCAACTCAACCTTTTATATAGACAAAAAAGGCTGCACAAGTCGAATTAAATTCGCTCGTAAAGTTTCTCAGAAAAATATTGTTGTTCTCACCGATGATCAAGTCAAAGAAATCAATATTGACGCTGACTTGGTTAACGATCCAATGATAATTATTTTGCCACAAAAAGTTTATTCTACAAGCACAACTGGAGAAAAATTCGATGGTTACTTTTTAAGTGATAGTGGCGAGTGGATCAAAACAACAATAGAAAATAATGGAGAACAAAAAATTTATGTAAAAATAAACCGAATGAAAGTGGTAGACTATACAGATGATTTTTGTTTTAACGTATTACAATATGCTAAATCTAATGGTTTTGATATTCGTATATACGGTATTAACAATTCATTTGTTGATTCTAACAAATTCACAAAAGGAAATTGGATTACTATAGAAGATTGGGTTAAAAATAATTTGAAGCTTACTGGTTTATATTGTTACTCTGGTTTAGAGTATTCTTTCAGAAAATGGTTAGAACAATTTGGTCATAAAACATCAAAATTGTCTGAAATGAGGTCTAAATTGTTAGAAAGTAATTATGACGCGATACAAATCGCTAGACAGCTTAAAATTGGTCAAATTGTTGATTTGTCATACGATTTCAAAGTCTTGAAAAGACAATATCCAATTCTTAATCATATTCATTTTTCTACAGATCCAGAACCAGAATTGATTGAGTCAATTCTCAAATAAATTAGTTGACAATGCTCGCTCAATTGGTATAATACTCAAACACCCAACGAAAGGAACTAAAATGCTAACTTATATCAAGTCAAAAAATTCTTACACTGTTTATGTAGGACCTCGATATTGTGTATTTGACAATACACACGAAAAATATACTGATCTTATTTCTGCTCTACAAGCCGAAGATGTTGATCGATTTCTTGAAGTGTTTGACAAGAAAGTATCTGTTCTTCTTGAATGGAGTAGTGGTAATTTCCAAATCAGTAATGGCGTATTGAAATATGGAAATATCACTCTTGATGATGAGCTTTATCAGCGAGTTGAATCAATGATTAGTAATGGGTTCAATGTTGCCCCAATGCTAGCATTCATTGAAAGATTGTACAAAAATCCATCCGCAAAATCTGTTAAAGCTCTGTATAACTTCTTGGCTAATAAAGGTCTTCCACTAACACCCGATGGATATTTTATTGCTCATAAAGGAGTAGTAAAATCAGATAAAAACTTTACTGATATTTTTGGTAGACAAGTTGTTGTAGGAGACTATGTTGACAAATACAGTCGAACAATTCGCAATAACGTTGGGGATGAAAATATCTTCCCTAGAAACCAAGTCGATGATAATAATGATAATGCTTGTTCGTTTGGTTTGCACGTCGGGACTCACTCATATGCTACCAATTGGGCTGATCATGTTATTACGGTGAAAGTTGATCCGGCAGACGCTGTTGCCGTACCAAACTGCGAACATGAAAAACTACGAACTTGCCGATATGTAGTTGTTGAAACTCTTGAAAAGTTTGATTCCGATGTTGTCAATTCTTAGGAGATGATTATGTACAGCACTTCAGATTATTTCGTTGAGCCTCTTTGGTGGGAAATTCATGACGAATATATTCCTTTTCGAGGTCGATCAGATTTTCAGTGGGAATTTCTTCAAGAATAGATTTGACTAAGCGAGTTTGTTGTTGTACAATTGACTCGCCCGTTATACGAAGATGAACTAAGCGGGTAGCGTTTGTTACCCGCTTTTTTAGGAGTTAGCCATGAATATTTTTGTGCTTGATAGCGACCCAGTCACCGCTGCTCAAAATCATTGTGACAAGCATTGCGTTAAAATGGTCACAGAACTATATCAGCAATTAGGGTCTGCTCTTCGTCGTCATGGTGCTAGAGACAGTCAAATGCCTTTTACAAAGTCTGGCTCGCCACTTCTTGGCGGTTATCACAACCACCCATGTACTCGGTGGTGCGGCGATAGTAGAGCAAATTTTGAATGGGCTTGCATTCATGCAATCGCTCTTGCAGAAGAATACACTTTCAGATACAATAAAAAACATTTTTGTGAGTCCGGAATTTTGCAAATGTCAAATATGCTAAACTATATTCCTATTGGAAAATTAACAGATTTTGCTCAAGCAATGCCGGATGAATATCGTAATCAAGATGCTGTTACTGCCTATCGTAATTACTACATCTTTGATAAGATGAAAAATATTAAGTGTGAATGGAAAAAAGGTAGAACCAAACCTCTTTGGCTAGAAGGATAAATCATGTACGTTTTGTTTTGTGAATCTGAACCTTGTCCAAGACAACTATTTTTCCCTACTTATGAGGAGGCTTTTGAAGCTGGTACAAAAGTAATTGCGGGTGGAGAAAAAGCTTTGCTATATAAGCTTGAAGAACTTCCGATTGGAAAACAACCAGTTTCTGGAGTTAATGATTATGAGAGATTTTTAGTTCCAGAAGATAGAGAAAATTTTGTTTGTGATTGTCGTAACTATTTTTACGTTTTTTACAACTAAAGGAAAAACAATGAGCTGGATTAAACTCGGTGAAAGACTTGACGAAGAAGTAAAAAGAAAAGAAAGAGTTAAATACAGACAAATGTTCGGTGTTGGAAATCATGTTCCAGTAGTAGAAGCTGATGTTGACAAACCTACGTTAACTGGTAGAATTGGTGGCTGGAGAACAAAAGGTGGTACACCAATCCAATACCCGTCAGCCTACTCAAAGAAAGGCTGGGGAAACATGATGTATTTTGCTAGCACTCTTCAAATTCTCATTCCAAGGAAAACAAATGCAAGAACTAATTAGTAGTGAAAGATTTGGAAAACTCGTAAGGTATGCAGTAAAAAGATTTAATATGAGACTGCCAATCCCTTTTGAAGATTTTCAGCAAGAAGTAGCCTTGTATTTGCTGAAGCATCCATACACAGGATCAAACGTTAAAGATACAACCATCATTGTTAAGGCAACAAGATGGACATATAAAAGATTGATTGAAAGTTTGATGAGGAAAAAACGAAATTCTGGAAAGAGTTTTTCTCCTTTAGTTGATAATATTTCCTACTCAAACAAAGACTTTCTCAGCATGGAAGACGCTGAAGAATTAAATGCTAGACTCTCATTAATAACCAAAAAACAGAGGGAAATTATTCAAATGATGCTTGACGGAGAGGATGTGAATGGTATAATTGCGAAGCTTGGATGTGCTAAGCAAAACGTTCACTCTATCAAAGACAGAGCCATCAAAAAGATAAACGAAGAAAGACAGTCATGCTAAAATATATCTCGGTATTAATTATTGGTTTAGTATCAATCTATGATATATACTTAACAATAATTTTTGCCGAATATATACACTATCTTGAACAGAGCTTAATTAGTAGATACATCATTTCACGATTTGATGTGAATGTGTTTATCTTTACAAAATCCATTTCAACATTAATGACATGTCTTTTTTGCTGTTATCTACTAAACACTAAGTACAAGATTTGTGTTTATGCTGTAATGGTTTTTCAAATTGGTTTATTTTTTTATCTCACTTATTCAACTCCGACTCAATGTAATTCTAAAGAAACAATAACTCCTTTTACAGAATTTATCAATCTTATTAATGGAGGTTAATATGGCTCTTGTTCTTCGCAAATGTAAATCTGATGGTTCCTCTCGTAATGATTTTTTTTATGGTCAAGCCGGCGACACTGTCACTTGTCCAGACTGGGATCCTGAAGCGGTATGCGGTGGAGGACTTCATGGTCTTAAAAACGGTAATGGTAATTGGGACCTGCTCGATGGGGATGATTGGTTGGTTATTGATGTCGATGAGGCGGATTTAGTTGATATTGATGATCGTAAATGCAAATTCCGTACAGGCAAAATTATTTACCGTGGCAGCTCTGATGGCTTGCATAAATTTGCAAATGTAATGGCTACTGACTCAAGTTCGGCTTATGATTGGGCTATTAACATTGGAGACAAGGAAATAATGCGAGATCGAGTGAATGACTATGATGCTTATATGTGGTCTGTTAATATTGGCGATAAAGAAATTATGGTTCATAAATTTACTGGAAACTCTGCCACTTTATGGGCTTGGCGTCATCCATATGATAGACATATTGTAATTGATAAAGTCGATGAGGAATCGGCTTATAAATGGGCTTGTTATATCGGAGATCGAGAAATTATGCGAGATCGAGTTACTAACTACTGGGCTTATTGCTGGGCTATTGATATTGGAGATGAAGAACTTATGCGAAGCAAGATTTCTGATCCTAGTGTTATTATTCATTGGAATTATGCTTTTCCTAACTTAGCTATTACTTAATTTTAAAGGATTTTATATGCCAGTTGCAGGTCCAGATTTACCCGATAAAGACGTGGTTAATTCCGCTTATAAGCGAGTGCATGATTATTTAGCAAATGTACACGGAATTCAACGCGATAAAATTAATCCGTATGTAAATACACAAGAAGAAAGAGAAAAAAGAAACAAAGCGTTGTATGATGCTATTTATAACTTGTTTGAACTAGAAGAATGGGAGTCTTTTTAGATGATCTACTACATTTTTCTTTCATTTTTACTTTTGGCTTTAGTTGATTGGAAATTTTTTGGACTTCACTCTTGCATTTGGTATGAACTGAATGTAAGATTCAACCAAAGCCCACGATTTGACTTGGTTAGGAGGGCTCGTCGTGGGCTCTCTATAAGAGATAGAGAGATTTGATTTTTGCCACCATATCTCAATTGGTAGAGAACCTGTCTTGTAAACAGGGGGTTGCAGGTTCGAGTCCTGCTGGTGGCTGTTTTTTTTTTTTTTTTTACTTCTTATTAGGATAAGATTATGTCATTAGATGTTGAATTTCAAGATAAATGTGAGTCAAAAACATTCATTACCGTTGATTTTGAATCAGTTCAAGACTTAATTGATAAATATTTTAAAAACGAAAGACATGAAGATGGATACGAAATTCCATCTTCTGAGGATAAAGATAATGGGGACTCTTGGGAGTTGACGGTAAAACCAGAAGATTTTTCAAGTTATTGTAAGTCTAAACTTGATGAAATTGAAAATGGAGAATGGCCAATCTGTTTCACAGAGGATATGCTGAATCATCTTTGCTTTAAGGGGATAATCAAAGAAGGTAAATATCTAATTGATATTTGGTGGTGATTATGGGATACATTGAATACACTGAACGACTAGCAACATCTTTTCATAATATTATGAAAGACCCTGAAAATCGTGGGCCAAATTTTGATTTCTATACTTTTGATATAGAGTTGTTTTGTCAGAATTTCTATATAGATAGAGAACTAAGCGAATCAGAAATTTTAGCATTAAGAACTCATGCTAGAAAAGTTTGGGATTCACTAAATTCTCAATATCACAAAAATCATGCATTGCTAGAAGAGATTGATAACTATGTGTAAAATAAGTATTCTACCTTGGGAGACTAGACCAAGAGATGGCAAATTCTTTATTTGTGTAAACAAACAAAAAGAGTTGAGAATACTTAATGAGCCTCCTAATTGTGCGTTAGGAATATGGAAAAAACACAAGAAAGATTGGCGTGGAAACTGGGTAAACTTTGAAGGAATTGGCTGGGCAAAATTGCCAAGTATAGGAATAGAAAAATGAAAGTTTTTAGTTCTTTTGGTAGGAAAGATTCTCCAGCTTTAGTTACAACAACAGATAATGTAAAATGTCATTATTGCTGTTGTGATGAAGATGATAGATCACCAAACATCAAAAAAGGTACTCAGTGTATAAAATTTATTTTCAATGCTGGTCCAACTGGATCTGCTTATGTTTGTATGAAAAACGCAAAACAAATCTGTGATGAATTAATGAAGCTAGTTTAGAATATTGACAGCTATAAATAGAAAAAATATATGGTTTATTACATTTACTGTAAAAGTAATTACAAAATCTATCAACAAGACTTTAATTCAGAAGACTGGTCTGGTTTTAACCATGACGCATATACTGATCATGAGTTTTCTATTTCAAATAAAAATAAGAACTTGCTTAATTTAACAAGTAGTTATGAAACAAACATAGACAATCCATATTTTGTAGCCGTAATATTTTCTGATGGTGGCACATTTGGCAGAACTGATGGAAATGTTCAAGTTCTTCCACCAATGAGTAAGAACGATGCCGAATTAATCAAATCAATACTACAAAATAAAAATCAATTACATTATCAAGATGAAGAATTTGTTCAATGCGAACAAATAATCAAAAAATATGATAAGCATAAATACATTGAGTTTTGTGGTTATTTTGCAGAAATTCAAAATGTTATTATTTTAGCTAGTTCACTATACATATTAATGGAGTTATAAGTGATTATCAAAAAATTATTTAAAACTGAACAAGAATTCCTAGATTTTGCTTGGTCTTGGATCAGTTTTGACTGTAATATTTGGAACAAGGAAGATCTTCCATTACTAGAGCCATTTTTTAACGCAGCAAAAAATGGACATAAAAACATTGAATGGACTGAAGAGGTTAAGTCATCTTTTGATCACTATATGAAATGTAGAGATGATTATGCAGATCAAAAGATAGAGATTAAAAATGCTTTAGCTAATATTGGAACAAATCATTTGTATGATTTCTTTTTCGTTGAAGATTTAGATGATGAATTAAGCAGTAGAGAATTGTTAAAAATTAACTCTTATGACAAGCCTCTAATGAAATTCCCTCTTGTTTTTGTTGGGTGGGTTGATTCCACTTCTGATCGATCAGGGCGTGGCGGAGTTTGCTTCTCAGAATATGTTTGTTTGGATGATTTTAAATGAGATATACTTCAAATATTGAAGAAGCTGCTGACTTATTGGGTGATGGAGAATCTGTCACACTCAGTAAAGGGAATTATGTACTCACAGAAGAACTAAAACTAGTATCTAATGGTCAAAAGTTTTTAGGTTCTAACTCTGTAATTGAATCACGAGTTGGAGCTGCTATATCAACACCAACTAACTCAGTTCTTAAAAATATTGAGATTTCGGATTTGACATTAAAAAAAGATATTAATACTCAGAGTATTGGTATTTTAATTAATGGTATTTGGCATAGCACATTATCTAATTTAGTTTTAGACGGTTTTGATTGCGGACTTTCGATTTTAGCAAAAGTAAATCAATCAACGTATTATTCTATATTTAAAAATGTTAAGTGCTCATTCTCAAAATATGGATTTTTTTTCATAACAGTTGATATTGACAAAGAGCCACCACGTATAAATAATAACACCTTTGAGCAGTGTATTGCTAATTTTAATCAGACTGGATTTTATGTTAACGGCTCAGTCGCATGTAATTTTATTTCATGTGGAGCTGAAAAAAACGAATTAAATGGTTTTGAAATTAAACAATGCACCGCGACTATGTTAAATAGTGGATATTTTGAGTCGAATAAATGTGATATATTTTTGGGTGAATCATGTATTAATACTAGTATACTTAACACTAGATTATTCAGTAAAAAAAGGATTGATGGACCAAGTCTAGGATCTAACGGCGACAATTATATGATAGCTGCGGCTGAATACGAAAGGTCGTCAAAAAACAACTATAATAATTGGATGCAAAGATCTCATATTAATGATCTAAGTTGTCAAGTATTGTCTTTCGATGACGTGACGCTTTCGAGAAATTCACAAAATACACTTGCATTAGGGCCAAACGATGATATACTTCTCTCTGGCAACTGGCGAGGAGGAAGATTAAGATTAAAGGATAGATATCTTTGGGTTGATGCTAATGGAAATCTTCGGTCAAAAAATGGCCAACCTAAAAACGATCTTGATGGAAAAATATTATGAAAAATAAGTCAGAATCAATGCCGTATTCAATACCAATAGCATGTTTTTTGATTATGTTTACTGCTAAAATATTTGGGTTTACAGATATTTCTTATTGGATTGTATTTTTGCCTCTGTATTTTGATTTCGCCTTGCTCTTATTTTTATTAATAGCTTACTTATTTGTTGTGTTTTTTGTGTTAGTGTTTTCCTCGTTTGTTTGGTTTTTTGGATTAATGTTTTCATCGATAAAGAATTTTTTAAGGAAAAAATAAATGTTTTTAGTTAATGGTTATGTAGTAACTCCAACAGTTTTTCCAGATGGAACATCTCAAATTTGGCATTTGAGCGATGATATCCTCAAGTCAACGCAAAGAAAAGTAATATTAAACGGAGGGTTTTATAATACTTATCAAACAATTGAGGCTTCAAAAGTTAATGTTGATTGGTTGTTTGAATCTGAAGCTGAAGTTTTTCAACTTTTTCAGCTAATAGATCTTATTCAATCAATTGAAAAATCAGAGATACATTTATCTGTTCCCTATTTTCCATATGCTAGACAAGATAAGAGCGTTTCAAATGATAGTTGCTTTGCTTTAAAAACATTGTGCGATGTTTTAAATAATAAAATTTCCTCTTTAAAAACTTTTGATGTGCATAACTTTAAAGCTCTTTCGGGTCTTATTGATACATCAAGAGTAACACTTAAAGATGAACTACCGCTAGGAACAATTAACCATATCATTGAACAAGAAAAGATTGATATTGTTATTTATCCAGATAAAGGAGCAATGGATAGATACAAAACTCTTTTAAAAATAAGAAACGAGCAGTTCGCTAAACAAGTTGAAAGCTTGCACTTCTCAAAAGTTAGAGATCAATCTACTGGTAATATTCTAGGGATAGAGCCGGTTGATGAAGTTTCAACTAAAGGGAAAAACATTCTTGTAGTTGATGACATTTGCGATGGTGGACGTACATTCATCGAAGTGGCTAAAAAACTTGATAATTTTAAATCTCTTCATCTCTATGTTTCCCATGGAATTTTCTCGAAAGGTGTTGACATAGTCTTAGACTCCGGGTATAATTCAATCTACTGCTGGAACAATTTGCGTACCAAACAATTCTGTTTTCTTTCAAGGATTTCAAAATGAAAAACTTCCCATTGTTTATCTCTGACTTTTACAAGCAATCCCACCCAGATCAATATCCACCAGGAACTGAGTTTGTATACTCAAATACCACGCCACGATCTTCGAGGTTGAGCGGCGTTAACGAGGTTGTTGTTTTCGGTCTTCAATATCTAGTGAAAGAATACCTCGTAGATAGATTTGACAAAGAGTTTTTCAGTCAACCAAAAGAAGTTGTTGTAAACAAGTTTTTGCGGATGATGGACAATACTCTTGGTAAAGGATCAGTGAATGCTGAAAGGATTGCCGCACTGCACGATCTCCAGTATTTGCCGTTGTCAATCAAGGCTTTGCCAGAAGGAACTCTCTGCCCAGTAGGTGTTCCATTCATGACAATTGTCAACACAAAACCAGAGTTTTACTGGTTGACAAATTTTGTTGAAACACTAACTCAAACTGTAATTTGGCAGGCAATTACATCTGCAACTATTGCTCATGAGTACAGAAAGGTTCTTGACTCCTACGCGAATAAGACTTCTGATAATCCGGCGTTTGTGGATTGGCAAGGTCATGATTTCTCAATGAGGGGCATGTCTTCTGTAGAAAGTGGTTCTGTCTCTGGTGCTGGTCATTTGCTCTCATTTTCTGGGACTGACACTATCACAGCAATTGAATTTCTTGAAGAATATTATAAAGCTGATGTTGAGAATGAGCTTGTTGGGGCGAGCGTCCCAGCCACAGAACACGCAGTCTGTTGTGCCCATGGATCTTTGCATAACCCAAAAGAAATAGTAGAAGTTTATAATGAAAAAACTAATGAATGGGAGTTTTCTAAATTCGTTTTCTAGTAAGATTATCTTTCTTCCATAGTGGCCTTTGATTGGTATAATGAAAACATTTTTTTTGATTTTCAAAATCTGTTAAATCAAATCTAAAGCATTCAACTATATGATCAATGTGCCATTCTCCATAGTTATCCCAAGACATTCCTTCTAAAAACTGAGATTCTATATGTTTTTTGAATTCTTCGGCGTTGCAACCTATTAAGTTAAAAGTTTTATCTGATTTTTGACCCCTAACTAAATGGTTGATTCTTCTTCTTAGGTTTCTTTTAATTTTAAATATAGGATCATTTTTATGCAATTTTTCCCAATCACGTTTTTGTATTTTTATCTTATCCGCGTTCTTTTTTCTATAAATTTTATCATACTCCACTTTTCTAACTTTAGTAGATTGTGATATTTTTCTAAGTTTATATTTTTCACAAGTATGATAATACAATTTACGTTTTGTTTTGTACTCTTCTGTTGAGCACGATTTATTAACGCATTGTTTGCAAGTATAATGATATCCATCTTTACATCGTTTATTTTTACAAAACGATTCTAATGGTTTTAATTCTTTGCAATGTCCACATTTCTTCATTTTATTCTCCATTGTTCCGAAAGTGCTGTTATATATGAATACACCAATCACAAGAACTAGATCAGTAACTAAACAAGATATTGAAAAATATCAATCACAAATTCTGTCTTATAATGAAAGAGGCATGTTTCTACGTTTAATTCAAGATGTTTATCCAGAAGGAATTGTATCAATTGTAAGTGATACATGGGATTTTTGGTCTGTAATTGACAATCTTCTTCCTTCGATTAAAGATCAAATCATGAATCGAAATGGGAAGGTTGTTATCCGACCTGACAGCGGAGACCCAGTTAAAATCTTGACTGGTTACACATTTGATAGTTGTGGGTTGACAACTAAAAAGCTCTTAAAGAAGTTGGATAGTGCATCGTATGTTATGAAGGCATTTGATGGTGTTGAGTGCTTGCTCACAATAGACGGTGACTATGTAACACCAGAAGGTAAAATCGTCTCACAATCAGAAGTTGAAGGTGCTGTAGAAAGACTTTATGATGTTTTTGGTGGTACACAGAATTCTAAGGGTTATATTGAACTAGATTCTCATATTGGTCTGATTTACGGAGACAGTATAACTCTTGATCGTTGTAAGAGAATTTGCGAGCGATTGGAAGCTAAAGGTTTTGCATCAACTAATGTTGTATTCGGCGTTGGAAGCTATACTTACCAGTACAATACTCGTGATACATTCAGTATTGCGTGTAAGGCGACTTGGGTGCAGATCAATGGCGAAGCAAAACCAATCTGGAAAGACCCAAAAACTGATAACGGAACTAAAAAATCTGCAAAAGGACTATTGTCAGTAGTAAGGAATGATGGTAAACTATCTCTAGTGAACAACTGCACTCCAGAACAAGAGTCTCAAGGCGAACTTGTTGAAATCTTTAGAGATTCTAATATTCTGAAGGAGTATTCATTACAAGAAGTTCGTAGCAAACTCAATCATTAATAAGGATTTATATGTTTTCAATAGAGCCTGTAGGTAGTAGAGAAGCTAATGCGGTGTATTCTCAATCATTGAAAAATGGTTTTCTCGCCGAGTTTCGCAAGGAGCCGAAGCCAAATACAATAGCTGTCGGTTCTGTTGACTACTGCCTACAGGTTCTACCAAAACCACGAGAAATAATTAATTTTTATCCATCTTTTCTCAAAGACTTCTTAGGAAGAGATATAACATTAAGAACAAAAAATGAAATAAAACCAGGATTATTTGTTAAGTCAGCTACATCTTTCAAAAAATTTGAACCTTTTGTGGTTTCTGACTTGACAGTGCTAAAAGATGATGTATACTGGTGCTCAGAAGTTGTGAACTTCGTAAACGAGTGGAGGTACTACATTGCTAATGGAAAACAAATAACATCTGGCTGGTATTTAGGCGGCGATGATGATGAAGTTTATATAGATTCTGATGGTCCAAAACTAAATATAAATTGGCCAGATAAATTTTGTGGTGCTGTTGATTTTGGTTTAACAGATGATGGTCGTCTACTTTTAGTAGAATCTCATCCGCCATTTGCTTGTGGATGGTATGGTGTAAACAATGCTGATTATGTAGAATGGTTAATCACTTCTTGGAAAACTAATTCTTGGATAAATTTATGAACGCTCTAATAGTTTTTATTTGTTTGGTATTAACTGCGATATGTGCTATGTTTATTCATGTTTATTTTTTGATTTCAGAATTGAAAGAATCTCACAGAAGACATGCTCATGATTTTTATGAATTGTCAAGATATATGGAAAGTACATGGAATAATTTAACATTTGATTGGACTCTTAGAAAGTGCATTTATACACAATTAGATTCATTAAAAAATTATGTGGATAGTAATCGCGAATATTCAGAATTTACTCGAATTGACCTAGAAACTATCAAAGAAAAAGTTCGATTAATAGAAAGAGATGTATGGCGAATGCAAGATGCTCAAAAAGAAAAGCTTATGCATAAAGGAGTCATTATGCGAAATTGAATGAAATTCTGGAAGATTAATGGAAGGAGTCCGGCTGGACGAGGAGACCGACTTGAAATCGGTTGGGCGGTAAAACGTCTTAGGGGTTCGAGTCCCCTTCCTTCCGCTCTACCTGTCTGACGTTGGTTTCAGGATCTGCTTGTGACGCGGATTTACGCGAGTTCAATTCTCGTCAGGTAGCCTTGGCTTGTTGGTGCAATGGTAGCACACCCGTCTGTCGAACAGGAGGAACGAGTTCAATTCTCGTACAAGCCGTTTTTGATTTATTAAACATCTAATGTCTCTCTGTTCCTCTGATTCTGGACCAACAAAAGTTTTTGATGATCACAACAGCTTTTTACCAGAATAAAGAATATCGACACTCCGGAAATTAGATGAATAGATTCCTAGATTTTCCCGCAAAGAAAGCGTCTAGGATGATCTAGTGCAATGCGAGATAGCACTAGCCAGAACGGGAGCATAGCGAACGCGGTCATGCTCAGAAACTCGCACAAGCAGTATTGGTGTAATGGTAGCACGGCTGTCTTCCAAACAGCGGGCATCAGTTCGATTCTGATATACTGCAATAACAGTTGACATATCTTTAGACTTCTAGTATAATACCTAAAACTAAACACGAGAGGTTGTAGTTGAGTATGTTTAACGAAAGCTTGAAAGAAGTTACAACTGAAAATATTTTAAAATTAGAATCTCTACAAATAGAGAGAAATAAAAATGGTCGCGGTTGTGGTCTTTATTATATTCTATTTATGAACGCCAACAAAATCACTTGTGAAATTGGCGTTTTCTTGGGACGAGAAGATGGATGGCATAATATAGAAACATCAAAAATATTTGATCCTTTTGAATATGATTTCTATATAATCATGAATGAATTACAGCAGTCGGCTCCATAGCCCAATTGGCAGAGGCGCATGTCTTAGGAACATGATGTTCTCGGTTCGACTCCGAGTGGAGCCATTTTTTAAGAAAGGTTATTATATGAAAATAGGATCTTGGGTACTTTTTACTGTTAGTGATAACAGATCTTTTGGAAAAATAGTAGATATTAGAGTTAGATCTTCATTTAACAATTCAGATAGTGTTGACAACATTACTGTTATCACAGAAGATTTTGAAACTGAAATAATTTATCCTGATGAAATACTTGAAGAAGTAGAAGAAGAAAATGTTTATCAATATTTGTCAAGTAAATTTTCTACTAAAAGTAGTAAGGCTATTTAATAATTATGTCTGAAATAATACAAACAGCACAAGACATTCCATTAAGCCTATATTTATATGTCTGTGATAAACATATATATGACACTCAATTAACAATACATTATATTCGCTCTCTTATATGCGCAAAAAATTTCGATAGTTTGCGAAAACAAGTCAGTAAAGAAGTTTGTGATAAAATGCTTTTTGACTACGCAGTGCGGATTGATTTAAATTATGTACAAACAGCAATTAAAACAAGATTAAATGTGAGGTAGTTTAAATCGATAAAGCATTTTATTTATTCTAAATATGACAAACAAAATTTGATTGGAGCGATGAAAAATGAAAGTTCGCCAAATGTATTGGGCTTATGATCAAAAAATAACTAAACGGGCTCTTATTAAGTGGTTGTTTTGGGAATATTATAATGATATTGAAGTGTTTAAATATAAAACATTCAACGATTTACAACAAGCTGTTGATGATTTCATAAAGAAAAATAATATAATTAATTACGAATTCACTGCGAGAATAGCAGGATATCATGATGAGTACGGACATTATAATGAAAGACGTGGCGGAATAAAGCTTGTTTATTCAGTAGAAGAAGAAAATAAAGAAAAAACACTTGACAATCGCCAAATAGACTATACAATATAATACGGGCGGACATGTTCCAAGGGTGGCGAGAAGCATTTGCAATGCATCTGTGGTGGGTTCAATTCCTATTCTGTCCATTAAAAAGGGCCGACAGAGCTGGTGTCTATAAGAATTTTAATCCGGATTTTAAATTCTTGTGTTGGTAGGTTCGATTCCTACTCGGTCCATTGTCGCTAACAGCATAAAAATAACTTTTTTTTGGTAAAAGATTAAAACGCGACATGTAACTTTTAAGGATCTCTTATGAAAAATACTTATAAAAACCATGTATTTGTTTGCTTGGACGTATCAAGCTCAATGGCTCCAATCATCAAAACAGCTTCTGATATATTTAATTTACAAATAGATAATCTGAGGCAGTCTAGCATTGAACAAGAACAAGAGACTAGAATTAGTTTCTATACTTTTGCTTCTGATGTTAAATGTGTAATTAGTGATGTTGATGTGGCAAGACCAGTAAAACTTGAAGAAATCACAGCTTATGGAAATACGGCCTTAAGAGATGCTTTTTGTCTAGCTATTAATGATGCGAAAGAGCTTCCTCAAAAATACGGCGATCACTCTTTCATTATTTATCTAATAACGGATGGAGAAGAAAACCACTCAAAAACAAAACCGATAGAATTAATCAATCAATTAAAAACTCTTCCAGATAATTTTACAGTTGCCGCTTTTGTTCCTAATCAAGCGGGCGTCATGGCCTTAAAAAATCTTGGTATTCCAGAAGGAAATATTGAAATCTGGAATGCAACAAAAGAAGGCGTTGTTGAGGTCGGTAATAAATTCAAGCAGACGATGGATAATTTCTTCACAGCAAGAAAATCCGGAGTTAAGTCTACCAGAAGCATTTTCTCTAATCTTTCCGAAGTGACTTCAAAAAATGTTTCGAAAGTGCTTGACATAGTAAAAGACGGAAGCTATGATGTGATCATCAACGAGGATGTAAAAGCGGTTCAAATAAAACCGCTCGTTGAAAAGAAACTTGGGACTAAATATGTTCTTGGAAATTCTTTTTATGAACTAGTAAAAAATGAACATGTTCAACCGCAAAAAGAAATTGCCGTACAGAACAAAAAGAATGGTAAAGTTTATACTGGTGATAATGCAAGAACATTGCTAAATCTTCCGAATTCAGAAGTAAAGATTACACCGGAAGATCATGGCGAATGGATTGTGTTTATTCAAAGTACAAGCGTTAATAGGAATGTAATACCAAAACAGCGAGTTTTGGTGATGAAATAGTAGTCATATTGTCGCTAACAGCACATAAAAAAAATTCACTTTTCCTGAATGAAATGCGACATTTTTAAGGATTTAAACCATGTCTAAATTGATTAATGCTCTTCAAACGAATGATTCTCTGACTGCTAATGGGGCAGAATCCCATTCAACTACTGGTTCTCCTTTAGTTGATTTGTTTTCTACTATTGCTTCTATGAGAAGCCGTCCAGACAAGGAAGTTTTGCTTTTGTGGGAAAAAGCCTACATCAGTAATCCAGATCTCGCACTCAGAATTTTGCTGTGGTTGAGAGATCCTCGTGGAGGAGCTGGAGAACGAAGACTTTTCCGGTTGATTTACAGATCTCTTCCTAAAGCAGATAAGATCAGAGTTATGAAGAGGGTTCCAGATATTGGTCGATGGGACGATCTATGGGGCACCTCAACTACTAAAAGGATGGTAATGCCAGTATGCGATGACACAGCACAGTTTATCGCAGACAACATTGACAATAATCTTCTTTGTAAGTGGCTACCAAGACACAATGAAGGAAATTTGCTTGGCCTTGTCGCTGCCAAACTAGATGTTTCGATTATTAGTCTCAAGCAAAGAATTGTAAAAAATACTAAAGTCGTTGAACAACAGATGAGTGCTCGTCAATGGTCAGAAATTAAATATTCTGCTGTTCCATCAAAAGCTATGTCTATTTATTCTCGGTCTTTTAATAAGCGAGATCCAAAAAGATTTGGTCAATACATGACGAAAGTAGCTTCTGGTGAAGCAAAAATAAATGCTAGTGTTTTGTTCCCTCATGATGTTTTGCTATCGTATAATAAAAATCCAGTAGTTGCTGTTGCTCAGTGGAACGCACTACCGAATTATTATACAGATGAAAATGTATTGGTTGTTTCTGATGTTAGTGGTAGCATGGGTTGTTATTCAGATCCTCAATTTAGACCAATTCATGCATCAATTTCATTAGCAATGTACTGTTCGCAGCGTAATACTGGAATCTTTAAGGATTGTTTTATTACCTTCTCTAGTAATCCAAAACTTCAACAGCTTTCTGGTGACTTTGGTCAACGACTTAGACAGCTTTCTCAAGCTGAATGGGGAATGAGCACTGACTTACAAAAAGTATTTGAGTTGATTCTCAACAAAGCCGTACAAAACAACTTGACAAACCATGACATGCCAAGTAAAATTCTAATCATCTCTGACATGGAATTTAATTCTGCTTGTCGTGGGACAAATTATCAAACTATGACATCTCAATTCGAGTCTCATGGATATAAACTTCCTCAAGTTGTTTTCTGGAATGTTAACGGCAGAGATAAAAACTTCCAAGCTAAAATTTCTGATAAAGGAGTTGCTTTGGTTAGTGGTTATTCTCCAAGTATTATTCCTTCACTTTTTGGTGATCTGTCACCAGAAGGAGTAATGTTAGAGACGATCATGAAAGATCGATATATTGTTTAAAAAAATGTGTTGTAGCTTAATGGTAAAGCAAAAATATGAAAACGAGATACAGAAAAGATCTCTAACAGCATAAAATTTTAGCATCCGGGTTCGAGTCCCGGCAACACATATCGGCGGTAGTTTAACGGTAAAACACGTAAAACGAGATATTTTATCTCTAACAGCATTAAAATTATCACTTCTAAGATCGTGATCTAGGTTCGAATCCTAGCTGCCGGATTTTTTTTGAAAGGTTTCTATGAAAAAGATTATAGATGGTGTTCTTCAAATAGACGAGTTTTTTACTTTTGTATTGGCTGGTTTTCTTATCATTGCATTTATTGGGGGTTTTAGTTTTAGTAGCATACAAGAAAAGAAAGTGCTAGAAAACGAGGTCGCAAAACTACTAAAATCTGATAGTGAATATAAACCAGCAATGGACCCATGGGGAAATGTGGTTGACCACAAGCTTGAAAAATCTGACAATTTTGACAAGGCGACGATTAGATCTGCTGGTCCAGATGGAATTAAATTTACAAAAGATGATATAATAGTTGAAAAAACTGATATAAATAAATCTCGCGTGGCTGGTGAATGGGTTGGAGAAAAATCTAAAGAGGTTGTTAAAGGTCTTTTTTCTGGGTTGTTTAAATAGGAACTAATAATGTTTACACTAATAAATGTTTTTTCTAGTTTTATTTTAAGAAAACAACCTTACTATAATTTGTATATTTATGGATTTATACATATTTTTAGTATGCTTCTTGATTGGGCTCTCATAATGGAGATGTTAAAGCGATAGCCTCGTCCACCATGTGTGGAAAGAGATCTTTACTCGTCACGGCGAGTAATGTGGTCACTCACAGCATTAATATGGATTATTTAGTTTCGATACTAAGAAAGTGACCTTTTTATGCAATACATAATAACGCACCCAAATAATAAACATTGTATAGATCAAATAAGAAATGACGTTCGTAAAGAACTTGATAGATACGAAATAAAAACAATCCATACAGACGTTGAAAAATTTAGAGTTGTTTATTCTGAACAACTAAAAGAGAAACGTGTAGTAGAATACATAAGAGAAAAAGATAGATTTGTCGAGCATGGATATTCTGACTGGGAAATATATTTAGGTTTTACAAAGCCAGTATATAGAGCACACTTTTTACTGCAAGAGGATGGTCGTAGATGAATGTATTTCTTCACAAATGGCTTCCACGATTCTTTTATAAAAAATTTGACGGCGGTGCTGAGTCTGGTGTTACTGGATATTTTCTAGTAGAATGGAAGAAGCTCTTTTCAATTGGACTTCTTCATTTTAAGAATGGCTCTCGCGAAAATTACCACTCACACGCATTTAATGCTATTACTTGGTTTTTGAGCGGAGAAGTCACAGAAGAAAAATTGACCGGAGAAAATAAAAATTTTAAAGCGTCGTTCTTGCCAAAATTCACTCCGAGAAATAATATACATCGAGTGGTGTCTCATTCAGACACATGGGCTTTAACATTTCGTGGGCCGTGGAATGATATTTGGTTGGAGTTTAATCCAAAAACAAAGATATATACATATTTAACTCACGGAAGAAATGTTTTTTGTTATTTAATGATGGAAAGTGAATATGAAAAGTTTACATCAAATGATATCTAACATAATAAATTTTATTGAATATGAAAATATATGCCGCCGCTTTGATTTAAAACGTGAGCATCGGATATTTTTTTGCGATACATTTGAATATCCAATAAAAGATCAATCAAGAGTGTTTAATTTTATTGTTAACTGTATAACTAAACAAATCGATCAAAAATGACTTGACATTCGCCACTTATGTGATAAACTATATATATAACTGGGTGTAGCTCAATTGGTAGAGTGCTTGGTTTGGGGCCAAGAAGTTGCAAGTTCGAGTCTTGCCACCTAGAATAGAATGATTTAACATGCAAACAACATATCAATGCCCATCAACATTCGAATGTAAAAATGAAAAATGTTTCTGGAAACAAAGAGATTGTTTTGGTAGAGAATCATTTCCACTTTATTTTGATGAAAACGGCAAAACACCCGGTCTTATCAAAAATAATGAAATATCTAAAAAATATGGAGATCCGTATTTTCCAAAGCATTCTATTGAAGTAGGAACTAATTGTATGTACATAGTTTGTGAAGATTTTATTAGCGAGAGTATCCAAATTGGTGAAGGAGCTTGACTGTAAATCAAGTGCCACTGGCTAAACATGTGGGTTCGAATCCCACCTTCTCGCATTGGGCCTGTAATGGTATCGATCAGATGAAGCGGTATAATGATGCACGTCGAGGTTGATCGGCTGGCCTCGTAAAAAGCCAATCAAAAAATAAGAGCAAACATCGTTTCTCTCGCTGCATAAGCGTGGGGTCTCCACAAACCCTATCAACCAAGAGTGGATTGTTATCGTATAAACTAAGGACGTTGCTCAGCAACTAAACGTGTGAATGAATTGTTATATAGTTAGTTTGAGACGCCGGTTCGAATCCGGCCAGGTCCACTTGAGAAAGCAAATTTATAATGAATAAACCATTTCTGCTAATCGCTGCAGATAACGAGTGTTACTCCGCAGGAACAGAAGATTGGAGAGGATGCTTTGAAACAGAAGAACAAGCTTTAGAAATTGCTAAAAAAATTAACCAAGATTGGTTTTTAATTGTTGATTTGAGAAAATGGATGACTGGTGAATTGAATGAAGAAAAATAAACTAAAACCAGGTATTGGATGGACTCAAGATAAAGACACGCTAGTATACAAGCATACTAGTGGTATATTCTTGAATATTACTGACTCAGGAATGATGTGGGTTCCAAGTAAAAAAATATTCTGCGATGCAGATGAATATCCACATAATGAAATATCAAGTCATTATATTCGTGTTAGTGGCGGCAACCATAAACGCGGATTAATGATCTGGGCTTTAACGATGTCAAATGAGGTGTGCCATGCCAAGAATTAAATTGATTAGAGTTCATAACAATATTATACACTGTGATACTTGTAATTATACATTTTGTCAAAATGCTAAACTTTTTGAGACAAATGAACAATCTGAATGGGAAGATGTAACGGAAGAGGAACTTAAATGGTTACAAAGCCCACAAGGTAAAAAACGTTTATCAAAGTATAATACTGAAATAGTTATTTTAGAAGACATTACAAGCAAAAAAACGATTGATGGTTTTATTGAGAATATTAAGAAATTCATTCAAGATGAACAAGAAAAAGAAAAAGAAGAAATTAAAAAACAAGAAGAGGCTCAACAAAAAAGAAAAGCCTTAGCAGAGAAAAAACAAATTGAAAGAGCTAAGAAAGTTCTTGAAAAAAGTGGGATTAAAGTTGACTAATATAAAAAGGATCTTATAAATGAAGTGTCCAAAATGCGGAAGCAATAATACATGGGATGATAATACTTCTTGGGGATGCAAAGACTGTACATTCATTCAAATTATTTAAAAAGGAAAAGTTTATGTACAAATTTATTTTGCTGGTTGTCGTGACGAGTCTTGTTTTTGCGGGGTTGTCGATTTATGATAGTGCTAATCTTCAACTAAAAAGGGAAGCACATATTAATCAGTTTAATAAGCCAATAACCAACGAGTTAATGGTTGATTCTCAAGTGAGGTCTGCTTGTTGGTCACTATCTGTTGTAGGAGTTGTTTTGATGTGGATTACTGCGTATCGTTCTAAGCTGAAGTATCTGAAGAGCCTTTTTCCTTTAGTTGTCTTGTTCTTCATAAGCGGGTGTCGAAAACCTTTCGAGCCGAACAAATATGAGATGGTTGAACCAAATGAGGTGGCGTTCATTATCAACAATGCAGATGTTCAAAATCAAGCCGCAATTTCTGCAGAAGAGTACGAAAAAAAGGTGGTTCTTTCTCAGCAAGTAAAAATTCCTCAAATGTGGGTTGACAGAGGATATAATACATTCGCTTGGTTTAAAGGGTGGAATGGAGAATGGATTGATGCTGCTAAATTGATCCGAGTTGCAACTGAACCGGTCACGCGAGAATGGACAGCGGATACAAAGTCTGGTACGTCGCAGTTTGATCAAGCTATTTGGGTAATGACTAGCGATCAAGTTGAATTTTCTACTGGTTGGACTTGTACTGCATATATCAAATCACGAGAAGACGCCGCACTATTCTTGTCAACATATAAAAACGGAAGCCTTGCATCAGTTCTTGATAGTGAAATTAGAGCAAAACTACAGAGTGAATTTAGTCTCGCCGTTACTGATAAGCCAATGGATGAACTAAAATCTAAAGCCACTCCAATTATTCGAGAAGTAACAAAAAATATTACAGACTTTTTTGCTCTACGAGGTATTACAATTACAAATCTAGGAATTACTGGTGGATTTGTATATCGTAACCCAAAAATTCAAGAAAAGATGGCTGAGGTGTTTAACGCCGAACAAGAATCTTTCATTGCGATTGCGAAAACAACAGCCCAGCTTGAAGAAAACAAGCGTATTCAGCTTGAAGCGGAGGCAAAGGCTAAAGCTATCCTTACGGAGAAACAAGGAGAGGCTGACGCAATCAAACTCGTTGCAGACGCGAAGACGTATGAAGCTGAACAAGCAAAGAAAGACACTGAATTGTATCTTGGCTTGAAGAGGTTAGAACTAGAAACTAAGAAGGTTGAAAAGTGGAATGGTAGTTTCCCGACCTACTTCATGGGGAATGGAAATATGGATCTTCTGCTGCAAATTCCAGAAAAGTAATTGACAGAGCTAAAACCGTAATTATAATAACCGTCACCGTCGCTGGTGGCGGTTTTTTTCTCGACCTTTATAATATCAGGAGAATAAAATGAGTAAATTGGTTATCACACCAAGCACTTGGGTTGAAGTTTCTTTTGATGATGCTGAGCCTCAAGTCATGTTAGTCGTAGAAAAATACAATCCTGATGAGGATCGGTGGGTTAAAGTTTATAGCCCAAATGAAGAAAGAGTTTATTCTGTTCATTATGAACAAATCACTCAAATTGTTGGCAAGCTTATTACACCAGATAACATAGTTCGAATGCTTGACCCATTCATAAACACACAGATTTATTGGAGGTGAAGATGACACCATTTGAAAAGTTTGAATCCGAACTAGCAAAAACTCGACAGCATTTTGCTAGAGAGCGAGATAGATTACTTGCGGATTTAGCAGAATCAGAGAAAAAGCAAGTAAATTTACTATCTGATGTATTAAAAGCTGAAACTAAAGATTGTAAGCATAAAGAGTATGTTAAATCAGACATAATAAATTGGCAATCTTTAGATACAATTCCAGTTCTTAAATGTAAAAATTGTGGAAAAATAAAATGAGTAATCTAATAAAGCAAAAACAGCAATTACAAACCCAATTACATCAACTAGAAAACGAAAGACAAGAGCTTGGAATAAAGATTTCAGATCTTGAACATCAAATATGGGAGATTTCAGATAAAATTCAATCTGAATGTCCTCATAAAAACACGCACAAAATTAGCTTCTTTGTTACATGTTTTAAATGTGATGACTGTGGAGCGATTATAATATGCAACTCAAATATATAACTGATTTAATTAAATCCTCTGTTAGACCTAAAAGCCTAGCTTTATTTGCACGACTGATTAATGGTAAAAAATTGTCAATCATTCACTTCGAATTTTACATAAAGAATGAGTTGTATGATTAAAGATTATATAGATGATGTTGATATAAAAATACATAATACTATAATTTTCTCGAAGAAACATAAAAAGAAGTCGCCTTATATGTTTCTTTATAAAAACATAATTCATCATATTGGGTTAAAATCGCATATATTATATGCCTTCCTTACGGAGAATCATATTAAATGATTAAATACATTGCAAATGATGTGTTTAAAAAATCGCACAATGTTTTATTTCGTAAATATTACCATTATTACTGTCTTTATTTTTCTCGTATAAATCAAGTTAATGCTAGTATTCATTTAAAATCACGTATAAAAAAAGCCTTGACAGAGAATCAGAATCAAGTACAATAGTCCACATAGAAAGGTACTAACATGCACGAAGCCATTGTAACACGAATTAAAGTAACACCACACCCAGATCCAGAAGTTCATTCGCTTGCTGTTGGTTGGGTTCTTGGGGAAACTATTGTTGTTTCGAACAAGACTGCTGATGGTGAACTAGGTCTGTATTTCCCTTGCGATCTACAGCTTAGCGAAGAATTTGCCGCTGCAAATGATCTCGTTCGTCGAAAGAATCCGGACGGAACTAATGCCGGAGGAATGTTCGATGAAAACCGTAAGGTTCGAGCACAAAAAGTTCGAGGCCTAAAATCTAATGGATTTTGGTGTCCGCTGTCGCACCTGAATTACGCTGGTGATACTTCTTCTCTGAAAGAAGGAGATAAAATCGCCACATTTAACGGCAAGGAAATCTGCAAGAAATACTTTTCTCCTCGGACTCTTAGAGCTAGAAGCAATAACTCTACTAAGGTTTGTCGTGAGAGCATTTGGTTTCCGAAACATAAGGATACTGAGCAGCTACGTCACTCTCTAGCTTCGATCAAAGCTGGTGATAACCTTGTCATCACTCTAAAAATGCACGGAACTTCTCAGCGAGTTGCAAAGAACTACGAAGAGAAACCGGAAAAATGGTATGACAGAGTTCTCGAATTCTTCAAAATCAAGAGAGATCGTAAAGTTATGCGTCTCTACAATGGGACTCGTAACGTAACACTTCGTGGAGATGACACTGGGTATTACTCTGAGTCTTTCCGCGAAAAGGTGGCTGAAAAGCTATATCCATATCTCGAAGACCATATGGAAATTTTCTTTGAGGTTGTTGGTTTTGAGTATGGTAAACCTATCATGCCAGTTCAAGATACATCTAAAACTAAGGACAAGGAAGTTAAGAAGTTGTATGGCGATAAGATTACTTATACCTATAACTGTGATGCTCGCAAATGCGATGAAACTGGTTTCCCTGTTCTTGACTTTGATATCTACGTCTATCGTATTGCTTACGTTCTTCCTAATGGCGAGGCTATCGATCTCACATGGGATCAAGTGAAGTCGAAATGTGATTCTTGGGGCGTCAAATACGTTCCTGAGATTTCTCGCTTGACTTTCGATGGAGACTACGATAAACTTCTTGAAGTGGTGGATGGATTTACTGACGGACCTGACTTGGTTGATCCTCGTCATCCGCGAGAAGGAGTGTGCGTTCGCGTAGACTCTAGTAAATGGAAGACTTTCAAGAACAAATCGTTCCTCTTTAAGGTTCTGGAGGGGATTGCTAAGGAAGCTGACGACTATCAAGATATGGAAGAAGTTTCTTAACCGCATGTAATCAGGAAAACCATAAGCCAGAGGGCGACCTAGAGTTCGGTTTTGGTCGGGTTGGAGTGACCTCTCTCCTGCGGTTAATTTTTTAAGAAAGAAATTATAATGAAATTTATTGAAGTTACTGAAATTATATTTACTCGTGACTATCGACAGTTAGAAAGAAAAATCCTAATTAACGTGGGTAATATTGCGTGGATTAGAGAACGAAATAATACTGGATGCGACATTAAATTCATTGATGGTGAAAATTTTGTCACAAGAGAAAGTTACTCACAGATTAGATCAGCTCTCTTTGATTAAATCTAAGATTTGGCTGTAGTCCATGGAATAATTATGGAGGCATTAATGATAGATAGTATATCCGATTTTGGTGAAATTAAAAGCATCACACTAACTGAAAAATGGGATCTTGAAAAACAGTACAGACTTTTTGTTGAAAAAGGACAAAACGAACAAACCAAGATAACCCCGATGCTCTATGTGGACTTTCCAACAGAAATTTGCGCTACAGTAGAATACGAAAATTACATTTTAGAATGGTCGTGCTTTGAGACAAAAGAATTTATTGAGTATAGAAACTCCAATAATTTAACTTATGAATCGCTACTTAATTCTGCAAACTTGTTTAGTTTATGGAATAATGCTTTGGTAAAAAAAATCGAGATTAATCAAGATAAAGAAAACTATTGCCTAGAAATATTTGGTTTAAAATTTTTTCTTGGTTCATTAATGTATAAAAAACTTGTGAATGAAACTTAAAATGCGTAATATTTATTATTATATTTTATTTACAAAAATTGACAAAGGTATTGGCGGAGAAAGGACTCTCCAAGTATTTAATTTATTTTGTCATTACGGTGGACGAAAAATTGATATTGTTTCTTCTTTTTTTGTTAAAGGTTTTATTGTGAATGGTCTTAAAAATGAATAATCTAAAAAAATCTTTTAATTCAATATTTTTTGACAAAGTCTTGTGTAAGATTTTAGATTCTCATTATTTAAAAGGTGATAATAAATTTCATAAAATGATTACTTTTTTTATTGTTACAGATCTTACTCGTTATTGCATATTTGATTATTGTGCTGAAGCACTAGAAAAAATTCATGATGCTTAGAGACTTTCACCTTTCAATATTTAGTAAAAATAATCTTGCGATTTGTTATTCTGTTAAAAATGAACACAGGAATAAAGTCCACATTCAAATTCTCAATAACAAACAATTAATACAGAATAAGGAAATTATTACATGGTTTTTTTTACAAGGTTTTAAAATAGAAAAAATGCAAGAAAGATCTAATAATGAGTGACTATCTAAAATTTCGAGGAAAATGCAAAGAATATTCGGAATTAGCTTGCCAAAATGATAGCTCTCTAGTATTATGCAGAGGCTACTACTATTGTCCAATCTGGAACAAACAGATGCAGCACTGGTGGACTGTCAGACCAGACGGATCTATCTTCGATCCAACAAAAGATCAATTTCCATCAAAAGGCAATGGAATTTATGAACTCTTTTCTGGGGTTGTTGATTGCTGCATGTGCGACGAAACAATATCAGAAGATCAGATTTATAAGAGTGGATCATGGGGAGTTGTTTGTTCTGGTAGATGTTATGGACGTTTAGTATTTGGTTAAAAGAGTAGCAATGCATTCAAATAATTTAAAGATTTTTTTTATTTTATTAATTTCTGACATAATGGAAAAGATCAGTAAAAAACGAATTTCAACACGTTTATTTAAATTAATTAAGATTAAAAGCGACAATTTTCGTCCTATCGATTATCGTTTGTATTTTCAACTAAAGGCTGAAAGCAAAGGGCTCAATCATGACTAAACTTTTTTCTCTTTACTGCTGTAAAACTGGTCAGCTTTACATGACCAACGTGTATAAGAAAGTATTGGCTAGAAAAAGACAGCTCGAAGTATCTCAGCGTCAGAAATACGAAATAATGGAAGAAGGACAAGAGAAGTATCGAAAGCCGCCTTGCTTTAATTTTGATCCTAGTGGTGATGCGGATAAGTATAGAGAAAGAAAAGCTAAAGCAAAAAGGAGATAACGTGTATACATTCATAGCCTATAAAAGCTCGTCTAGTTGGTTTCAGTATTATAATACTGGAACTTATTCTATGTCAGATTTTTACTATAAAAGTCCGGTATCAAAATATAAAATCGTGCATTTGCTAAGGGATTATTGTGGGAAGAAATTTAATTATGGCGAAAACGGCTATGATATATTCGTTCTATTTAACGGCGTAGAAATTATAAAAAAAGATTTTGGAAGTGATTTTGAAATAACGCACGACGACGAATTTAAACAACTAGCAGAAACTATTTTAGCGGAAATTAAATAGGAGTTAATATGTACACATTTATAGCTTATAAACCTGACTCATCTGATTATGCTTATGGTTGTTGTTTGGAAAATTATGGATCAAATTTTGTTTATGAAAACGATCTATCAAGAGATACAATGATAAACCTTTTCAAACGATGTCTTGAAAAAAAATTGAAACATAATGAAGAAGGCTACGACATAATTGTTCTATTCAATGGGGTAGAAATTATACAAAGAAAATATTATAAATTTGTTGGTAGAGACAGTCATTATGAGATAACGAGAGAAGATGGATTTAAAGAACTAGCTGAAAGTATCTTAGCAGAGATTAATACATGATACTACACTTTTTTGTCGATGAATTAAAATATGAAGCACAAAAAGCATTATTTGCTTCTTACGGCAATTCTTATAATTTGAGGCTTGGCGTAGATTTAATGGTAAATTCTGTTAAACAATTAAATTATTTTGATATAGGTGAAATGATTTGGTGTCAAATTATCAAAAAATCAAGATTAGAAAAAATTAATACAAATTTGAGAAAAAGGCTTCATAGGAAATGTTTTAATTCTCAAATTTCACATGAGACAAGTTCAAATATAAAAATAGAATCTTTTAAAGATGATTTATTTACTAATATACCTACAAGAGAAGCGACTGCATTGCTTATTCATATATTTGTAGAAATGATGCCAGTGGAAACCATACCAAAACAACCAATCACGAAAAATTGAACTAGATTTGAGGGTGTTTTATGCAAGAATGTGATAGACCAAAAAGCGAAATTTTCAAATTTATAAATTCAGAACTTCCACTAGATTTAGAAAAACATTTGAGTGAGTGCGAAGATTGTGGCAACACATATGTTCTCGCTTGTTATAATCGAGATTCGGACAAGTCAGCTAGATTTACACTAAGACTACAAACTGTATATTCTAAAAGTGATGTAGAGAAATTAAAATCTATAGTAGATAGATCTGGTGGTGTCTGGGAAGGAGCACACCAAGTAAAATTTCTTAATTACAAAAATCAATATACGGGTCAATTTAAATTCGCTTGTCTCTATCATTTTGATAGAGATATTGACATGGAAGTTTCATCTTAAGTTTTTATTGTGAGATTAATGATGAATGCGGAAGAAATAGTTAGAATGTATAGAGGTGTTATATTTGAACAAACTGAAAAACACTCAGAGCTTGAAAAGTATTTTATTCAATGTAAACTCGAAGTTATTTTTCAGATATTTGGTATAAAAAATTTTTCAATTGAAAACGCCTTTAATAACAAGGTAAAAATTTGTAAAAAAATTAATAACGAATCAGCAAAAAAAATATTCATTGATCTACTTGAATCTTACTCATCAATTGATGAGTATCAGTTTGAGGTATATAATACATTATATGATGAATGTGAAAGTCGAGCATCAACAAAGGGCTGAGCTATGTTATATTATGATCATGTAAAACCAAAAGTTTTTAAGTTTAAAAATTCAGAAACAGAAGTGTTGATTGTCGCTTATTCATTAGAAGAGGCAGAGACCTATATAAGGTCGCTAGGAGATGATATTGATTTATCACCTTTGAATATTGATAGATTAATAATTACGTCTATGGCTCAAACAGAAAGCTCTATATTTATAGAAACTAGTTTAGAAAACCAAATTAACAATGAATATATCTCAAATAATTCTTAGCTTAGACTTAATAATGTATGATAAAATGACAAAATATGGATCAAATGAAACATACTATGCATTATTAAAATATATTCAAGGTAATAAAAAAGACGATACGCTTTTCTATATAAAAAGAACAATACCTCAGATGTTTATAAGAACATTCAATGGAATTAAAAATGAATTTGAAAACAGAAATTACTAAATTAGATTGGCACTTATATTATGAAGTGGCATGGATTAGGCGATTTGTTTCGACCAGGGTTAAATTTTTAAATGAACTAGACAAAAAAATCTTAACTCTTCAAAATATAAAAGTTATAACAGCAGATACTATCCAACTTTTAAAATAAAAGGTTTATTATGGACGGATCATTTTGCCATTATTGTAAAAAAAGTACATGTATATGTCTTACACCTACAGAAAAAAAACTATTAGCTGGTATGATGCACCTTGCTTGTGAGTATGATTGGGTAAATCCCGATATTGGGTTCGGTGATAGATATGTCACAATGGTTGAAAACTATCTAAGAAAAAATAATATCGAAGTCAGTTCTAAAGACTTTGCTGATGTTTTAAAAAAGTTTGAGAATGAAAGAAATAAAAAATGACGAAAATGTTTATTTTGCGAGGTGTTCCTGGGTGTGGAAAGTCATCTCTTGCTACATCTTTGATGGGTCTACTTTGTGAGGATCAATACTCAACTCGCCTACACATTGAAGCTGATATGTTCTTTGAAAGAAATGGAGAATATAAATTTGATTCAACTAAACTTGGAGAGGCTCACAAATGGTGTTTTGAAGGCGTAAAAAGGGCGATAGAAGATAAAACTCATATAATCATTATCTCAAATACTTCAACTAGATCAGAGGATGTACTGCGATATAAAAATCTTGGAGAAGAGAACGGATATAAAGTTTATGTTTTGACAGTTGAAAATTGGCACGGAGGATCTAATATTCACAACGTTCCAGAAGAAAAACTGGTAAATATGGAAAATTCTCTTAGAAATAGCATGAGGTTAAAATGAGTGATATTTGGTTTATGTCGGACCCGCATTATGGGCACAAAAACATTGTAAGAGGTGTTTCATCTTGGAGTGGCGACAAGTGTTTGCGAAATTTTGACTCTATTGAGCAGATGAATGATACAATAGTCAACAATATTAACAATGTAGTCGGAGAAAATGATGAACTATTCTGTCTTGGAGATTGGAATTTTGGAGGAACAGAAAACATTTATAATTTTAGAAAAAGACTGAATTGTAAAAAAATTCATCTTATTCTAGGAAATCATGACAATAGACATGGATATGAATCTAATCCACAAATCAAAGGAACGAATTTAAGAGCGTCTGATTGCTTTCATATTTATTCACCATACCATGTTCTCAAAAAAAGAGGTCTACCACTCATTGTATTATTCCACTTCCCAATCGCTAGTTGGGATAAAATGGCTGATGGTTCGATTCATTTGTTCGGTCATTGTCATTCTTCAAGAGAAGATAGGTTTTTCAATGGCGGAAAAAGTATGGATGTTGGACTTGACGGAAACAATTTCAAACCCTATAATTTGACTGAGATCTTGGAGATCGCGTCGCATCTCCCAGTCAAACACGAGGGACATCATTAAAAGGAAGATTTATGTTTATAAAAGCAAAAGAATTGTATGAAGTTTGCGAAAAAGCAAACGGCGAAAGAGTTTCGACTGATGTAAACAAGTTATCAGGAGTAATTAAAGATAAGCTTTCTTTCATCTTAAAAAATCCACTATGCGAAGAAGCGAAGCTAAGATCATTTGCTGTTGATGTTTATGACTATCATTCTTCTGCTGTGGTATTTATTTTTGATGAACTCTTGAAGGCTGGATACACTGTCAATATTAAGCAAGACAATACACTAAAAAATAGATATCGAGCACTAACTATTAGCTGGCCGGACGAATCACGTTATCAAGTTAAAACTAGATTTATGTGGCTTTGATATTGATAAGATTTCTATTGACATATTCTTTCTACATCATATAACATATGAGGAATACATGCTAACAGCAAAAAAACGACCAAAACCTATAGTGAAAGTAGAACCAGAAGAAATTACAGACCCATCAATTCCAGAAGATAGGCTTTTAGAGTTTATTGGAAATACTCCCTACTTTCTTAAAGTCGATCAACATTTTATATGGAATAATAGTTTCAGGATTAATGTTTGGTCTCAGAAGTTTGAGGATGGAAGAGTTTGTCCAACAAACAGAATTGAAAAATCGTTTTACGTGCAATATAATGGGTATGAAATTTTAGATAAGTCGCGTTGACTTTTACTATTTTAATGTATTTTTAGAGGAATTAATTATGACGGAAAAAATAACAGAACTTACGCCGGAACAAGAAGCTATGATGCCGGTTTGGATTGAAAAGTGGTTGAAGATTGGATGTTCAACGGATCAAAATGTTGACGAAGAAGCTTGTTTGAGAGCTGTAAAAAATATCTACGAAGGAGCAAATGAACAAAACGCTCCAACTAAATACGAGATAGTTCCTTCGCCTAAAGCGATATATAATATAGTCAAAGATCCAGACTTTGTTAATCAGTCTTGTTTTGGTTCTTTTGAAGCTTCGTGGCTTGCTTATTACACATATTTTCGTGATGTAATAAAACTAGAACTAGATCCTCGACTAGAGGACTTGGTTACTTTAGCACTTAACGTTTCAATGTATTACCAAAAAGATGATACTTTGTATCTAGTGCGAAAGCCTGAACAAATCAACATTGAGAACGGCGTTCTTCACAACGAAAGCGGCCCAGCTATCCGTTATTCCGACGGTTTTTCGATCTGGTGTATTCGTGGTAATCAAGTCACTGAACAAATTGTCATGAGACCCGAAACGCTCACAGTCAAACAAATCAATGATGAACAAAATTCAGATATTCAATCGATCATGATTGATAGATTTGGTTGGGAACGATATATTGCTGAAAGTAAATCAGTTAAACTTGATTCTCGAAGAAATGAAGTTGAAGGAACTCTTGAAGCACTATATGATACAGATAGATTTGGTCGTAGACTAGTTTGTGTTTGTCCAACAGGTCGAGTGTTTGTAAAGGGTATTCAAACCCTGGAAGAAACAAGGACTTGTGAGGGTGCTCAAAAGTGGCTGTCTGGTGTTGGTTCAAACTCTGTTATTGGTCGTCGTAAAGTTCGCACTATTGCTCGTACTTAAAGAAAGGTTTTATTATGGTTAATTGTGAAGTTGAAGTTGCTGATATTGTTGCTTATGCCAAGCAGATTGCTGATGGTCGTCATGATACCATCACACCTGGTCAACCTTACACGTTTTCCGAAGCGTGTGTCGATGGAGACGCGGTTTGGCAAGGTGATTTTGGAATCGTCTTGGTTGATGATGAAGATCCTCCACGAGGTTATGTAGAACGCCAAGCGATGTTTAACTTGGTGCCAGGTAACGAAAACACGATTGGCTCTAAGCACTGTCTTGCATCACTTGAAGGCGTGAAAATGTATGTTCCATCAGAATGGAATGAGCTAAGTCTGAATGGTCCATTTCTTAAGCTGACAAATGGCGCGACAATTACCCATCCCGTACACGGTGATGTTACTATTCCAGCTTGTTTCAAGAGTGTTCAGATTGTGTATCAGCGAGAATGGGATAGCGAGCAAGCCGCCGAACGCCGCGCTCGCGACTGATTAAATAAATCGGAAAGATTAACACGGAGCGGGAAACTGCTCCGTGTTTTTTTTGGACTAATAAATGATTAAAATAAATAATATAGTTAGTAAAATATATAGTAATGTGTGTTATGAAACTTGCACTAAATTAACTTATAACGCACATGAAAAGACTTATGAGTTGTATTTGCCACTACGCACTGAATCCAATAAACTAACACTACGCGATGAATTCAATAAACTAAAAAAAGGTGGTTTCAAAAAAGCTATTTTGGAGACAAATGAGCTACTTCACAAATTTGATATTTACAAAATGCTATAGAATACTAGTTAAAACTGGAGCGATAGATTGTAAAATACATCGAATAACTAATAACAGCATATCATTATTTGATAATGAATCACTTTTCAATGAAATAAAAACAAAACACAGCAAGGCAATTAATGAAGCTATTACCACAAAGAATACAAGATTTTATTAGACTACGAATTTCTTCATATGCTACTAGAAGAAAATTGACTACAAAAATATATAGCTTTTTTTTCAGAGAAAATTCAATGGCAACATTGCTAGATATCGAGGATATGACAGATAAAGAGATAAGGAATAGTGGAGATGCTTAAAATAAACAATATAATATATATATTACAAACAGAACTTAATTTTACAGTATCAAGAAAAATTAACTCTTACGAACTTCTCATTTTAGATATTGAAAAGTTTGAATCTGAATTAGAAAAAAGTTACCCTTGGTTCTCGTATTATACTTTTACTCGTGCTATAGGAGATTATAATGGTTCTATTTAATGCGTTTCAAATTGTCGTTTTGTTTGCTTGTATGCCGCTGATTATCAATTATCTTGATACGGCCACATTTGTTGGACATGCGGTTGCTTATTATGCAGCTTGGGTTATTTATTTCCTTTTGTTTATTTTTCAAGTTGCTTGGTCAGCTAATGGTCTTGAGAATATTAATAAAAACTTGTAAGGGTTAAATAATGTTTTACAAATGTATGCGTATTAAAAATGATGATGGTCGATTGAAATGCTGGATTGAAGAAGATGGCGTGGATAGATGTAGGACAAAAACTCGCCCAGTAATACTTGACTTTGGGTGTGCATTCTATCATTATCCAAGAACAATGTCAGATGAAAAAGCTTTTCAAAAATTGAGGGCTACTATGTCTAAATCATATGATATGGTAATAAACAACCTCACCAAAAAACAAAAACAATTACAAACACTTCAACTAAAAAGGAAAGTCAATGGAAAATAAGGTAGAACTGATCGGATGGTATGGTGGCGATAGAGCTATTGCGAGAGCCGCATGGACCTCCACGAGCATTGATGTTGACAGCCGCACAGACGAGCAAATCAGAAACCTAATTGTCAATAAGCTATGGAACAACGGGACTGGCAAACCCCACAAAACGCCGTTTGAGCGTGGCACTGTAGAATGGCTAATCACCTGTGACACGGCTAGTCACATTCATCTACTTAAACATCGACTAGCAAATATCAATGGTGAAAGTGCCAGGTATCAAGAGTTGAAGGAAGATAAATATTGCTTGCCGAAAGATTGGAAAGATATACCGACATCAAATGAATTCTTCAATTTCTTAATTAAACAAGGTTTTGATGAGCACTCAATTGATTTTAGTGCTGGACCAGTAAAAGACTGTCCAAATACATGGACGGATGTTTTAGAGTGGTATACTAAACTTGGTAATGCTCTATATCACGATTGTCTAAAAGACTTAGCACCAGTTCTTGGTCGCAAGCGAGCAAAAGAATCTGCTAGATTTTTCAAGACGTACAACTCTCAAATCACGCTCAGTGTGATGATGAATATGTCATGTTTTCATAATTTTGTAAAGCTGAGAGTTTCAGACGAGGCTCAAGTTGAAATCCGAGAGATAGGGACTAAAATGGTTGAGTTGGTCAAGCAGATACCAGAAAACCCATTTAAATACACATTGGAGGCGTTTGGTCTATGAATAATTACATATGCAAACATTGTAAAATGCCAGTAATTCAATCTCACTACTGCAAAGTAACTGGAGAGACCTATGAATCAGATGATCTTATTAATCTAGCGGTCTCCACTGCCGTATCAATGGTCACTGATAATGCATTACTTGGCTTTTTAGTTGGAGGCGACGTTGCTGGAAGTATTTTGGGTGATTTTCTCAATGATGGAGATTTATTCTAATGTTTAATCCAAACAATAATAAAAAAGAAAAACAACACGTTTACGGGACATACATTCCAACTCGAAGACCGGCGTGGAAAACCTACTCAAATATTGGACACGCTAAGAGTTCTTTAGCTTATGTTGCTTATCATCCAGATAAGGAGGATAATAGGCTTCCGGATCATGCGAATAGGTATCGTTATCATATAATTCCAAACGAATGTACTATGTGGAAACTTGTCGATGGAGAATGGAAAGAATTAAATATTGAAAGATTTTATGATCGACGTAAAGGTGTTACTATAAATGATTAAACACGTTCATAGTAAATCAAAAACAAAAATAATACAAACATATTTTATATTATATTTAGATTGGGATATCCAGTGCTCAGCTACATATAAGTTCGAAAATAAAATTATACCAAGCGACCATCTTCTAAGATTTCTTAAAAAAAGTATAGTGAGAGAATTAAATAATGATAGACTCGATAGATAATGCACTACAAAGATCAGTGCTTAAATCAGAAATCTCATTGGGCTACAATTTTTGTAAATTTATTGATACTGATTTAAATGATAAAATCGCCAATACTATAGTTAACAAACTAGATAATGGTATCCACCTACAACTATTTATATTACACACTAACAGTAGAATAAAATAAAATGATTAAATATAACACAAACAATATAAAAAATAAAATTGCTCATCAAGTTCATGCTCGTGATGAGTCATTTATTATGTTAAATAAGTTTACAAGTAATTTTGCAATGTTTTTATCTCAACCGTATCCAAGGAATATACTTGATTATAAAATGGGTTTTATTTGTTCGTTGATGCGACGTGCTATAAGCTTGGATGTAAAATGAAAAAATTTAGAATCTGGTCCAATAAAAAATGGCAATATTACTACATTGAAAAAATAGGTGATATACCAAAAGACATTGGCGATGATTACCAAATGGAATATTTTACTGGTCTAAAAGATGAAAAAGGGGTTGACATATATGAGGCCGATATTGTAGAATGCTATTCTTGGTTTGATGGACATCAAGCTAAACCAAAACAGAAAACAAGAATAGTTGTCAAAGCGGAAATAAAATCGTCAATTCATGCTAGTTATTCCGGCGGTAGTGATGGAGTCCAGCTTTTTAAATCAATATTAATTTGTGGAAATATTCATGAGCAATCTTGAACGGTCTGTATATCGACAGATGATTAAATTAGAAACTATAATATCTCTCAAAATTAAAAGCCAATCTAAAAATAAATTTTTTATAGACGATGTTTATAAAATAATATCTAAAAATTTAGACTTTTTAATAATTTACGGAGAAATTGAAACTGAGTTAAAACGTTAGAAGTTTTTTATTATGACTATTGAGTTACAAAGTTTACGGCGATCGCATTATATAATTGTAGGTAATATACAATATCAAATACTTGATAAAATCAATCTTCGTATTCATAGTTTAGTCTGTTCTGAAATCTTTGCTGTTTTAGTGATAATTGATCAGGAGATTAAAAATGGATTACAACATAGCACATGAAAAATATCCAAACTATATATCATTATATGAGAATTTTAATAATGATATATTTCTCGCTTATGGATTTGATTTTTTTTCATCTAAAATTTTTAATAAAATTACTCTTAATCTAAGAATTATGGGTGTTATTAAAGAAAATATTTTATTAAAAACTAGGGTAGATGCATGGAGATTTAGATGAAATACCTAATCGGCTCTAAAGCTCTCAACTTTTGGACGCAAAAAGACAACACAAAAAATGACTATGATATTGTCACAGATGAAAATATAAATTCAGACCCGTCTTTACAAGTTGATGTCTCACCTACAGACCTTCCTCTTTTTACTGTATGTGAACGATATTCTTCTGGAAAAACGCTTGACACACCAGTTGGGGAAGCTACAATAGTCAATCAAGTCGGACTAATGTTGATAAAAAGAAGTCATCTACATAGACCTCTTAAATTTTATAAACATATCAGAGATTATCACACACTTAAAAAACAAGTTGATGTTGATGATCAATACTATGAATTGTTAAATGATTTAACAGCTAAAACTAAAGAAAAATATGGAGATAGAACTTCAAAGTTAAATCAGAATAAAAAACAATTTTTTGACAATTATGTTACAAGAATTTATGACCACGACGATCTTCATCGTTGGACTTGTTATTATGACAAACCAATCTTTGAAAGATTAAAATCTAACAGTGAAACGGTTTGGTGTAAAAAATCAAAATGGGATGAACTATCTCATGAAGACAAAGTAAAATGCGTTAGAGAAGAAGGTTTTGTGATTGCTATTGAAAGATTCTTATTAAAAGACCCTAAATACCCACCAAAATTCGCTTTTCTTGATGCTGTTGAAAAGATTTGTACCACACTATGTAGTGGGTGGTTTAGAGATTTTGCAATTGAAAATTGGGAAGAAATACTAAATCATAACCACGAATTTTATGAAAAATTCAAATCAAATGTTTTAAAAAAGGAACTTGAAAATGAAAAAAGAACTAATTGAAACTATTAAAAAATGCACTTCTGAATTGGAAGATTTTGATTGGACTGATTATTACAGATCACTTTTTTGTGACGATAATAACACATGGAGCGTTTGTTATAAAGAGCTTTTAAAGTGTGGTTTTAAAATTGATCTCGTTGATCATTATGGTGGAGAAGGTCAAGGATCTGAATACTGGTCTGTTTTTTCCGTAGAACACGAAGGACAGACTAAATTTTTCAGAATTGATGGGTACTATGCTAGTCACTATGGAGCAGAGATAACTGGTGACTCATACGACTTTGAAGAAGTTGAAAAAGTTCCAGTTCAAACCTACGAATGGAAACCTAAAAGGTAATTTATGGACGCCGTAAAATTTTTAACCTATTGTTCTCAAGTATTCAAAAATAAAACTCAAGATAAAAGATGGGGTCAAGTATGTTATAACACATACAAAGATTTGTATCCAAACTCTGTTGTTCCGGAAAACATAGACCCTTATTATGATGACAATAAAGTTGGTGAGTTTTTGGAGTTCATATTAAATGATTAAAGTTGTCGCATTCATATTAGATATAGTTTGGTTCCGTGGTATTGGACTGCTTATAGCGACAATGATCGAACTATTAAATAATAACACGCATAAACATTAAAGGAGATAAAAATGGATTTAGTACATCATGTTAATAAAGTTGTGGAATTTATGAAAAATGCCGGACAAAATACTCCGGACACACTAACTACACCAAGCGAATCAGAACTTCTTTTGAGGGCTAAACTAATTCTCGAAGAAGCTCTTGAGCTAATTGTTAGAGGGTGTGGAGTTAGATTGTACCTAAGCGAAAACTATTTCGATAGTGGAAAAATGTTTCTTAGACATGACGATTTAAATATTCACGATTTTAAATTTGTCGCCGAAGAAAAACCAGACATTGTAGAAGCAATGGATGGTGCCGCTGATCTATTTTGGGTTGGAGTTGCTGGAACGTCTATTATTTTTGGATGTAGTTTAGAACCTGTATTAAATGAGGTTAATGCATCTAACGCAAGCAAGTTTATTGATGGACATCGAAACGCCGATGGCAAGTGGGTAAAAGGTCCGAGTTACAAACCCGCAGATGTCCAAGCAAATCTTTTTGACAGGGTTCCGTTCTAATGATATACTACCAAGATGGTGATGCCCTAAAGATTGCAGAATTATACAGAGATCAAAAAGTTATAATTCCTCACATAGTAAATAATATTGATAAATTTGGTTCCGGCTTCGCTAAAGCTCTTATGAATAAGTGGCCTAATGTTAAAAAGGAATACCACATGCTTAAAGAGTATCAAGTGCTAGGAGAAATTTTAGCTGTTGATGTTAGTGAAAATATCAAAGTTATCAATATGTGCGCTCAAAATGGAGTGATTTCAGTTGTCAATAAGACGCCAATACACTATCACGCATTAGAGATTTGCTTAGAAAAAATACAAAAACAATATCCATCGGAATTAATTGTGTGTCCAAAGTTTGGATCTGGGCTTGCTGGTGGAAACTGGAATACAATAGTATCACTTATAAATAAATACTGGAATAGACCAGTAGTTGTTTGCTCATTAGAAGGAAAATAAAATGGCGAAAAAACCACATGATAATTCAGTATCAATTACAACTCCGTCTCGTTTTGGAAGTCATAAATCTATGGTTATAGACCCTGGAGATAGACAACTAAAAGAGAATGAGGTTTTGTGCAAAGATGACACCCACGTCTACATAACGACAGTTGACAGGCTTGATAATGGACTTGCTGATCCGAAGAGATATTCATTAATCTAAATTCTCTTACATATACCAAGTTTTAGGCGGATATTTATGTCTTTAAGACAGATTATATATAATTTATTAAATATAGATTTATATTTTGGCACATGTGAAGTTACAATGTCTAAACGCCGACTTGTTTGGCACGGAGTTTTACGATCAAATGAACTATATGCTAACAGAAGATCTGTTTTTCATGATAAAAAAATAAAAAGATTAATTACCAATGAATTTTTATTCGAATTAAAAAAAAAGATAAATAATCATGATAAATACAATTGAATGGAAAGCTCAAATAAAAGTAAGATATGATTTGTCACAGCAACTAGTTGACATTTTTATAATGAGAATTATTTATAACAATATGATTAAGCAGAATATTTTTTCGAGTGTGTTTGGCTGGGAATTAAGAACGCTAATAAATCATGAATTATCCAGAAATTAATTTATCGGATGGTCTGTTTATTGTTAAACCAAAGAGTTCGAAAATGACTAATAAAAAATTTTATGGCCTAGAGTATATTGTTTATTATTGTATTTGGGATAATTTATACCATGATGTTTATAAAACGCATGGGTATAATAACAGACTTCGTAGAAGATTTTCTTCTAATGATCCATTACCTGTCTCTTTTGCACTTAAAAGTAAAATGATTATGGAAGAACTAAAAAATCAAATCCAACAAAGTTAATTAAATGAGTAAAAAATCATTAAATTTAATCTATACTAAAACCATTATGTCAATTGGTAAGTCAATAAGTGATAAAAATATTCCGATAAATATAAATAATAAACTTTTTCAAATATTATTCTCTTTTCTTATTAGTTATAAACATGTCATTAAACAAGAAATAGAAACATATGAAAATACTAATTGCATGTGAGGAAAGTCAAGCTGTTTGTAAAGCTTTTCGGGAAAAAGGTCACAAGGCTTTTTCATGCGACATTGAGCCTTGTTCTGGCGGCCTTCCCGAATTCCATCTCCAGTGCGATGTCAATACAGTCTTAAATGAAGATTGGGATATGATTATTGCCTTTCCTCCATGCACTCATTTAGCTAGTTCTGGGGCTGCACACTTTGCCCAGAAAAGAGCCGACGGAAGACAACAGCAAGGTATTGATTTTTTCATGCTGTTTGCAAATCACCCATGTCCAAAAATATGCATCGAAAATCCAGTCGGTATTATGTCAAACGTTTATCGAAAACCAGACCAAATCATTGAGCCGTATATGTTTGGATTTCCAGCAACGAAGAAAACTTGTTTGTGGTTAAAGGGTTTGCCAAAATTAGTACCAACTAATATTGTACAACCAGATCCACCAGTTGTTTTTAAAAGTGGAAAACGTATGGACGCTTGGTTTTACAAAACATCAAATGTAAAACGATCAGAAAGAGGAAAAGTCAGATCGAAAACATTTTTAGGCGTTGCTGAAGCTATGGCTAATCAGTGGGGTTGATATTGAGTATAATATAATGGGCGTGTCATATTGTGTGACACTTTCATAATAAAATTCAATGGAGATCTTTAAATGAAGAACTTATTCGCGTTTCTCTTTTGTTTAGTTGCCTTTGCGTCTGTTAGTCAAGCACAGTTTTATCAGTCAAGACCAGTTTTTTTTTCTCTGAATCCTCAAGTTTACCCAATTGTTCCTGTCCAGCCTGTTTATCCAGTTACAACAGTTACCCAAACACTACCAGTTACAACAGTAACAACATCTACATATCCTCAAATGGTCGCCCGTACAGTAGGATCACCCGTAAAAGTATTCAGAGGGAGTATTATAACCAGCCCGCCTATTACTCTAGTGGAAACTATGCAACAAGTAACTACTCCGGTTACGGTTACTACGGTTCACCAACCTACACTAGTGGAAACTGTGCAACAGGCAACTGCTCCAGTTACGGTTACTACGGTTCGCAGCCCTATAATTACTACGGTGGACAGTCCTATAATTACGGAAGTTATGGCGGATACGGTTATTACAACTCCAGCCCCTGTGCGGGTGGAAACTGTTCGTTCTAAAACCTATAAATGGATTCCAGGAAAATGGCAAGAGGAAAAGTAAACTGGCACGGGAAAATATCTTACGGTAATTGTTTTATAAATGGTCTAATTTTTCGCTTGACTTATGGCAAGGGTAAGCTAAAATTGGTTAGACGTGATGATAACAGAAGTGTTCCGCATCTCATAATAGATTTTGATGATCATTTTTGGCATTTCAAATGTCTAAAAGAGATTTTCCCGTGGCCTTTTTCATATGTTTTTTTTAAGGGTAGATATGAACGAAAATACAAATAACTCTGTTTATGTTGTTATATATGGAAATGAAAAACAAAGTAGGATATTTGGAGTTTTTACAGATAGAAACTCGGCAAAAATTGCTTACGACGAAATTGATGAATATATTGGACCATATGAAGAAGATGGTAAGAGGTGGAATTGGGAAGCATCAATAATTCAAGTACCAATTAACACTTACTGCGTTGATCATGTCGAACCTAATGAAGACTCAAATATTGAACAAAGAGTTAAAAACGGCGAAGAGCTTTTCATTAATGAACAAGGCGAGTTTGTTTTTGGTTAATCTAGCTCTATGGTGTAATGGTCAGCACTTCAGATTTTGAATCTGACAGTCTAGGTTCGAATCCTAGTAGAGTTATTAAAGGAAGAGAATGAAAACATTGAATAAGTTTATAAAAGAGCGATTGCTTGATGAAGTCATTAATCTATGCGACTTCAAATTACATCATAATATTTGGGTGATATATTCAGACTCTATTACGACAAATTCAATAAAACGAAATATAAGTAGAGAAATATTAAAAAATGAGAAATTTAAACCACTCACTAATTTATATTATTAGTCAAGAAATATTTAAAAAGGTTGATCCTTTGCTTGTTTTCTCTAAAAGAGAGAATTTGATTGATTATAAGCGGTCTGGAAATCAAAGGTTTAAATTAGAGTTAAGAGAAAATATAAAGAATTCATTAAAAAGGAAATAGAATGTTTTACTTAAAAAATAATAAAATTGTCGATTCAATGAATAGGGTTGTTGGGTTTTACGAAAAAGGAAGATTCTTGCAATCAATGCTTGACCAAACATGCGACCCAATTTATAAAACAGGACTGACGCCAATAGAAATGGAACAAGTTTCAGAGGCAATTCAAAGGGCTAGACCGAGGAATGCAAAATGAAAACTCTAATATTAAACGCTGATTTTAGCCCCTTGTCTGTTGTTTCTTACAGACGAGGGGTTTCGCTTTTGCTGAAGAACAAACTTTCTGTTATTTCGTGGTATGACAATTACATCAACTCAGAAAACGCTCGCATAAGAGTCCCAGCAGTAATTCTATACTCAAAATACATATCGCGATCAAACAGCAAAAGACCAAGCAAAAAAGCCATCTTGAAGAGAGATGACATGACTTGCCAGTATTGTGGGGTAAAATTAAATGAAAGCACAGCTACTATAGACCATGTAAAACCAGTGTGTAAGTTCAAACATAAGAACGATGCTAACACTTGGACTAATATGGTGGCTTGCTGCAAAAAATGCAACCACAAGAAAGGCAATAAACTTCTGTATGAAACAGAAATGAGACTGCTGAACGAGCCGGTTGAAGTCCATCCCATAATTGGAGCGGCCTCTTGTGCTCCAAGAGAATGGTTAGATTTCATAAGAAAGAAAAAATGATAATAGAACTAACAGACGAGCAATTAAATTCTGCTATTGAAATTGCTAAAAAAAGACACGAAGCAAAAAACATGTCTTTTAGAAATAAACGAATATCTTCATCAGAAGAAACTCTTTTTGGGCTGCCAAAGGAATACTCACCTCATATCATTGGTGCTATTGGAGAAATGGCTTGGTCTATAGCCTCTAATGAGCCAATGGACGAGCAGATATATAAGGTGAGGGATTCTGGTCGAGATTTTTCAAGTGGTGTAGACGTAAAGACTATAACGTATTCTGGAACTGGCGAGCCGGAACTCAAGATTCAACTAAAAGAGTATGAGAGAAAGACGCCAACAAAATACATCTTAGCTCATTTCGACATGAAGAGAACTGTCAATCTACTAGGACAAATAACAAGAGAAGATTTTGACGTTAAGAAGAAGAAGAGAAAATACGGGGCTGGAAAGCCGATGAACTATATTATACCACTTTCTTTAATGGAGAAGATTTAATGGCTGTATATCATGAAGTTTTTGATTATGTATGGGGTGACAAAAAATCATATTTTGGTGAGGAATACTCACAGAAAGATATGAGTGTTTTTCAAGAGGCATTAACTGCTGGAGCGACATGGGCTGATAGCACAGCACCATTGCTATCTACAGGCCATTATGTTAAAGATAAAAAATTCCTAACTAAAAATTGCAAAGCTTATATTTACAAGAATGTAGACTTTAAATCAATGAGACCTTCCGGTTTTATTGATGGTGGACTATTTGCTATATTTCTTCCAATGCTAGTTAATTGGATTGTAAATAAGATAGTTGAATACCTTCTTAATAAATATAAGTAGTTTGGAGCTAGCATGAGTGTCTCTAGTGAGATTTACAATTATTGCCAGTACGAATTAATCTTTTTAAAAGAAGAAATATATCGTATATGTTTTTCTAAACAAAATTTAGAAATTATTCAAGAATTTTTTAACGACGTTTTGTTAAAAGCGTCTGAGTGAGCTGAGCAATATGAAAAAGAAAATGAAGGTTATTTCACAGATCCAAAAAGATTTCCATCGCCAATTAGTTCAATATGTATAAATACATATAGATCTTTAGATTTAAATCAATTATATAAACTATGCAAGGAACACATCAATAAAAATGTAGACTTTAAAAAGTTTAACTTAGTAGGTTTTTGCCCAATACAATCATTATTGTTTTTTGTATTGAGAATAAAATTTATTAATTTGTTGATTAAAAAAGTTGTTCAACGTCTAGTTATAAAATATTTTTGATTAAATAACTTCTTCCCACAGATCATATATTCTTTGTTTTCTTATTTTATTGAATTCCTTCATGTTAGAGCTAATAGAAAAAAAATCCATTTCATTAATTTTAGCGTGAAGGTCTTCAATAGAATCAAAATATTTTAAATGCGGCATCCATTCTTCATCATAAAAATCAGATAAATATCTCATGTCAATAGCCTCTTGACCGCCGGCCTCATTAAGAAATGTATTAAAACGCTCCCTAGCATTAAAATATGGAAAAAGAAGTGGGACTCCGGCTGTGTATTGCTCAAAAATCGACATTAAAGACACATTATACGGAATGTGTATAATAGCCTTGTGTGAATATAGTTCGTACCAAGAATGAGCTGGAATACTAGTAATATGCTTGTATGGAGGAATGTTTTCTCTCCCGGCAACGATTGGATCTTTAGTGCCGGTGTATAATGCGTTTGTGTATGAGCACAAGCTAGGAATATACTTAAAGTCAATATTTGTTCTTGACTTGCAATAGTAAGCATCATATCTATTGTTTGCTATGGGAATTAGCTGACCAGATTTCCACATTTCAAATAGTTTTTCATTGAACCACGCTACATTAGAATCCACCTTTAGTGGATGATCATATCTCGTAGCGGCGACTGTGTAGATGGGCTTCTCGAACTTCTGGTAAAGAAGTGAGAACAATGGTGGGTAGCAAGCAATAAACCCATCGTATACGCTTAGAATATCTTTTGTGTCCTCATAGAAGGCGTCACAAAACGACTGATTAAAAAACTCGTCCATTGAGTGGACCATCCTTAGCTTGTCGTATGGTGGCTTTAGAACGGCTCTAGGTCTATTAAACACCCAGTTGTGATCCGATAGACATAGCGAATCAACAGTATGTCCGAGATCAGCAAATATAGTCTTGATATCTTCTATTACTGAAATATGTAAATCTATATTAAAAAAATTCATACAAACGGTATCTCCAATTCTTCAGTGCTAGAATATGGAGCCCCAACATATTCATTATTCTCTCTTGGTGGAACATGAAAATAAAAATCCATTCTTGAATCAAAAGACGCGCAAGCAAAAGTGTTTCGTCTATAATCATGAACTGCACATTTCAATTTATCCGGAAGAGTACATGATAAAATAATTTCTCTTAAAAATTTTTGGTCAAAATCATATTCTACATTTGTGGAATTTAAATCAACTTTGTCTTTAAAGAAGCTTTCAAACCAATCCAAATCAAGATAATCTGGTAAGATCTTTGGTTTCACTCCGCACATTCCACCAAGAATTGGAACATTGTGATAAGCATGATCTCTTATTGAATGAACTGGATAAACAGAATTTTCAAATTCTTCAACCATTTTTCTTTCTCGATATCCCAAACGAGAATCTGTATCTCGCGATATTACAATATCTACTGTTTTATCAAACATCGGGGTGAATCGCCAAAGCATGGCTAGTGGAGTCACGCGACCTGTGTAAATTATTTTTCCTCGTAATCTATTGATAGAACTTATAACATTTGGAGGAACATCATTTGCAACATAAAACCAAGTTTCCCATCCAGGATAAATATGTTGTGCTAAATAAGCATTTTTAATTGCCCCTTCAGTATACTTTGGATTAGTCCCCCAAAGCGAGAATGATATCACTTTTTTCATTTAATTTTCCTTGAATAAATTGAATATATTTGAGCAACTTCAGCCAAATTCCGCTGCATATTTTCACTAGCTGTTGACATACCTTTTGGGTTATGGTAGTATATCCCTAAAACTTCTGGAATCAGCTTCATTTTGGCTCCATTTAACGCACATCTAAGCCAAAACTCCCAATCACTAGCAGACTTATATTCAGTAGAAAAGTATCCATTTTTTTCATGCAAAGACCGCCTCCAGACTGGATGATTATGCGGACTATTTGTTTGTAGTAAACTTTCTAAGCTGAATTCATAACAAGGAAATATTGAAAACTTTTTACTCTTTAATGCTTGATGAACACTATTATGATACTTTTCTAATAGCTTTTTCTCATTATAATTTGGCTCGTTTGTCATTAAATTGTAACAATAAGCAACATCTATTTCTTTATTATTATCTAATAGATTTATATGTTCTTCTATTGATCTTGAGAACAATCTGTCATCTAGGTTTGCGTTTGTAATATATTCCGTTTCTGAATTCTTAATCATATAGTTCCAAGCTTCGTATATTCCAATACCAGAGTGTTCAGCCTTCTTCTCGTATTTGATGTTCTTATACTTTTTTGTGTACTCCAATATTAAACTTCCCTCTTTACTGACCGGACGGTTATTACAGTCAACTAAAAGGAAAAGGCAATCATCAAATATTGTTTGTTGAGTGATATCCTCCAAAAACCCTTCGATAAATTCATCACCATTAAATACAGAAGTAATCACCGTTATTCTTTTCACTTGTTTTTCCCTTTTAGTTGTAAAATGTGTAACTTAATTATAGAATTACGCTCAGAGTAAGAAAAAAAATTTTCGTTGAGGTGATATAGAAATTACCCGACTGCTCGGAACCATATAGGATTCTATACCGTTGGAGGCTCTTTAGCGTCAATTAATATTGCACCTACGCCCAACGAGAATGATGCTCTGTGCCGTGAGGCGATATGTAAGCCGAAGAGCAACAGTCGGCGACATTATCATAACCTATTTCCGAAAAATGTAAAAACGATTTTGAAAAAAAATTGACTTTTTCCAGAAGAAACCAATAATAGTAGAGATTGTGTTCAAAACTTTTTTTGAAAGGAAATAAAATGACACAGAGTGAATTTTTGACTTCGTTTGGTTTTTATTCGAACAGATTTCAGTGGACGATGAATGATGGAAGACTTGTTGGTATTGTGAAAAACGGAAAGAATAAGGGGTTGAAGGTTAATCCAATTACAGCAGTTGCACTAGCAAGGTCGAGTGGAAAACAACTGTATAATTGTAATGCACAAGGGACGCTGTCAGCAGCAAAATCTCTCGGTCTAACATCAGAGCTGACAAAATCATTAATGTCACAAGCTAGCAATGGACATGCTCAAGTTGTTAGAGGTTCGTTAGTAAAACTACTTACGGCTCCATTAAATGGATAATATTGATACAACAAAAATTTGGCTTGAAAAAGCTAGAAATCTATTAAATAGTTTAGATCCTAGTGATGATAAAAAGTCAATGAATAGTTTAATTAGAGATTCCGTTAAAAGTATGTGTAAAGATTTAGAAAAACAATTGGAGGAAATGAAATGAATAATGTTTATTTAATTGGTAATTTGGTTACTGACCCAGAAAAATTTCAGACAAAAAATGGAACTGCTGGAAGAGTTAGAGTTGCAGTAAATTCTCGTCTTGGAGAAAATGAAGAAACTCTATACATGGATGTAAAGCTCTTTGGAAAAACATCTAACGATATTGACGCCTATTCACTATCTAAAGGTGACAGAGTACATGTTGTCGGAAGATTGGTTTCTGAGGAATTCAATAACAAGGAAGGTCAAAAGGTTACAAAAGTTTTGGTTTATGCTAATCAAGTATCAAAAATTGAAAAGCGAAAAGTTGTTGAACAAGTAGCAACACAACCAGATGGAGATTCACCTTTCTAATGTCAAAGAAACTTCAAGACAAGAAAAAAAATGAAAGAAAGAAAAGAGTTCGCAAAGAAGTATTAAAAAGGCGAGCTGAAATTAGAGAAGAAGCAAGATCAAAAAAAGAGATTGCAAAAATTCAAGAACAAATGAGGGAAAAACAAGTCCCATATAGAAAGCCAAAGAATGAAACTTAATATAACTTGCCCAATAAATCAAACTTCATATGGATATGTTTCATCGTATTTTATGAAGGAATTAGTTGGGCTTGGTTATGATTTAAGACATATTCCAATTGGACAAAACAAACCAGACGCGGACATATATCCATTTATAAAAAATGTTACTGGTAATTTTCACTATGACGCTCCATGCCTTAAAATTTGGCATCAGCATGATATGTCTGGATTTACTGGAAGTCCAAGAATAGGTTTTCCAATTTTTGAACTAGAATCATTCGATAGTCGGGAGTCTCATTCGTTGGGATATCCCGACTATTTATTTGTATGTAGTGACTGGGCGGCAAATGTTATCAAGAGATCAATTAATAGAGATGCATTCAAGATACCTCTTGGATACGAAGAATCTATTTTTAAACCTTGTGATTTACCAAGCGGAGATCATACAATATTTGCTAATTTTGGCAAGTGGGAGCTTAGAAAAGGCCACGACATTTTAATAAAAGCTTTTTGTAGTGCATTTACTCATAAAGATAAGGTGTCACTATTTATGATGCCTCATAATATGTTCTTGATGGATTCTCAAAAATATGATTGGGAAATGAGATATAAGTCATCAAAACTTGGATCTAGGGTGACTATTATGCCTCGTTTTGAGAGTCAAGCGATGGTGTATAATATCATGAGTCAAGTTCATTGTGGTGTATTTCCAGCTCGTGCAGAAGGATGGAATTTAGAGGCGTTAGAAATATTAGCGTGTGGTAGACATTTGATAATCACAGATTGTACAGCTCACTCTGAATACGCAAATAAAGATAATAGCTATCTAATTAATATGACATCTGGTTATGAAAAAGCTAAGGATTATGTCTTTTTTGATGGTAAATCTGAGTGGAGATCATTTGGAGACGATGAATTTGATCAACTTGTTGAGTATTTAAGATTAGTTCATAAGAAAAATATGGAAGGGTCTTTAAAAATCAACAAAAGTGGAATAGAAACATCAAAACAATTTACTTGGAAAAAATCGTCTTTAATTTTAGATTCAACACTTAGAAAGCTTTGCAATGCCAATACCTAAACCAAATCCAGGGGAACAGAAAGATTCTTTTATTCAGAGATGCATGGGGTCTGAAGTTATGAATAAGGAATATCCGGATCAAAAACAAAGATACGCTGTTTGTATTAGAGAAACAAAAACATCTGCAGAAACACTAGATGATAGTTATTACTTTAATTCATATGGATTTACAGAAGAGCTTTCAGAAGAAAATTTATTAATTCCAAATGATGAAGATTATATTGATTTTGAATCTGAGTGTGGATCTGATGAAGAAGAAGATTATTGCATAGCAGCAAATAAACCTGGTTTATGGGAAAACATCCGCAAGAAAAAAGAGAGGATGGGTAAAAAATATAAACCATCTAAACCAGGAGATAAAGACCGCCCAAAACCAGATGCCTTCAAGAAGTCGCAATCCATTGCCTCGATGATGGAGTATGTATTCACCTCTAAAGAAGAAGCTATGAAAGCCGCTAAGAAAATGGGCTTAGATGGTGTGTTTTCACATACTTCAGAAGGCAAAACAGTATGGATACCAGGCAAAGATATTGAAGAGTTAGAAGATTGGCTAGAAGCAGAAGAAGAGCTTTCTGAGGCGGCAGAGAAAAAATCAAACGTTAAACTGAATAAGCCATTTAGAACACCTGGTGGCCCAAAGAAGTTTTCTGTCTATGTGAAAAATGACAAAGGAAATGTCGTAAAGGTTAATTTCGGCGATCCTAATATGTCAATTAAAAGAGATGATCCAGAGCGTAGAAAAATTTTTAGAGCTAGACATAATTGTCAAAATGCTGGTCCAAGATGGAAAGCAAAATATTGGTCATGTAAATTTTGGAGTGCAAAGAAAGTGAGTGACATGGCATGAAAGAAGATTATATTAGCTTTAGAGTTAACAAAGAAACTGATAATATTGAAGTTGTTTTTTCTTCTAGTGATCCAATTATTTTTTCTACATTACTAGAATTGGTATGTAATAGATCTTTAGTAAATTCAACATTAAAAGCTGTTTTAACCAACTTAAAAGACGCTGGAGACATTGAAACTTTTGAGGCGGTGAGCAAAATAGCAAGTGCTAGACAAGTCGAAAAACAACCAGTTGTAAAACCCACTGAATACAAAAGAGGTGATTAAATGAAAATAGCTTGGGAACCATGGTACGATACAGACGAAGAAGAAGAAGAAACTAACGAAGAAAACGAAAAAGAAGTATCTTTTGATGATAATGATGATGGCGAAGAAATAAATATAATAACTTCTGGATTTCTTGAAAATCAAACAATAACAACTCCAATTGGTGTTTACCCAGTTGGTGATCGAATGCTTCCTACAAAATTTTTCAAAGAGTGTTGGATTGGGCATACAGATTTTCCAATTTGCCAAGCTGAAAAAGATATATTAGAAAATATACCAGGTATTGAGTGTTTAAAAATTATAACAAAATATAGATTTTTTGTTGGCGTTGGGAAAATGTTTGACTTCTCAACGATTAGAAAACAAATACAAAATATTTTTTGTGAAACTAATTATGATGATCAAGACGTTAATTTTAAATGGGCTATGTTTGTTAATGATGATAAGTCCGTTGAAATTATGCAAGAAACAGATTTTAACACAATTGAAGAGTTTAATGATGCCGTTGCAATGCTAAAGAAAATAAAGAATAACAATGTCCTCGTATCAGAATAAGCTGGAGTATATATTTATAGGAATGGACTAATAAAAATACTAGGAAAATTAGGAATATAATGTGATAAATTGGAGATTTTAATATGGCTATGTTACCAACTGGAATTGTTATCAGCACAACCGGCACTGTCGCTCCAACCGAAAAAATCGGAGGGGTTGCACTTGGATTAACTAGTACAACTGTTACTACTACAAAAAGTCCAATTACTAAAATTTTAACAATTAGAGACACTGCAATGGATGGTGCGGCAGTTAGATCTAGTGTTATGGTTGAATTATCCGGTGCTGGTCATACATACAGCACAACTAAAGCATTAACATCTGGCACGTTTGCTTATAAGCAAATACCATCTCAATTTTTAGCAAGAGGAATGGCTACCATGATAAATGGATCAGCTAATAACTCATTAAGAATTGTTGGAAACGAACAAAACAGAGTTAGAAGAAATATTGCAACTAAATCTGTTGGTGCTCAAACTAATACAGCGTTCAGAAGTGGATATTTTAGACATACCGGCATTTCTGGTCAAAGAACAAACTGGTCTACTGCTCCAAGCACAAATAAAGTTACATATCAAAATGGCGTAGGTGGAAGCATAAACGATCAAGCTATTTATGTCACTTACAAATCAATACCTGGTGAGTTTGTATATATGTATGGATCATTAGCTCCAAAACAAGACGATTATAAACCAGCAACATTATAATGTAATTTTATTAACCTAAAATCTTAGATTGGAGAATGATATGCCAGAGTCATTGTTCGATGCACCCGTCCTTGCTGCAATAGTCGCAGTTGTTGTAGCATTATCTAAAATTATAGAAATGCTTCTAAGCAAGGCGATACCAAAACAATCAATATTAACAGATGAAGAAAGAGCGTGTTTAAAAGAAATACATGAAGTTCATATGAGAGTTGATCAAGATGGAACGCCTCTCGTTTACACGCCAAGAACATTTATTGAAATTCAACGAGATTTACAAAGAACATTACAACAAATTGTTCACGACCAAAAACGAATAGCCGATATCTTAGATAGATTACTTAATAAATTAGAAAGGGATAAATAAGATGGGATCGAAAAATTTATCAGTAAATAAAGAAGAAGTTAACAAAGTAATTAAAAATGCGGTCTTGGTTTCTCTTGCCGCTGGATTAACATTTATTTCAACAAAATTATCAGTATTAGATCTAGGGCCAATGGCTCCACTAGTTGTTCCAGTTATATCTACACTATTAGAATCTGTAATAACATGGGTAAAAGATAACACAAAAGAATAATGGTGACTTATGAAAAGCGCTCTTTCTATACCTCTTTTTGGATATTCTGCCTATCAGTATTATTATTGGTATAATAATCCAGATTTTGTAGCGGACAACAACTTCTGGATTAAAATCGGTGTTTGTGTTGCTTGTGGAATCTATTATTTAGCTTCTGGATTTGATCTATCTACAATTATAAAATTAGTAAATAACAATTCAACTAAAGAAAAAGAATTTGATTATTTCTTTGTTGACCAAGAGAAAACAGACAAAGAAGATAATTCACCAGATGGTGGTATTTTAATAAATAAATACAATGTTATTGAGTTTTTAAGAGATAAAAACAAAGAGTTGAATTCTGAAGAACTTACTGAAATCATTAGGAAATTAGTTGACATATTAATAGTAAAAAGATGAGGATTTTATGAGGTTTGTATTTATACTTGCTATTTTATTTTGTGTTGGCTGTAATCGACCTGGAGTTGATGATAGAGTTGACAACACTTCTGAAAATGAAGATTTTGAATTAACAAGTTCTTTAAGAAAAATACAAGTAGAATTTAAGAAGCTAGATAAAGAAGATCAAGACCTTTTTTATAAGCAGATAGCCGGTTCAGCACTCTATATTAAGAACGCAAAAAAATTAAATAAAAGCTCTGACTTCTATCCTATACTATTAAAAGTTCAATCCTCATATATGTGGGAGGTTGATAAATATCCTAGATTTACGGATGCAATCTCAGATTATCTAATAGAAGAAGGTTATGACGAGCCTAGAGAGCTGTCAACACAACGAGACAGAACTTGGTTATATAACATATTCAACTCTATTTATATGGCAATAAAATATGAGTAATAAATTTGGATGGGTAAATAAACCAAACTTAGTTGAAAAGGTAATGAATAGATTACCTTTCCCGGTTTTTAATGATGTTTGGGCTCCAATTAAGGATAGCGGTGCTGGTAAAAAAGCATTACTATATCAGATTGTAGAGAAAGTTGCTGGTTCATTTCCTAATAGGAATCAAGGTATTGGCGACTGTCAAAATCCATCTGCTATGGTTCGAATGGCGGATGGGTCTGAAAAACAAATAAAAGATATAAAGATAGGAGAATATGTAATAAGTCCTTATGGAAACATTAGAAGAGTTATAGACTATATAAAAAAACCATACAATAAAAGCATGGTAAGAATACACGTTTCTGGCTATAAAAAACCAATAGAGTCAACTCCAGATCATTTATATATGTATCTTCCAAATGTTGGAAGGGGTAAATCAGGAGACAAATCTAAAATAGAATGGAAGCCTATAGTCGCTTTAAATGAAGGCGACTATATTCTATTACCAAAACTTCCTTCAATTAATAAATATAAATACGACTTAAAAGATTTATGTGGTGAATCTATAACAAGCGAATCTGATTTTAAAAAATTAAGAACACAACCTGTTTTTTTTAATAAAATAAGAGTAAAAGGATCAAGTAAAGAAATAAACAGGTTTATTGATTTAGATGAAAAGCTTTGCTGGTTAATTGGGATTTATGCGGCAGAGGGCGGTATTGATAATGGAAGAATAACCTTTAACTTATCTTCTAAAGAGGTCGTGTTAGCAAATAAGATAAAATCGTATATTAAAGACGTTTTTGATTTTGACGCCATCATAACGTCAGTTCCTTCAAAACCATCTATAATATATGTAAGAGTTCAAAATTTACTTATCAGTTCTCTATTTAAGAAATTATGTTCTGGTAATGTTTACAACAAAAAATTAAATAAAGATTTACTCATAACAACAGAACAAAATAAACTACAGATTTTATCTGGATGGATGGATGGTGATGGATATAATAATCAAATTGGAGTTTCTGTTTCAGAAAATTTAATATATGATTTTTTTCAAATAGCAAACTCAATTAATATAAATTGTTCTATTCAAAAAAGAAAAGCGTATAAACAAAGCAAAGAATCTTTTTCACTAAATCTTAACTGTGGTGTAGATGTATTAACACAACAAGCGATTGGATTAAAATTAAACCAAAAGCAAGTTACTAAGTATGGTAAGGCTGCAAAAATATGTAAAATAGAAATTGTTGAACCTGAAACTGAATACGTATATTGTATAGGAGTAGAAGAAGATCATTCGTTTATATGCAATGGATATGGAATTCACAATTGTGTATCAATGGGAGCCGCATATGCAGTAGATATTATTAAAGCCGTAGATATCTTCCTTAATAAAGAGTTTGAGGAGTGGGTTGCTGAGACAGCTACTGAGGATATTTACGCTGGCAGCAGAGTACAAATTGGCAAGGGGCAAATCGGATCTGACGATGGATCGTTAGGTGCGTGGGCCGCAGAATATGTTAGTAAATTCGGGGCTTTAGCAAGACAGAAATATGGAAATATTGATTTATCAAAATATGATGCACAGCGAGCAAAATCTTGGGGAATGCCAAGTGTTGGTGTTCCAGCAGAATTAATACCAATAGCTAAGGAACATAGTGTATTAACTGTGTCCCAAGTAAAAACATATAACGAAGTTAGAGATTTAATTGTAAATGGTTATGCTGTTACGATTGCTAGTAATCAAGGGTTTTCTAACAAGAGAGATTCTGAAGGTTTTGCTAAACCAGAAGGAAATTGGGCGCATCAAATGTGCATTATTGCCGTTGACGACGAATATAAAAGACCTGGAGTGTTAGTTCAAAATTCTTGGGGAGTCTGGAATAGTGGACCAAAAAGACATAATCAACCAGATGGTTCATTCTGGGTTGATGCCCAAGAAATTGAAAATAGAATTCTAAAAAGCGGTGATTGTTGGGCTTTCTCTGGTTACAATGGTTTCAAACCTCAAAAACTTAATACTAGAATTTTTTAAAATGAATGATAGTCTGTCAATATTATTTATTGGTGTCGCTTTGTTTTGGTATATGCCTGATGAACGTACTTTTTCAGATAAAGTAATTGATTTTTTAAAATTTCTTATATTTACTACTCTTATTGTATTGCGCTTCTATATAGAATTTTATTTTTATTTACCTTGTTATTTGCGTTTTTTACCTTTGAATTTTCCTGAAACTCTTGGTTTTAAAGGGCTCTAAAATGAATATAGAATCAATAATTGAAAAAACAATTTTATTCGCGATTGGCTTAACTCTGTTGGGTATTGTTGTTTATATTACGGCGCCAAAAAACTCCAATCAGTCGTGCGAGTCTTGCAATACATGTAATACTTGTGATGATTGTTGTTGCAAAACATGCTGCTGCTGTTGTTTAGGCGAGTGTGTAGTTGAAGAAAAAACTGAAAACTAAAGGATTTTAAAATGAAAGATCTTCTGCCACTATTATTTGTTGGTGCTGTTTTATTTCTACCGTCTACTATTACCCAACAATCAAATAGAACTATTGATGAAAAAGAGTCTGAAGGATATGTTGCCTTCATTGTAAATTCAGAAAGTGGAGAAGACTCTGTACAACCAGACAAACCTGATGATGGGAATGCGTGTGCGTGTAATGGGACAAAACAACTAACACATGGAGATGGACACAAAACACCTTGTCCATGTGATAATTGCAAATGCAAGAAAATAACATCAGATCCTCAACCTATTTCACTACAACAAAAATATTATTTAGTAAAATTTACTGCTGAGTGGTGTGCTCCATGCAAATCATGGGATCAAGTTGAAAAACCAAAACTAGAATCTGCTGGATTTAAAGTTGAATCTTATGATATTGATGAAGAACCAGATCTTGCAGAAAAATACAATTTTGACACAATACCATATTTCCTTTTAGTTGATACTCAGTCGAATAAAATTGTAAAACGATTTGGCAATGAAACTGCGGAAACTATCTATTCAGAAATATTAAAACTTAATCAAGGTAATTAATATGACAGTATTATCGGCAAAATCACTGGCTCAGATTCAATACACAATTAGTGACTCATCTACAAGTCAAGCATCAACTAAAACAGACAACTCACAAAATGCTTGTGATTTTACATATGGAACTGGAAATTTTCAAGTTAATTCTGTTGTAAAAACAACAGGAGTAATCCCAAGTGGATCTAATCTATCAATTAATTTTGGATCTTATAATTCAGTTGATTTTGGCGTTACAGGTGTCGCTTCTTTTAAGACAATTAAATCCATTGTAATCTCAAACACATCAACATCTAGCGGTGTCGATTTAAACATAAGAGCTACTGGCGTAAACGCGGCGACATCTTTCTTTAATGGTGGAAGTGGAAACCTTTTAATAAAGCCATATTCTAGCTTCATATACAATGACCCGCATGGCGGTATAAATACATCAACCGCTAATAGATTGCAACTGCACAATGTTGCGTCAACGTCTGGAACGTCCTCCGGTGTTGCTTCATATAGTATCACAGTGATGGGCATTATTTAATTTTTCCACGTTGACATCTATCTCAAACACCATATAATACATGCATTATATGCATATAATTACGTCTATTTAAGAAAGATATACATGACAATATTTGACGAGCAAATTAGCAGAAAGCCGAATCTTTATCCATGGACCAATGATTTTATTCAAGCAATGCATAATGGATTTTGGACTGATAAAGAGTTTAGTTTTACTAGTGATGTACAAGATTTTTTAGTTTCATTTACCGACCAAGAAAAAGAAATTATAACTAGAGCACTAGCAACTATTGGTCAGCTAGAAATTTCTGTAAAAAAGTTTTGGGCTAAAGTTGGAGATAATCTACCGCATCCATCAATAAACGATCTTGGCTATGTCATGGCTAATACTGAGGTTATACATGGAAATGCTTATGAGCGACTATTAGAAGTGCTTGGGATTAATGATGCGTTTGATAAAATCCTAGAACTTGATATTATAAAAGGTCGAGTTAATTATTTGAGAAAGCATTTACACAAGTTTCATTCTGATAATAAAAAACAGTTTGTATATTCATTGATATTATTTACGTTGTTTGTTGAGAATATCGCGTTATTTTCACAATTTTACACTATTTCATACTTCGGCAAGTTTCATAATAAGCTTAAAGATACAAACAAGCAAATTGAATATACGTCGAGAGAAGAAAATCTCCACGCAATTATTGGTATTAAATTAATTAATACGATAAGAAAAGAATACCCAGAATTATTTGATGAAGAATTAACGCAAAAAATATTATCAGAAGCTAATGATGCTGTTAAACATGAGCTTAAAATAGTTGAATGGATATTAAATGGATATTCGCAAGAGCATCTCAATTTAGTCTTGATTGAGAATTTTATAAAAAACAGAATGAATGATTCTCTGCATGAAATTGGATTTGATAAAATATTTGATATTGATAATTCCCAACTAGAAAAAACGGTTTGGTTTAATGAGCAAATAATTGGAAATAATCAGTCTGACTTTTTTCATTCAAGACCGGTTGAGTATTCAAAGAAAAATCAAAGTTTTTCACCAGAAGATTTATTTTAAAGGTATAATATGGCAGATTATTATTGGCTAAATGATGATACTAGAATATTTATAAAAAGAGGTTATTTTGATATACCAGTAGAGCAAAGAATAAAAGAAATTGCAGATAATGCTGCTAGTATATTGCGTAATAATTTAACTACTGAGATGTTAAACACTCCACTTGAACACATTCCATATCTTATAAAGATCAATGATTTTTCTGAAAAATTTCAAAGATATATGGCAAAGGGGTATTATTCTTTATCAACCCCCGTTTGGACTAATTTTGGAACAAAAAAAGGTCTACCAGTTAGTTGTTTTGGTTCTTACATACAAGATAAAATGGCATCAATCTTATACTCTGTATCTGAGACTGGTATGATGTCTAAATTGGGTGGTGGAACTTCTGCATATTTTGGCGATCTAAGGCCAAGAGGATCTGCAATTAGCGTAGGCGGAGAATCTAGCGGACCAGTTCATTTCATGCGATTGTTTGACTCGGTAACGAATGTTGTTAGTCAAGGCTCTACTAGGAGAGGTTCATTCGCTGCATATCTAAACGTTGATCATCCAGACATAGAAGAGTTTCTCAGAATTCGCTCTGAGGGAAACCCAATCCAAGACAGCTCATTTGGAGTTGTAATAAGCGATGATTTTATGAACAAAATGATAGAAGGCGATGTTTCTAAAAGAGCTATATGGGCCAAAATAATTCAAAAGAGATTTGAAAGTGGATATCCATATATAATGTTTGGAGATACTGTTAATTCAAACAAACCACAAGTTTATAAGGATCGAGATAAAAAAATACATGCTTCAAACTTGTGCTCTGAAATTTGTTTACCAACGGATCATATGGAATCATTCGTTTGTGTTCTATCTTCATTAAATTTATTACACTGGGACGAAATAAAAGAAACAGATGCTATTGAAACGTTAATCTATTTCTTAGATGCTGTGAATGAAGAGTTTGTTCAAAAAAGCAGAGACATTCCTTTTATGTCTAACGCTCACAGATTTGCTAGAGACCATAGAGCGTTAGGAGCTGGTGTCCTTGGTTGGCATTCGCTGCTACAATCAAAAATGATTCCATTTGAATCTATGCAAGCCAAACTACTAAACAGTCAAATATGGTCAACAATTAATGAAAAAGCTAATGCCGCAACAAAAGAATTGGCTAATCTATTTGGTGAACCCTTTTACTTAAAAGGTTATGGCAAGAGAAATACAACTCTATTAGCAGTCGCACCAACAACATCTAGCTCATTTATTCTTGGACAAGTTTCACAGTCTATAGAGCCTTTAAACTCTAATTACTTTGTTAAAAAACTAGCTAAGGGCAATTTTACATATAGAAACCCATATCTTCAGTCTTTGTTGACAGAAAAAGATAAAAATACAGAAGATATTTGGGGATCTATTTTAGTTAAAGGTGGATCTGTTCAGCATTTAGATTTTCTATCTGATGATGAAAAAAATGTATTCAAAACTTTTGGAGAAATTTCTCAAAAAGAAATTGTAATACAAGCCGCTCAAAGACAAAAATATATAGATCAGTCACAATCTTTAAACCTAATGATTCCATCAAATACATCACCAAAAGATGTTAGCTCCCTTTTAATTGAAGGGTGGAGAATGGGTATAAAGACATTTTACTATCAACGAAGTTCCAATCCAGCTCAAGAACTGGCGAGGAATATACTATCATGCAAATCTTGCGAGGGATAAAATGCCTAGACGAAAGCCACGTGTCGAGTCAACTAAAAGGTCAAGAGTAATACCAAAACAAAAAGAAAGGGTTTCACATGAAAAACCTAAAATTAGACTACAAGGTCAAACTCCAAATCAAAATGATTATATAAGTTGTATTAGCGAATATGATATTGTTTTTTGCACTGGTCCTGCTGGTTGTGGTAAAAGTTATATTGCTGCTGGAATGGCCTCTAAGTTTATTATGGAAGGTAAGTATTCTCAAGTAATAGTAACTAGGCCGTTAGTTTGTACGGGAAAAGATGTAGGTTCTCTACCTGGAGAATTGTCAGATAAAATTAATCCATATCTTGGGCCAATGCAAGAAAACTTAAAGAAATTTTTAGGACCACATTACGGATTGCTAGTTAACGATAGAACAATTAGGTTTGAACCACTAGAAATGATGAGGGGGTTTACATTCGATAACTCTATCATGATTTTAGATGAAGCTCAAAACTGTACTATTGAACAAATAAAAATGTTTGTAACTAGAATCGGAAAAGATTCAAAAGTTTTAATTAATGGAGATACTAAACAAACAGACTTGAAAAAAAGTGGACTAGACTTTATAATTAATAAAGTTAGGGGTGTTAAAGAAATAGCTATATGCGAACTCGACTATGATGATATTCAACGTAGAGACCTTGTTTATACATTTTTGAGGGCTGTGGAAGAATGATTTATACTTACAAATGTTATGATTGCGAACATCAATTTGATACTGAACAATCAGTAAAAGATAAGCCACTTAAAAAGTGCCCACACTGCAAGAATTTATCTATTGAGAGACTCATATATTCTCCAATGGTCTTTGTAAGACAAGAGGCTAAGACAATCGGCCAGTTAGCTGACAGAAATTCAAAAAAACTTGGAACTGGAGAAATCTCAGAAAGAGACGCAAAGAAAAAAGAGACTGCTAAAAATTTCTTTGATAAAGAGAGGTCTGATTTAAATAAAAAAATATCATCAATGACTCCAGAACAAAAAGATAGGTATATATATGAAGGAAAATTGTGATTATTATAATTTTAATGGTGAAATAATAGACACAAATGATCTAGCAAATAATTTTTTTGCAAAAAAAATAAGCTTTGAGAGTGGAAACCAACGGTTTCTTATTAGAGTTTGTATGGGTATTTTTCCAACAACTGATAAAGTCCCATTGAATTCAAGAATGCAGTCTGTTAGTGAAAGATGTTTTAATGCGTACATATCATTTTTAAAAACAAAACAAGAATCATATTTTAACTTATCAAGGAATTTAATGACATGAACAAAGGGTCAATTAGAAAAAAAGTAAAGAAAAAAACACTTACAAAAGTGGAGAAGTTTTATATAGCAAATCATTTAGATGTTGATCCCGAAGAATTATCAGTTGCAACTAAGATTCCATTAGATTTGATTAAAAAAGAAATAGAATCTTTATCTTCTCAAAAAGAAGAAACAATCAATAAAAAGGTTGTTGATGATGGATCTCCGAAAATGGCCACTGCTGAAGATTTATTTATTCGCAACAAACGATACGGTGCGATTGTTATGACGCCTGGATCATCTCAAATTGGAGACGAATCAAGAAAAAATGCAAAAATCAACACAGAAAAAAAACAGCAAGAATACGTCACAAAAATCAAAAAATAGTTATAAATCCATATATCGAGAAGGATATGTATCAGAGTCCTCATATATAGTAGAGCTGCTATTCCAAAAAAGAGCTGAAATATTTAACTCTGGAAGATATCCAGAGCGATTTTGGAATTTGCCTAAATACAAAGGTCAATTTACTGGTCAAGTCGTTGCTGCTAGTAGACTACTAAAAAAGTATTCTGGCCAATCAATAATAAATGCTCTAAAGTCTGAAAGATCTCGCGGCGTGATAAAACTGCAAGATGAGAAACTTATTAAGATAATAGAAGAGTTTGAGAAAAACAAAAAAGATCTTGAGATAGTAAAAACAGAAGAGCAAGAGATTGTTGATGTTATTAAACCATTTAGTAAGAATAGAAATAGGTTGCACGATTTATGAAAGATAAAAAAGCAAAAGCAGATCTCGGATCATTAAAAGCGATAGAAAAAGAATTTGGAAAAGTTATTAGCAAGGGTAATGAGCTTATTGCGGAAAAGAAAAAACTAAGAACTCTTTCTGTTAGCCCTAGTATTGATTTAGCATTAAATGGTGGGTTGTCTGAGGGCACATGGAATTTGTTTTGTGGAGATCCTAAGAGTGGGAAAAGTACCACGTGTCTACAAATATGTAAAAACGCAATTGACGAAGGAAGACCCGTAATATACTTAGATGCTGAAAGTCGATTGAAACAATACAATCTAAATGGAATAGAAGGTTTTGATTTATCAAAAATACAAATCATTCATTCTCCAGAAGGAAGAAGACAATTATCAGCAGAAGAATATCTAAAAGTTCTTGAGTCATTAATGTCTCTACCGGAAAATAAAGGAGCTGTTTGTGTAATTGATTCGGTCTCATGTCTTGTGCCATTAAATGAGCTTGAGGAAGATCCGTCGGCAACTATTAGGGCGTCACTACCAAAATTGCTGACACATTGGGTTAAGAAGAATATACACACTGTAACAAGTAATAGATTGATAATGTTACTTATCACACATTACATCACAAACACCTCTGGATATGGAAAACTGAAAAATCCAGACGGTGGGTTGATGATTCAGTTTCAATCTGATACGAGAATGGATATATCGAGGGTTGAGCCTTGGGAAGATAGTGGGAAAAAGATAGGGCAAATTGTAAATTGGAAAGTGTCGTGGTCTAGCCTTGGTGCGACGGGAACAGAATGCACCTCGTATCTTAGATACGGGAAAGGAATAGACAGTAAAAAGGAAGTCATTGAACTAGCAGAAGCATTGTCTATAATAGACAAAGCCGGTGCTTGGTATTCAATACCATTTTTGGCTGGTACAAAAGATTTTGAAGAAGCCCCAAAATTTCAAGGACAATCAAAATTGTATTCCTTCCTTGAGGAAAGACCAGATGTATTTGATATTATTCTGTCTAAAGTAAAAGAATTACTATGATGATCGTTGTAGGATTTGATGGAAAACTTCACAAGTTTAATTATCTAAAAAATAAAAGCAGAAAACATAGAAGCGGAAAATCTTCATTACATATATCAGCTAGAGAATTACTTGTTGAAATTTTCCCGAATCAAAGATTTTACGAAGAAGTAACCCTTCCTGGATCTAAAAAGAACGGGAAGGGTTTATTGTATGCTGACTTTTTTTTGCCAAATAAGATGATTATTGTTGAGGTTCACGGAAAACAACATTATGAATATACATCTCTATTTCATAAGTCAAAATTAGATTTCTTAAAATACAAAAACAGAGACAAGATTAAAAAAGAGTGGTGCGATCTTAACAATATCATGTATATAGAATTAAAATACAATGAAAGAGAGTTATGGAAATCACAGATATTATTAATGAGTCAACACACTTAAGTGAATTTAATGATTGGCTCGAAAAAATATCCGATCATAATAATATACCAAGATGTAATTATAATGAAAAATATAAAGAGTTAATATCATTTAATTATGAAGATATTGTTTCTTTTACACAAGAAGAGTGCTTTGCCTATGCAACTCTGATGACTAGTTATGTCCTCTATCTACAAAGAATAGTAGATCATTGTTCTTCTATTATTAATTACGCCTCGGCAGTTATTGACAGAGAATGCTCTAAACAATGGAGTAATTATGATAAATTTATGCCAACAAATGTAAAGAGACAAGCAATTATAAAAGACAATTCTTTTCTTACTCTTCTTGAAAAGTGTTGTATAAGATTGAGTTCGTTAAAGGATAGATCAGCACAATCATGCTCTGATCTAAGAAGGTTGATTTCAATATATCAAGATTTTGGAAGGTCTAAACAATGGAAATAGAAGATTTATCATCTAGGCTTGAAAAACTAGAAAAAATTATTACACTTATGGCGGAATCTCTGATTCAAAAAAATAGTGATACTACTCAACTAAAAGAGGAAAAACCTAAAAAGAGAAGAACGAGCAATAAGCAAAAACTTATAAAAGAGCCTCCTGATGAGAAACAGCCTTCTACAAATAGTTATATAGCTAGTTCAAAAAAAACTGAAACTTCGATTATTAAAACTAGCACAAGAAATTTAAGAACTAATACATTTAATCCAAGCGAAATAAAAATAGATCCGGAAGAAGATAAAGATACTCCAAAAATTAATCTGACTCCGAGAAATAGGCCAAAATTTAAATACATAAAAAGAGTTTGTGAAAAATGCGGGAAAGAACATGATATAAACCCAGCTTTTAATCGAGAATATTTTGTGTGTGATCGCTGTATTTCAAAATCCATACCAGGAAAATAATATGACATCAAAGTCTAATTTGCAAAACATTGCCTCTGAAAGAGCTGTTCTTGCTGGTGTTTGTCAGTTTGGAGAAGATGCATGGCTAGATGTTGATGGTTTGGTTGAGGAGAGCACATTCACATTAGAAGTGAATCGTGTAATATTTGCGTGTATAAAACATGCAATTAAAACCAACGCAAAGATAGATTTTTCAACAATATTATCATCAGCACAAACCTTATCTCTCGGCGAGTTTATCAATGAAAAAGAAAATCTAAAGCATTTAAATGGTATTTTATCAGCAAGTATAAAAATAGAGAATGTTAGAAAACACGCTCAAAAGATACGAAGACTGCAATTCTCTCGAACAATTCAAAATAAGTTAAGAGATATTTATCGAGCATTAGACGCGACTTCCGGTGAAGAGACAATAAACAAGATTCTTTCTTTAGTTGAAAAACCAATCGAAGATATTTGTCTGTCATATATTAAAGAGGATGAATCGGCACCAAAGAAAATTGGCGAGTCGATTGATGAATATCTTGAGCACGTAGAAAATAATAAAGGAAAATCATTAGGAATTCCTAGTGGATATCCATCTTATGATGTTGCTATTGGTGGAGGTTTTAGAAGAAAGTGTGTTGATCTAATATCCGCTCGACCAAAAGTTGGGAAAAGCTGCATTGCTGATAATATTGCATTGCATATTTCTAGCAAATTAAACATTCCAGTGTTAATGCTCGACACAGAAATGAGCACTGAAGATCATTGGAATAGATTACTCGCAAATTTAAGTGGTGTTGAAATCAATACTATTGCGAATGGTGGTTTTGCAAAAAACTTTGAGGACAGAGATAAAGTTGTTGCCGCCGCAAAAGTTCTAAAGAAAATACCATATCATTATATTAGCATTGCTGGAAAACCTTTTGAAGAGACATTGTCAATTGCTAGGCGATGGCTAATGAAACATGTTGGATATGATGAGAATGGAAAACTAAAAGACTGTCTAATTATTTATGATTATTTGAAGTTAATGACTTCTGAGAGTATAAGTAATAACCTTGCAGAATTTCAAGTGTTAGGATTTCAAATAACTAGCTTGCATAATTTTTGTGTTGAGAATGATTGTGCTTGCTTATCATTTGTCCAGCTTAATAGAGATGGTATCACTAAAGAATCTACAGACGCCGTATCTGGCTCTGACCGTCTGATTTGGCTTTGTACCTCATTCTCCATCTTTAAGGCGAAGACAGACGAGGAGAGGGCTCAAGATGGCTTGCAAAATGGCAATCGTAAGCTAATTCCGCTTGTTGCTAGGCATGGGCCAGGAATTGATGACGGTGGTTACATCTGCTTGCAAATGGATGGCTCTACAGCAAATATCAGAGAAATAGGTTTGATTAGAGAGATAAAGAAAAATGAAAAAACAAGATCAAAAGGATTCTCGAACGCAAGCACTTCTGAATCTGAAGATGAAGGCGATGAAGAGAATTTTTGATCTTTTAGATTACTTTGGTTATAATGATTTTTTTGAGCAAGATGAAATTTTAGTTGGTTCGTGCCCAGTTCACAACGGTGACAATCCTTCAGCATGGAATATTAATATCGAAGAGGATAGTCGTCATTATGGTTTATGGTTTTGTAACACAAAACAATGTCACAAACACAAAGGTCATGACATAGTATCACTAGTTAATTTACTTCTTGATAAAAAACTAAATAAGAAACACACATTTGTTGAAACAATAAAATTTCTTGAAAGTTTCACGAAAGGTGTTAAGGCTAAGGCATTCAAATATGAAAAAGATTCTTATTTAGATTTGCTGAGTAAACAGAAAAGACCTGAAAAAACAAAATTCACAAAAGCAGATGTCAGGAAGAGACTTAAAATACCTTCACAATTCTATATAAATAGAGGATTTAAACCAGAAACATTGGATGAATTTGATATTGGTCTATGCTTAGATCCAAGTTCTAGTTTTTACAATAGGGTTGTTTTTCCTATTTATGATGATGATGACAAGTATCTAGTAGGTTGTGTTGGCCGAACAGTAACAAATTCAGAATCAAAATGGATTAACAAAAAAGGATTTAATAAATCAAACCACCTTTATAATTATGGAAAATCTTTACCTTTTATTGAAAAAAGTGGCTCGATTATCATTGTCGAAGGACAGGGTGATGTGCTAAGATTATGGGAATCTGGCATTAAAAACTGTGTCGGTATTTTTGGCTGTCATTTAAGTGATTCTCAAGAATTTATGCTCCAGAGAACTGGCGCGTTAAATCTAATTGTAATTATGGATAATGATGAAGCTGGGAAAAAATGTAGACAAGAAATAAGAGAAAGACTGTCCTCATTTTTTAATATTATTGATATTGAACTCCAAAAAAAAGATGTTGGAGAAATGACAGTTGAAGAAGTTAACAAATTTATAAAACCAAAATTAATAGGAATGATATGACAACAATTATTGCTTTATCTGGCCGCAAACAAAGTGGCAAAACAACATTATCAAACTTTATACACGGCCATGAAATGAAAAGGCATGATATAATTGATAGATTTGAAATTTCTCCTACTGGAGATTTGATTGTAAATTGCACAGTGTCAGATGATAATGGCGATGTAGTTGAACAAATGGGTGTTCTTGATTTAAATCAAAATAATGATAATTTTTACGATTTTGCTAGTAGAAGAATCTGGCCTTTAATAAAAGGTTATAGCTTTGCCGATTCTTTAAAAGAATTATGCGTTTCCCTATTCAATATTCCACTAGAATGTGTTTATGGAACTGATGAACAAAAGAATCAGATTCAAGAACATTTGCTATGGGAAAATATGCCGGGTGTTATCACTGATGCAGAATTTTATAACGCTGTTATGAAAAATCACTATGGATCTAATGTAAGAGATGTGATTTCAAAAATGACGTTTCATGATCCTGGACCAATGACAGCTCGTGAATTTATGCAGTTCTTTGGCACTAATATCATGAGAAAAATATATGGGCCAATATGGATTAACAACTGTTTAAATCGCATAAATAGTGATGGGTCGGCAATTGCAGTAATTAGTGATTGTAGATTCGAAAATGAAGTCAAAGCCATTCAAGCTGCTGGCGGCAAAGTTGTACGATTAACAAGATCAGTAAAAGAAGACTCGCATATCAGCGAGGTTGAGCTTGATGGATATGAGGGCTTTGACTTTATACTTGACAATCAAAATATATCTATAGAAGAATCATGTTCTGAGTTTTTGAAATTAATGATCAAGCTCGGAGTAACTCAAAAAATAAATACTGGTAGATACACAACAACAATAAAGTAAAATACTATGATGATATGTTATTTAAGATCTAGTTCTATTGGCACGCTTAGTATGTGTGAAATGCAATATTTTTTCACATATGTTTTGGGTTTTAAAGGCAAGCAAAACAAAAAGGCGACAATGGGAACAATCATGCATCGAGCCTTACAAATCCTAGCCGATAAAAAATTAGCACAAAAAACTAAAAAAAGAAAGCTAAAAAATGACGATTTAGAGGATTTGACATTTGCCCAGTGCGATGATATCGAGTATATTACGACGCTAGCTTTCGAACACTATTCCAAGCTAGAGCCAGATTTAGGTTTAACAGAAGCTGATTTGCAGACTTGTATTTCTTGGGTATATAAGACAATATTATACAAAAATGGAATGTACGACCCAAGAAATCAAAACGTATTTGCTACTGAAAAATTTTTTGATATAGAAATAAAACAAGATTGGGCTAAGTATGATTATGAAGTTAATGGACAAAAAATATCTGGTTATTTATCTATCAAAGGCACAGTTGACCTAATCATACAAGAGGATGAAAAATACTTTCAGATATTAGACTACAAAAGTGGGAAAAGAAAAGACTGGGCAACTGGAAAGATTAAAGAATATGAAGATTTTCAAAAAGACCCTCAATTACTTTTATACTATTATGCGATCAAAAATCTTTATCCAGAGTATTCATTTTATACTAGTATCTTTTATGTTAACGATGGTGGTGTTTTTGACTTGCCATTTGATGAATCTGATTATATAAAAGCTGAATCAATGCTTCGACAAAAATTTGAATACATAAAAAATGTTCAAATACCTAAGCAAGTTTCTGCAAATAACACCGATTTCAAATGTACAAAGCTATGCAATTTTTCAGAATTGACAGAAAATGGAGATACTATATGCCAAGCGATGCACAAAGAAATAAAAAGAGATGGAATTAAAAAAGTCACAGAAAAATACGCAGACTTAAAGAAAATTACAAAATATCAAGACGGCGGCGGAAGAATAGCGAAGGATTAAAATGCTAAGAAATCATTCTCATTATTCATTACTATTGTCAACTCAGAAGCCAAAAGACATAGTAAAGAGATGTAAAGAGCTTGGATATAAACATGCTGGTATTTGTGATATTGGTTCAATCAGCGGCGTCATATCATTCCTTAAAGCTTGTAAAGAGAATGAAATAATACCAATAATTGGCTCAGAGATAGTGTTAAAGGATGGGTCGTCTATCTGTTTGTTCTGTAAAAATATTAATGCTTGGAAGAATTTACTTGTTGTTATATCAAGATGTAATGACGAGGATAATTATGACAAAGGGGCAAAAATATCATTTGAAGAACTTATTACACTAATAAATCCTCAAAACTTCGTTTGTGTTGATGGTTATTTAGGGAGTCGCTTAGCTCGTCACTGCTTAGGAGAGTCCATTGACTTTGCAGATGTTGAATCCTACAATATCGCCGATCCTAGCAGTGTAATACAAGAAATGCAAAATATATTTGGCGAAGACTATTACATAGAAATTGATGATCAAGATTCAACAACGCTTTTAGCGATAAAAGTTCTTAGAGAAGCCTTAATAAATACTAATGTAAAAAAAATACCATTTTCTTCTAGTTTTTACAATAAAAGGTGTGACTCGATAGACCATAGAGTTATTCTATGCTCTAAGCTAAAAACAACGCTTGAAAGACTGCAAGACAAAATAGAAAAAGAGAATAGCAACAATACAAACTTGCTAATGTTCATACGAAATAGTTCTTACTATATTAGATCAATTAACGAAGATAATTTCTCAGACTTAATTAGTAAAATAACACAATTCAATATTTTGTCAAACCCAAAACTTCCTTCCTTTAGTTGCCCAAGTGGAATGTCTCAAGAGGAATATCTAAAAGAGCTTTGTCGTTCTGGATGGAGAAAATTAATCAAAGATAAAATTCCAGCAGAAAAACAAGAGGAATATAAAAATAGAGTATTATATGAGCTTGGAGTTATATCAAACACTGGTCTTTCTGGTTACTTTTTAATTGTACAAGATTATGTTAACCACTTTAGATCAAAAGGTTATTTAATTGGACCTGGAAGAGGCAGCGGTGCCGGATCATTAGTTTGTTATCTACTAGGGATTACGCTAGTTGATCCAATTGAATACGGCTTACTTTTTGAGCGATTTTTTAATGGTGGTAGATTTTCAAGAGATAAGATTAGTTTTGATGAGTACGAATACAATGAAAAAATTAATTGATTTAAATTATTATACTAAATGTATAATTGAATATTATTTTTTTGGTAAATACAAAATCAATAATAGCGATTTAGAAAACTATTATCGATTTTCTCTTAAAAACCGTAATGAATATAGAATCAATAACTTTATTGGGATTTATGCCAAAGCATTTATTGCTAAACAAATCACAAAAGACTTTAATTAAAGTTGTAACAAATGATATTAAAAAATATAATTTATAAATTAAAATATAAAATCTCAGAAGCTGAAATAATCAGCTCAAACGATGTATTTTACATGGATCATATTTTGCGGTTTTATCAAGGCACAGATTTGGTAATATTTATGAAATAATAAAGAATGCTTGTAATGATTATTAGTAAAAAATATGATTTTGAGAAAGAATATGATTAAAAATATAGTTAATAAATTAGAGGGTCAAATATCAGAAGGTTTATTGAAAACAACATGGGATTTGCCACTCTTTACTAAATTCAATGGTGTGTATATAGAATCTTGGTTGATAAACGGATTTTATAATATTATTATAGAAACTAGAAAGAGTATTAGAAAGAGTATAGATGAATTCAGTATTGAGTAAAAACGGATTAAGACCTATTGATAATAGACTTGAAGAAGTAGAGAACAATCCGTTCTTTATTGAAGAATGTAATATCATATCAGAAATGAAAAATGGATTTGCCTACTATAAGCACATAATAGAAAATGTCGAAGTAAAATCAAATTCAAAAAATAGTTATGTGTTATGGGTTTGTGGAAAATGCGATGATTTAGATAAGACAAAACCTGTTAAGTTTATAAAAGGAAACTACTCCTTACCAGACATTGACGTTGACTTTCCACCAGAAATTAGAGAAGATGTTATTCAATATCTTCGAGATAAGTATAGCTCGGACAGAGTTTGTCAAATGATTACGTTTGGTCGGCTTCAAGGCAAATCGATCCTAAAAGAAGTTCTAAGAGTCAATGATAGATGTTCTCCGGAACAAATGAACCAAATCACAAAATATATACCAGACGAGGCTGAAATTTCCGATGAGTTGAAAGATATGGAAAGGCCGTCAATATTAATGTGGTCCCTTGAGAACACACCTAAAGAGTTGTCTGATTATTGTTGGATAGACGAAGATGGATCTTTGAAAGGTGAATATGCGAGAGATTTTGAACAAGCTATACGGTTGGAAGGAACATACAAATCTCAAGGTAAACACGCCGCTGGTGTAGTTATTTCATTAGATTTGCTAAATGAGGTCTGCCCAATGATCAAAGAAGCTAGAGGAAATGCTAAAATTGCTGGAATGGAAATGGGTGATCTTGAAGCTATTGGATGCACAAAATTTGATATTCTTGGCGTTTCTCTTTTAAGTAAAATACAAATGACTTGCGAAGGAATTGGAGATTATGAATAGAATTGCAGGAACTGGGCATAGACCAAAATATTGTCCTTGTAAATATAATGATAACCATCCATGGTTGAAAAATCTAAAAAATAGACTATATTGTGACTTAGATGTTGGCTATAACAGCGGGCAAATAAGTCATATTATCACAGGTATGGCAATTGGATTTGACACTTGGCTAGCTGAAGTCGCTATTGAACTTGAAATACCAATTCATTGTTATATACCATTTAAAGGTCAAGAATCAGCTTGGCCAACATCAACTAAAGAAAAGTATAATCAAATAATAGGTAAAGCTGAAAAAGTTGTAGTTCTTCATGATCAATATAAACCATCCGCTTTCACTGAAAGAGATAGAGCTATGGTTGATAACTGTGATATGGTTTTTGCTTTGCTTAATCCATTAGAACAAGAAAGTGGAACATTTTACACAGTTAAATACGCAATGTCTAAAAAAATTAAAGTAGAAAATTATTGGAGAGATTAATGAATTATAGAGATTTTATATGTTTTGACTTTGAAACCACTTCTAAGTTTGCTGCGACAACACAACCAGTTCAAATTGCTGCGGTAGTTATTCATGGCCGAAAATTAGAGATAAAGCACGGAACAGAATTTCAATCATTGATCCGTCCAATTTTTGATGAAGAAAAATGCAAAAAATTGAATCTTGATCCATTAACAGATGACGCTGTTAAAAAACATGGAAAGACTAAAGAGATGCTAGAAAATGCTCCATCTCTTGAGTCGGTATGGTCAAATTTTACTGAATATTGTAAGCAGTTCAATACTGGTAATAGCAATTTTACAGCACCAATTGCAACTGGTTATAATATTGTAAATTTTGACATGCCTATTGTTGAAAGGATTTGCTGTAAAGAACCTTATAAATATGGACCATCAAATAAAGAAAATAGACAAGATTTGTTTAGCATAATCAATGTAATTGATATGTATCCATTCATGTTTAGCTTTTTTGAGAATGATAAAGAAGTTTCATCTCTAAGTGCGGATAATTTAATAAGAGGTCACATGGGTTATTCTAAAGGAACTGCACACGATGCTATGTCCGACGTTATGATGACCGCCGAATTGTTTTGCAGAACTATGAAATTCATTCGTAATAAAGTATCCAAAGAAAACTTTAAGGGTTGTTTTAATGTTTAAGGCTTTAGCTGAAGACGATCTTAATATACAGACATGTAATCTAAACGACCCAGATGTTTGGGATATGATTTGTGATGGACAAGTAAAAGGTTGTTTTCAGATTGAGAGCTATCTTGGTAAGAGTTGGGTGAAAAAAATCAAACCAAGAACTATCTCGGAGCTTTCCGACGTAATCGCTCTAATACGCCCAGGATGCTTGGCTAGCTCAGCGGGTGGCAAGTCAATGACTCAGATCTACTGTGATAGAAAACATGGCCTAGAGAAGCCCACGAGCTTTCATGAATCAATAGACCATATTCTTCAGAAGACTTATGGGGTTATTGTATATCAAGAACAGTCAATGAAAATCGCAGAGGTTATGGCTAAATTCACGCTAGAACAAGCTGATGATTTGCGAAAAGCTATTGGTAAGAAAAAAGCCGATCTGATGGCAAAGGTTAGACTTAGCTTTATAGAAGGTTGTGTAAAAAATAACATAACAGAAGAAAAAGCTATAGAAGTATTTGATATTATCGAAAAAAGCAATAGATATTCGTTCAATGCTAGCCACAGCGTGTGCTATGCTACATTATCATATTGGTCTGCTTATGTTAAATATCATAGACCTAAAAAATTCTTTGTAAACTGGTTGAGACTGGCTGCTGACAAAGTTGATCCGGACGTAGAAGTCAAAGAGCTTGTTATGGCAACTAAAGGAAAAGACCTAGAAGTTGCTGGGCCTCATTATACTCGACTTTCTGACGATTTCTTTTGGGATTCAAAATATAATTGTATAAGATTTGGAGTCTGCAATATAAAATATGTCGGACAAGCCCACCATGATGACTTAAAGAAGTTTTTAGATGAGAATCCAAAACCAACATGGTCTCAACTATTAATTGAGGGTTTGTATAATATCAATAAAAAAGCAATAGAGAACATGATTTCTGTTGGTACATTTTCTGGTTTTGGCAAAACTAGATCTGAAATGCTGCATGAATTCTCATGTCTAAATGACCTAAACGACAATGAAGTTGAAGCAATTAAACTATCTTATGATAAGAGCAAGCCAATCATCGACATTATTCAGTCTTTAGTTGATAAAGGCGTTAAGAAAAAGCGAGGCGAAGTTGGATTTATTTCTACGGCAGCGAGACTTCTAAAAGTCAAAGATATCATCACAAGATTGAATAATCCAGGAAGATCATTGAAGGATAATCCTTCTGTGTATGCAAAGATCGAAGAAAAGCTGCTGGGTTGTTCGATCTACCATTCAGAGCTAACTGCCTCTGCTGAGGCCGGACACGCCGATACTAGATGCGTAGAGATTGCTAATGGTAAAATGTCGAGGTCAACAATTGCCGCTATTATCAAACGTATCAAAGTGCATAAGACTAAAAAGGGTGAAGAAATGTGCTTTCTTACCTTAGAGGATGAATCTTCTCAATTAGAGAATGTTGTCATTTTCACTGACTTGTACGGGCAAAACAAAGATATAATATATGAAGACGCACTCGTTCTTATCAGCGGAGAAATAAAAGACCCTGTAAGAAAATCATTTATAGTTGAAAGTATATTTTTAATATGAACGAAGAAATAGAAAAACATATTCCTTTAGCAAAAAGTATAGCCAAGTCGTTCTACAAAAAAAATCCAGTTTATAGTCTGCAAGATTTAGAGCAGGTTGGCTGCATGACAATAGTAAAAGTCATGAAAAAATACAATAGCGAAAAATCAAAAATATCTACATTTCTAACAAAGTGCATTAGGAATGATATAATAAAATTTATGAAGTCGCAAAAGCTTGGTAGAGATATTTCTAAAGCAGCAAAACGTGTAGACGTAGAATATGAATTAAATGATCTTGATTGTATAAAAAACTTCAACTCCACAGAAGAAGAGGTTTTACGTATGAAACTTTCTGGCTTTACAATGAAAGACATATCAAAAAAATTAAAAATTTCATTGAAAAAAACTAGACAGATAATGAGAGAGATAAGAGAAGTTTATGAAGAATAAAAAAAGACTATTATTCTTAACTGAGGCAACGTATCAAAATACTGGTTACGCCACATATTCTAAAAATATGATGGAGGCCTTTGATAAAACCGGAAAGTATGAAATTGCAGAATTGTCTTGCTACGGAAAAGAAGACGATAAAAGAAGGCAGACGATAAAATGGAAAAATTATCCAGTAATTCCTTTAGACTCTGATAAAGATGGTTTGTCTAAATACGTAGAAAATCCACAAAACCAATTCGGAGCTTTTCGATTTGAAAGAGCTTGTTTAGATTTTAAACCAGATGTTGTCTTATCCATCCGAGATTTTTGGATGGATTCTTTTGTATATTCATCTCCGTTTAGAAGGATTTTTAAATGGATTTGGATGCCAACAATTGATGCGGCTCCTCAAAATGAAGAGTGGGTTCATTACTTCTCAAATGCAGATGGTATTATTACTTATTCTGATTGGGGAGCAAAAATTATAAATGGACAATCTGGAGGAAATGTAAAATATTTTGGCACTGCGTCTCCAACTGCGAACTGTCATTTTCACATGATGGATAAGGCAAAAATTAGAGAAGAATTTGGAATAGACCAAAATATAAAAATTATAGGCACCGTAATGAGGAATCAAAGAAGAAAATTATTCCCAGTGCTTTTTGAAGCTTTTAAAAAATATCTCGATAAAACACAAGCGAAAGATGTTTATCTGTATTGTCATACATCATATCCAGATAATGGGTGGGACTTAGCACAATTATTGCATGAAAATGGAATTGCAAATCGTGTTCTTTTTTCTTATGTATGTTCTAATTGTAACAGCTTTGAAGTTTCAAAGTTCTGTGATTCATTAAAGTTTTGTATTAACTGCAATAAATTTACATCGCAAACTGTTAATGTTGTAAACGGTCTTAATGACGAAGTTTTTGGAAAACTGTATAATTTATTTGATGGGTATATTCAGTGTGCTAACTGTGAGGGTTTTGGAATTCCACAGATCGAAGCTGCTGCTTGTGGAGTGCCAGTGGCTTGTACTAGATACTCAGCTATGGAAGATGTTATTCATAAGTTAGAAGCGATTCCTATTGAGTTGGACGGAAAATATAAGGAGTTGGAAACTGGTTGTGACAGAGCTGTGCCATCTTCTGAATCTGTTTGTGAAGCTATTGAAAAATTAACACAAACGAACGAAGAGAAAAGAAGAAGAGTAAGATCATTATTTGAAGAAAATTATTCACTAGAATCATCTTCTGAAGTATGGATGAATGCTATTGATTCAGTTGGTTATGCAGATTGGGATGTTGCACCGATTATAAAATCAGAAGACGTATTAAATCTTCCGCCTAATATACCTAATTCCGTTTTTGTTGATAAGTGTTGTGATGCCTACTTAATTGATAGCTGGAGAAAATACAGCCACGACATTAGAATGTTGAGAAGAGATCTAAACGCTGCGAGCTATAGACCATCAAAAGATGGTTATTTCTACTCAGAACTATCTATTTATGGAAGACAAAATCTGTCGTCTTTTTCTAAAGAAGACACTATTAAATTATTTATTGGAAAAGCCAAAAATTCTAATTTCTGGGAAAAAGCAAGAACTGGCTTAATAAATTTTGGAGAAGAATCATGGTTAAATTAGGAATAATTTGTTCTGAGTGTTGTTTATTTTCAGATGGAAAGTGCTCAGTTGGATTGCACGAAAAGTGGCTTGCTGCTGGTGCAAACGTAAATCATACAGATGGCGACGTGGTCATTGATAGAATTTGTATGTATCGACGACCACATACATGGCAACCAGATAAAACAAAAGATGTATTAGATCAACTAAAAGAAGAAGTTTCAATACCAGGAACAATTGTTTTATTCCATCATACTGGTCCAACCTCTAATTTAGCCACTGTTATTGAAAAGATAAATAGTTCTGATATTACTAAAAAATTTAAATTAACAATCTGCTGTGCTGATCAATACGATCTTTCATTAGTAGTAAAAGAGGCAAAAAAATTTAAAACAGACAAATGGACTGTTGTAAAATTATTCGATGTTTTTAACGACGAGCAAGCGTCTAGCGAAGTTTTTCGTAAGACAAAAAATGGCTATCTCTTTTTCTTAGATAGTTCGCAAGATTTTGATCCTTCTATTTTCGACAAAATTAATTATTACGTTAATGAAAAACTACAAAGATTATTACTAGTTAAACAAGTAGGAAATTTTTATCATCAGTCGGTCTGTATATCGCCACTGTTTAAATTTGTTCATGGTAATAAGAATATGACATTTGAGGACAAGGTTATTGCAATGGCTGAGGAACAAGGATGCTTAAATCAAATTTTAACATGGGATGATATTAATGAAGCGTGTAAATATTAATATTGTTACTTCATCAATAGATGAAGACAGATTTAAAAAAATTAAAGACTTATCTAATAGTAGTAAATACGATGTTGTTTTAAATGTCCTATTATACTCCTCTTCCACTTTTAGTAGTAAAGATTATTACAATCTTTTTAAATATGAAGAGTCTGATGCTCAATTTTTTAAAGATCACATTAGAGAAATAATTAAAAACTCTTATTGTTTTACTACGATAAACGCTAAAGTCGATCCAGTTGAAGGTTATATTGATAAGTTTAAATTAGAAACATTTGAAGATAATAATTATGGAGCTATATATTCAGATTATTCTACTTCTAACTCTACTGGTGTTAGATCTATTGTTTATCAAAAAAGTATGCCTGTAAAAAGCAATGTCTTACCTCTTGTATTTTTTAATACAAATCATTATGGGTTTGAGAAAGATCCAGAATCACATATTCTATCAAACTCTTTATCTAAACACATTCCAGAGCCTTTATGCATATTGAATCGATAACATTTATTATATTGTCTGCCGGTCAACCAAAAACTCGATCTAAATTACCAGCACCTCTTTCGCTAGTAAATAAGACTACTTTAATTGACTCGCAAACAAATACAATAAATAAGATGTATAATTTTGCTGATATTGTATTATGTACTGGATACAAATCAAAAGATGTAACATCCTATGTGCATCAATCAAATCTTAAAATAAGACTTGTTGAAAATCATAATCATAAGGAAACTTCATCTGTTGAATCTCTTAGATTGGCAATTAACGCTTCTTCTGAAAGTAATCTTTTTATAATTCATGGCGATAGGTACTTTAATAAATATTCTATTGATAGAATAAACAGTAGTAAATTATTTACATTTGAAATGAACTGTAAAATAAAAGATAAAATAGGGATTCTTCATCAAAACTATTTATTAAATAATTTATCTTATGGTGTTTCTAATGTATCTAATGCTTGGTCAGAAATGTTCTATATTCCAATAAACTATTTTGAAGAAGTGCGAAGTTTAGTAAATTATTCAAAAACTAACATTGGTTTATATGAATTAGTAAATATAATTAATAAAAAATATAAATTTCACATTGTTCAAAATGATAAAGCTAAGGTAAAAAATATATGAAAACTATGATACTATTAGATCACACAGCTTTTTCAGAAAAAAACTATGTAATATTATCAGAAGTAAATAGGATAGTTACTGATACATTAAATGATGTTTGTATTGTTCCATACGATATTAGTAATAATATGATTAATTTACAGTGTGCAATAGTAAATATTGGAGAATTAAGTTCGTTCTCTAATGGAGTATTAATAGCCACAACAGTTAAACACGCGGCTGAGATCATATCATGTAAGACAAATGCTTTAAAAGTTTTATATTTATGGGATCTTGATTGGTTTTTTGAGGAGTTTTCTGGTGAATTTTTAAGAAGCGTTTTTAATTCAAATATAAAAATAATTACAAGGTCACAAAGTCATCAAGCTGCTATTAAAAGTTTTTTCAAGATTGAAGCTGATATATTAGAAGATTTTAATTTGGAGGATTTATGGAATTTGCTAGAAAATACAAAGACAAAATAATAGACCTGTATGTACGACAAGGTTTAAGTACATATCAAATTGCTGAAATATTACAGACAAACTCTACAAAAATTCTAAGAGCGTTGGATTTCTTAGGTATTGAGCGTAGAAGTTATTCAGCAGCTCAGTCAAAAGCTCTTTCAACTGGTCGTGCAGAGCATCCAACAAAAGGCAAAGCATTAAAAGAAACTGCAAAGCTAAAAATAGGTAGAGCTAGATCAAACGCTTGGAAGCAAATGAATCCAGACGATTATGAATATATAAGACAATTAAACAAAGACAAATGGAATTCAATGACAGAATCTCAGAAGCAAGAACTTCGAGAAAAAGCTCTTGATGCTTGTCGTGCAGCTTCTCGCTCTGGGTCAAAAACAGAAAAACATTTACTTAATCGTTTAGTTGAATCTGGGTATGAGGTGGAAGCACAAAAGACGCATCTTGTTCCTCATTCATCGTTAAAAGTTGACTTGTTTTTACCAGAAATTAAGACGGCGATCGAGGTTGACGGACCAACACATTTTCTCCCGATTTGGGGAGAAGATAAGCTGCAAAAACAACAATCTGCTGATATTATTAAACAAGGTATCTTGATGGATGCTGGCTATGCAATTATAAGAGTTAAGCAGATAGACAAAAGCATTTCAATAACAAAGATGAATGATTTGTTTGATTCTGTCTATACCGAACTAAGAAAAATTGAAAAGCAGTTTCCAGAAAGATCTAAACGTTTAATAGAAATAGAGGTAAATGATGGATCAAGATTCAGATAAAGAAATCCCTTCATACAATTCTGTAGAGTGGCATGATTATGTCATGTCTCATTTTACTCCAGAAGAGCTTATTGACGGCCATCCAAAAACAAATAGCTTAAGACGTGTTGCCGGTTTAATTCTTGGGGATATAATCTCTAGTAAGCCAGTGAATGTGTGGCCGGTAGAAGGTAATGGAGTTGGAAGAGCTACAGTTGTATGGGAAGTGGTTTTTAAATGGAAGCTTGACGGAGAAAAAGCATACAGAACTTTTGGTGATGTATGTGATACTTGGGAAGGAAATACAGACGATTTATTCCTAGCTCATGCTGTAGCAACCGCAGGAACAAAAGCTGAAGGAAGAGCATTAAGAAAAGCTCTAAATATTAGAGCGTTAGCCGCTGAAGAACTTTGTAAAAAAGATGTTAGAAAGTTCATCGCAGATCAAATTACAACTGAAGAAAGAATTACAAGCGAGCAGAAAAATCTTATCAATGTAAAGTGTAAAAAACTTGATATTGATGTTATTAAATTTATTAATTCGGGAAAGAAAAACTATCGTAGCATTCATGAGGTCTCAAAAGAGACCGCTAAAGCGATGATAAAAAATCTTAACGAATATAGTGTTGAAAACGTCCCAGAAAATATTAAAGGTTATCAAGAAGATTGGAGTAAATAATGAAGTTGACATATACGACTAGTGATGGAAGAATGACAGTTGAACTCGAAGCTAATAATGACAAGGAAATGTTTAGAAAGCTAGCTCGATTTCAAGAAATTTATGAAGATGTTCCATCTGGAACTGTAGATAAGAAACTTGTTACAGGAGGAGATGTTTCTTATCGTGTTAGAAAAGCAAAATATACGGATGAAAAAGGAAAGGAAAAGGAAGCGGAATATTTTGAGAAGGTTGTAACAAATGGACCTCTCAAATGGTATAAGAAGAGCTATGGAGTGCTCGATGATGGAACAGACAACTTGTTCCCCAAAAGACCAGACGAAGGCGATACGAGCGTTGAGCGAGGTGAAAACGGCTGGCATAAATATATTAAGAAGTAGTATTACGTAAAAAGTGAGTAAGCCCGCTAGAAAACTAGCGGGTTTTTTTATAAGGTAAAAACATGCATTGTGAAATATGTGATAAATTTTTAGAAATAAATGATAGCGATTTTTATTTTTGCGAACAATGTGATTTGTGGACAGCAGACAAAAATAAAAAAGATATTAGAAAATTGTATACTGGGGAATATCAGTCATTAGAAATATCAAGACATTCAATAGATCAACTAAAAAAGGAATGGGACACAAACATATTTTTGATCAAAAAGTTTAAGTCTCATGGGAAACTATTAGAAGTTGGATTTAGAGATGGTGTAAGTATGCTAGCATTAGAAGATGCTGGGTTTGATGTTTATGGATTTGATATCTCTAAAGAATCGGAAGAGTTAGCCGTCTCAAATGGCGTTAGCCGCGACAAAATTTATATCGATAATGAATTGCATATTGTTAATTTCAATAATAAATTTGATGTTATTACGGTAAGAGAAGTCATCGAACATGTTCCATATCCAGAACTCTTAGTCTATTCTTGCTATAAAAATCTTAATGAAAATGGTATTGTACATATACAAACACCAAGACATAGTTTTATTGTTGATAACTGGAAAGAAAAAACACATTTAAGGACATATTCCGTGCATTCTCTTATTACTCAAGTTATTAAATATTTTATAATAAAAGATGTTCTTATGTGGGAGGGTGGTATGTGTGTAACAGCAGAGAAATATTCTAAGGAATAAAATGAACACACCATGTGAATGCCCTCTTAGTGGGTACTGCAATAGACATAAAATAAATAAAAATGATACCGAGCATAGACTTTGCTCCACAAATATTAAATATTTTAACATGTGGGAATCAAAGTCTGGAAAAGGCTTAGTAGAAAAAGCTATCAATTTTTCAAAAGCTGTAGTTAAACACGTGTATAACGGAGCAAAAAACTGCACAGATGAAGAATCTAATCGCAGAATTTCTTTATGTGAAACATGTGATAGATTCAATAAGTCTGATAGAACTTGTTTTGAGTGTGGGTGCTTCCTAGACTTAAAGGTTAAATGGGAATCGTCTCAGTGTCCACTAGGCAAATGGTAAATTATTTTTCAAAATTAGCTTTTCTACTAGCCTTTTTGTCTACGCTGTCAACCACTTTCCAATAGAATATTGCTAACGTTTTTCTGAATTCGGGACCAGTTATTCGTGTTACTTCATGCCAACAATCTTTTGTGTCAAAATAAACACAAGTATTAAATTTTGGTGTGATCTCTTTACCTTTTATCACTAGCTTTCCACCCCAATTATCTTCCCACTTTTCGTTGGCAAACCACACTAATGATCCAACTCGCTGCCAATTGTATAATGGGTGATATTCAGCATCATAATGACCACTAAGCCATCCTTCTGGTGGTATCATATGCATACCACCAGCATGGTAGTCCATGTCTGGAAAGCATCCGCTTGGTGGAACAAATGTTCTAGCTAATTCTTCAAGTGCTATTCTGCACGCATTTGGGAACCTTAAATGATCGACACTTCCATATTTTACTGAATCTTTACCGACATATCTATGCCACCACTGCCAGTCTTCTTTTGGAATTGCGACTGAAGCCGCTATTGCAATATGCTCTGAGATTGAATTTTCTTTAATAATCATTTTAAATCCTTATAAATAATAATATTCTAATAATTCGTTAATTTTTAACCATTCTTCTTGTGAGTATAAATCACCATAATCATCACCCAAGATAGAAACTGTTTCGTGTGCATGGAACATTCTCCCAGGCCATGATTCAACACAGAAGAACAAATCATCTAATTTTCTCCAGTCTTTACCGGGTTTGAATACTTCGTCATTTCTAAACCAGTAAAAGGTTCCAGAATAGTGCCATCTATTATTTCCGGGTGTAGTGAATTGGCCAAATCTTCTGAACGCACCAGCCATACAAAATTGCTCAAGTGCTAATTCTACATTTTTAATTTTGTTCAAGCATATATCATATTGAGCTTTAGCCCATTTAACAGTAATCGAATTTTCATCATGAGTGCATCCCTTACCATGACAGTAAAAAGTAATTTCATTAGGATCAACACTTTGAATACTTTCTAATAACCATGGAAAAGACACACCTTCTCTTATTTTTGGATTATTTTGAAACACTTTTATATCATCAAAATATAATCCTATACTATCGCAATATGCGATAACATCTTCTGGTTTTAATGTATGATATTTGTTTCTACCAATTTTATCTTCATAACATATTGCTAAAAACTTTTTATTATTAAATAATTCAATTTTAGATACTACTTGGTCCAAATTCATTTTCCAGTTATTATTTGTTTTTATTGGCATTATATGCATTAATAAATTTCGTTTTATATGTCCGTTAAATTTTCTTATTTGTCTTGCAAGCGGATACCATTTACCAAGAGGGCATGATTCATATTTTCTTGAGGCAAATTTGTTATATTCAACATCCTTTACATGGCATTTATTATTTATTAATAATGGACATTTATTACAAATCTCTAATCTCTTATTATAAAACTCATCATTTATATTGAACGCTGTTGTGAGAGATCTGTCATTTTTTATATAAGCCATGCTTGATTTAGAATAAAATTCTTTTTTAGATTGAGAGCATGATCCACATGGAAGCTCCTTTCCTTCGTTTTTGTCTTGGCAAAAACCGTCTGGTTTTAAGACTGGTTTTTTTGGTGGAGTGGCGCCTAGCATACCATTTTCCCAAGCTTTCCAGTATTTTAATCCACAATCATCGCATTTTCCTTCGCCCTTGCACATGGAAAATAGAACATTATTTTTTTGTATTAAATGTCTATTACAAAATCCTGGTTCTGTACATTCGCAGTATTTATTCATATATCGTAATACTTAATATAGGATTTAAAAATGGGTCGCTTGGACAACATCCTAATCCAGCAGATTGTGCTGAACCAGTTATCAGAATGGGGTCGCAATTAGATGAATCAGCACTGATATTTCCAGCAAAACAAAGTCCCCAATTAATATATATTTCATTAAATGGGCACGCGACTCTAACTAATATTTGCTGACCACATAAATATCCAACACCCTCATAATAAGAATTATATCCTTGCCATATCAAACCTATTGTTATTGATGGACAACCTGGGCAATCTGTAGATATATCGGCTCTTAATGATGTTGGAAAATTTGTTCTTCCAGTATAACAACAAGAATCAATATAGACGGTTGGTATATTATCACAGTTTTTGCATCTAAAAGTAAATACAACTGGATATGGTTGTGATATAAACTCATCTGCCGCATGAGTTAAATTCCAAACTAGCTCTGGCGATGGACATTTTGTATTTAATAGCTCACTACCGAGAAGTATTGGTTGTGGAGTAGATGTTATATCTAACTCACCAACATCTAAATGGGCATAACACCTCTTATCAAAATTACATGTAATTATATCATTTGTATCAGCAATAAAATTATTATTAATTAATTTATCAACTTCGCTTAGTCTTAAATTATAATCACTTATATTATCACAGCATTTGATTGTTGATTTTCCTAAAACTCTAGCCCATATTAAGACTTGGTCGATTTGGCCAGATAGATAATTATAATTTGTTGAATTTCCACTTCTACCGAGATATAATGCGGGTCTTACATCTTGAAGAGACCCACTAAAAGATGAAGAATAAAATTGGTCATCACCAACTTTGATCGCTATTTTTTTATTTGTATTATCTATTTCTGCATATATGGAATACCAAGTATTTGCGACAATACCAGTTTTATATGTTGATGAAACTGTAAATTCTTGAGACCCATTAGATATTTTAAATATAAACTTATTATCAGAAGCATCGAATGAAATTTCATAAGAAGCAACATCAATATATGTATAAACATCATCTACTAACTTTAGTTGAATTTGATCACTATATTTAGATAGTATGCACATATCATTGTTAATAGAATCTAGTTTACACCATAATAATATTGCGCCGTCAGAATCTTCTAATCTAATTCTATCTATTGGATCTTCATCTAGCCATATTAAATAGTTACTACCATTAAAATACGCCGAATTACCAATTTTTCCAGAAGAATATGAAACATTATTTATGCTAGATAGGGTTCTTCCATTACTACTAAAACCGCCACTAGCTAATGCTCCAGAAGAAGCCATTGAATCAATTCTGTCTCCATATTGCTCATCTAACTTATAACATGATAACATATCCTCTAGCAGACATTTATTATAATCTGTTTTTATACTTAATGTTACACCCATATCAAAAAGCCAATTAACTGAACAATTATCATTATAATTATTTAAACATGCGGTTGATTGAATAGCTACTTGATTGTCAATTATTTCATTATTATCATCTATAAATAATAACGTTCCGCCGTAGTTAAGATACATGCATTCACAAATACAAGAACAATTGCAACATAAATTGCGAAGTGGACTTTCATCAAAAACAATGTTTCCGTATTGATCATAACAATTCTTTCTTCCTAGAATTGGAACATGATTAGCTGCAGAGATTGTTATTTGCAAATCATCATTAATCTGGAATAATGTATATCCAAGACCATCAGTAGACAGTGTTTTACAAAAAAAGTCTGGCCCTTTTCTTGTGTCGGCGTCTATTATTTTATCATAATACTGATTTTCTAAATCTATTCCAAGACTTTCACTAGCTAAAGAAAAATAACAAGAACCATTTCTAATCTTAAAATGAAATGATAGATCTATTATTTCTCCATCACCAATATAAACAGATTGACCACTTTCTGGAACATATAACGCTTGATCTAAATCTTGTGGAGGAGCAGATGGTGGATAATATAAAAAATAGTTATATGTGTTTGAATTTTCTTTATAAGTTATTGTTACACATGCTTGCTTTGGAACGCATGAACAACAAAACCTTCTCCATATAGTTTGTTTAGATAAATACTCTGGAGAACCATTTATTCCAGACAATGAAGAGGGTTCTGGCTTACACTGACAGCCGTTGCAACAACAAAATTCATCTCGTCCTTTATCCACATTAATTTCCTTCTGAGCAAGTTAATTTTCTACAACATAAAGATGTAACGACCCATCTTGGCTCACTATAGCTTCCTCGTGGTAATAAATAATGAGCATATCCACTTCTTCCTAATAATTCGTCTGCTGGTTCATCAAAGTAGCACCCATTACTATCAAAAATTTCTACTACACCTAGCGGTGGAGATATTCCAGCAAGTGTATTTAAGTCTCCTGGAACATCAGATTCTGTATATCCAACATCCCATTCGTCATATGATCCAAAAACTGACAAAGAGCCATCAACGGCGGAAACTATTGTAAATTTTATATGTCGAACACCTTCTCGTCCAATACCAGAAGCTGTCCAAACCTTTCTTTCGTCATCAAATCTCAGATCAACCGGACCAGAAGGCCATTTTGATGGATTACGAAATGCATCATTAGCGAATTTATTTTCATCATTTGGGTCTGCTGGTATTGGTTTTCCATTTGTTTTATATCCTGGTCCGCTTAATATGAGAGGGGCTCTTAATCCGACAGCTCTAATCCCATTTTCATAAGAAACTTTATTATTATAAGCTAATTCCTTATATACTGATAAATTGGACTTAGAATCTCTACCAACCCCACTAGTAGAATTAATTAAATTTATATTATGTCCGCTTTCATAAAATCTATCAGCATTAAAAACGCCACTTTCAAAAAATAAATTATTAGTATTGAATGGGTTTAAATTTATAGAGTTTATATCTGAGCTGCTAGTTGGTAATTCCCAATAAGGCAGGTTTGCGTGAGATCCACCACCAGGTTTAATTACATAAGGACAAAATATTCCATCCAAACTTATTAAGCCAATATTGTCAAAATCATTTGCTACTGCGTTATTTGCCGATTCAATTGTACAAAAACCAACCTCAATAGAATTAATTGTTTGATATTTAGTTACATCGTTTGGGTCTATTGATTCTCCAATTGTATTCTTCAATAATATTGTCTGAGGAGAAACTTTTGCTATTGCAACAAAGTGATTTTTACTTATAATAGTTGATGAATCTCTATGCATTAGCCACCAACCTTTTGAACAGCAGAAATTTGTTTAGCTAGATTAGACAAAGATCTTATAATAAACTGATTTGCTCTACCAAATTTTGGAGCAAATGTCTTCATCCCGTATTTAGTTGAAACGCTATTAGCATTAATATTAATACTTATATCAGAAACTAAAGGGCCGCCATCTATCAAGGCTTGTCCAATATGAGTGATTTTTGGATAACCTGGAATCTCAATTGTCGCTTCCTCAGTAAATAAATAATCAAAATTTTCAACACTGTCGGCCATTAATTGTCCTATTTGATTCATTCCTTCATAACCAGATAAAATTGTATAATCAATTCCATTTATTGTTATTGTACCCGGTATAATATAATTTTCAGGAACTAAAGATTCGTCTTTTACATATTCTATTTTTGCTCCATATGGCAGAGAAATGTTTGTAACCCATGGGCCATATACATACCTAGTAGATTGCTGTGGAATACCAAAACTTTTTGGAACCCCGTGAACTGGATATGGAGTGTCTTGATCGTTAATTTGCGATTGATTTAGATTACCATTTTGGCAGACCCCAGTAAACTGGGACATATAATTATAAGGATTGTCTGGGCCATTCAATAAAGAAGGAACCAAAACTCTTTTTATTTTTGCGAGTGCAAAAGGAGTCATTCCAATTCCGTTCTCATCTATCTTTAGTTGTTTTATATAATCTATACATCCTATCATTTGCGGTAGAATATTTAAGCGTTGGACCTCAGATGATAGTGGCGGCATCAACAGTAAAGAATAGGAAGTGAAATAAGATGGCGGAACAAGCAAATATTCCGGATTAACTTGGGTTAAAACCGAATTAATAATATTTGCTCCATATATCTGTGTTAAAACTTCGTTGGATTGATATCCAGAAAAATCATAATTTCCAACAAATTTAAGTGGTATGTTTAATTCTTGAGAATATGGTCCGTATGGAATTTTTAATGAGTTAAAGTTTGCCTCGAAATTTGCGTATGCGGCAACTCTTCCATTTCTAACAAAAACTCCATTAGGAGCCTCATAATAAATATAATTTGGTGGATCTATATAAGCAGAGTCTGATATTTGCCAGCTCTTTATAAAAGAATTAAGAGGTGCTTCATATTCATTATCAGATTTTATACTGTACACTGGCATTTTAACGGCAAAACTCTGCCCATAATGCTCATCACCTATAGAAGATATCTTCCCATGTAATGATTTTAAGAACGTGTCAATATCAAATAAATTAGAACACGCCGGTCTTGATATTTGTTTTGTAGCTGTTGTATGTTGATGTAAAGAATTTAATCCGCCAAATTTTGCCGCAAATCCTTCAAACGTTAATGTTCCATCTGCGTTATATAAAGGCGCTATATATGAAGCGTTCGCTTGTTCAAAATAAACTTGTATTGCAAATAATTTTCCGGCTTTATTATATTCCATGAAGCTAATCCAAGATTCATAACTAGTCATGGCATGTCTTAGCTCTCTTAAGCTGCAAGGATAAATACCATTAAACACTGCACCTGTACTAGCTCCAGTTGCACCCATTGTTGTGTTACCAACTAAGTCAAAAATATCAATTAAAATAAAGTCGTGAAATTCATAATCACCAAATAAGAAAGGCGTTATTATCGGAACATTTCTGATGGTGCTTTCTTCGCCTAGATTTAACCTTGCGGCTAGATTGATTTCTCCCCAGTAACAATATACATTTGGTGAATTATCAACATCTGGTGGTGGAGAACAATTTGAATCATATATTTCTGGATTTTTATCGTTTCCTAAATAAGTGGAAACATAATTCATTCTTGATTGAAAACCACCAGTAATATATTTTGCTGCAACAGCCCCCTGCGTCAAATTGACACTCAAATTTGTGCTTGAGTATCTTTCAGTGTTATCAGAGGTAATTTCTTCTACTGGAAATTCTCCATATGGAGGAGAAGCCACTGGTGGTCCATCTGGATGAAAAGATCCTTCGACACCAATATCAAGCGGTAAATTTTGAGTTTGACCGACTCCTCCAAGTTTATCAGAGCCTTCATTTTTTATAATATTCTGAGAAAGCGGAAATTTAACACCAAGTGATGTATTTCTATTTTGCACCTTTACTATTATTTGTCCGCCATATATTGTGTTTGCGTGTGTTAGGTTTGGAACATTGCTAGACTCATGCGAAGATCCAAAAGCTGGATTGCCAGAGCCAGGAGGTTTTAGCAAGTCGATATAATAGACGTGGTTTATATCTGCACATAGTTTATCAACAAAATCCATAATGGTTGTTGCTGTTACACGATAATCATTAGGGATGAATGAAGCTATGCTGGAAAGAAAACCAACAACATCAAAATTATAAGCAAACGCTTTTGATGAAGTCAAATCATATGTGTCACAACCATAAATAATATTACTTCCTAAATCAGGAGTTAATGCCGTCCCATTTAGTAGCAAATCAAGAGCGTATGAAAAGAAGTCAATACGCATTCCGTCTTTGTTTATAACGCTTCTACCAAAACCTGCTCCAGTGGCACCATATGCGGAGTTTTCAAAAACACCAAATAAGTTCTGTATGTTAAAGATGCTAGATGTATTTAATGAAGAATTTTTACTTCCATATGGAATGCAAGTTGGAACGTTTGGTCCATATGCCTCTAACTCAGATCCTTTTCCAGCATAAGAATCGAGAATTAATGCACAAGCATCTAAAAGAATCGTTGGGGATTGAAGTGTTGCAGTATATGTTTTAGAATTTTGATTTACATCCCTTGAAATTTTACTTAAAATACCGTAGAATCTAAATATTGGCTCTCCAGCATTTGATACAATTTCAAAATATTGTGGACTACCAGCTACAGCTAATGGAGATAAATACTGTCCATCATCTTGAATCAGTGTAATATTACATTGTCCGCCTTCTGGAGTCCAAGATGAATTTATAGCAAAGTCAACAACTGTTAGACCTAGAAAGGTCTGAACGCCTAAATCTAATGGAGATGCTATTCCGTTGTTGTCGCCAAATGGCTCTATCATTCCTGTCTCCTAATAATTATTTACTAAACTTGGACCTTCAAAAACCCAATTAATGCTATATGAATATTGTCCAGTCCTTGGATTCCAGTTTTCAGTTGGAGCTTCATAATAAACTTTGTTTCCAATTGGTTTGTAAAAATCAAATATAGCTGTTAATTCAGATATTGAGGGTTTCGCAACCAACCCCCCGCTAGCTGGTAAGTTAGCGGTAATAGATAGTGACCGTCTATATTCACTACGAGAATTTACATATTGTATTATAGGTTGACTTCTACCAATAACTGGTACAACATTAATATTTTGTCCTGGATAAGTATCTGTGACTTGAATATCTTCTGTTAAAGCGTTTGCTATAAAATTGGCTGGTCTATTATCAAATGAATAATTATAAGTAATCGTGCCTTCTTGCGGATTTTTACCAATACTCTTTGATAATGGAATTGGATTTAAGTAAATGTCGTCGTAATTTCCAGATGCTCTATTATATATCTGACCAGAAACAGACGCCCAATAAGAAGAAGCATTTATATATCTATTTGTTGATCTATCTGTGGCACCAAGAGAATTCATTCCAGTTATTGTACCATTTACTGAAATTCTTTTTAAAGAGCTTGTGTCATTTTCTATGCTAAACTGAACAGATTCTGTCGCTAGTTGTCCACTCGGTAAAAATGTAAATTCTTCTTGAATTTGGTAAGAACCAGCAAGTCTGTCTATTTCTTCTGAAACTTTTCTATTGCAAGCAACTAAACCAGAAGGTAAATTGAAAAAGCTAGATGGTATATTACCACTTCCAATTCCTAATACATTATGTACATACCCACTCGCTTGTGAGACAGGGCTTACTAAAACTCCACTATTATATGTTCTCTGTCCAACAGCAGATACTGTGTGGCTAATTGAGTAAGTCTTTTTTTCATCTAAAGCATTTCCACTGCTAGCTGTTAATGAATCGGCTTCAGAAATACTCCATGATTCTTGTGCGTCTGATATATAATACGAAAAGGCGTCTTCAGTTGCATTAGCGGAAAAAATCCCATTAGATGATTCTGTAAACTTGTTTGTTTTTAAATTGATCGTATAACCACATATATTTGTCCATCTTGTCTGATCATCAAATTCTATGCTTTCTACATCACAATGCGCCTTTATTCCCTTGCTTTCGTTGAATCCGATAATTTCAAGCTTAACACCTGAGTTTGAGGACAAACCAGAGGCAACTAAAGAGCGAAGCTGTTCTTGTTTTTTCATTATCGACGTGGCATAAGCCGACGGAGGTAATAATGAATTAATCTGATCGTTGTCCGGATTAAAATCTCCGTATTGTGATCCACTAGACAAAATAACTGTTGGATCAACACCGGTGGCTTCTGGATTTCCTTTGTAAGCAATTAATGTTCCCGCGAGATTAATTGTGTACTCTGCACCAATAACACCGCTTCCTAAGTTATTTACATAGGTCTTAGAAAATGTAACTATTGGTGCGGGTGCTATCTGAACATCATTAATTTTAACTGGCATATTAGTTTCCTGCTGCTAATTCTTGTTTAACTTTTTTCGTGATATTTCCTATCTCTAATTGTATATTCTCCAGAATTGTAGCCTTTAATACAGATGGTAGTTTTTCTAAGAATTCTGCACCATTAAGATTGACATTTATACCAACTGTCTCTAAGCTAATCTCAAAGATTTTTGGCATTTCTATTAATCGAGTCACACTTTCAGAAAACTTACTGTTAAATGATTCGAACTTGCTGAATAGAGATGTAAAATCAATCGATCCACCATTTTCAACCGCTCCTCCAGCTTGTAGATATTTTGGACCTTTAGTTGTAACAAACCCGCCAGTTGCATATCCTTGAGGTTTGTTCATTCTTTGAAGATTTCCAACACCAATTTTATCAACCGATCGTTTGTTCATAACAAATTCGCCCGGAGATAGCATTGCTGGTATGGTATCTACACTACCACCGTTAGAGAAGAATCTTCCTTGGTGCATTAGGATATTTTTGTATTCATGCAAATCTTTTTGTGTTTTATTTTCTCTTTCTAATCTTAGCTTTTTATCAGTTTCAGCTATTCTTTCTCTTTCCTTCATAAACTCATCAAAAGATCTTGGCTTCTCTTTATACGCAGTGTTTTTTCTACCAGGTATTAATCCGGCTCTGTATCGAGTTTCATCCTCCCATAACATAACATCGACTTGATTTAAATTTTCGCGAGAATCATATGGAGATTTTAATTCATTATAAGCGTTTGGAGAATTTAAATCTATTCTTTTTCCATCTGGGCGAATAATAAATCTTTCTTTAGGTCTTGCGCCACCACCAATTTCTATGAGTTTTTCTTCTTTTTTAGCAATCTCTGATTTAGTTTTATTTGCATAAATAAGAGCTTGATTTAGTTTAGTTTGTTTTCTGTCATATTTTTTTCTTGTTTCAGCAACAATATCTTTAGGTTGTGAGGCTTCTTTTAATTCTTTCTGATATGAAATCATCAATCTTTGAGTTGTAAATGGATCATATCTAAATCTTCCAAATAACCTCTTGTATTTTTCTTTAATCTTTTGAGTTTGATCTACTTGTGGTTGAGATGCAACCGCTTCCATCGTAATTGCTTGTGGTGCAGTTCGGCGTGCAATTTTTTCTTCTATCAAATTCCTGGTGTAAATTGCTTTTTGTTCATTTGGTCCTTCTTTAACCACTTCTGGTTCAAGTGGGTTTTGGATAGATATTGGTTGTGGTGTGACTGCTTGCTGTGCAACAGCTTGTGGTACAACTGGTTGTGGAAATTTATTCATTGTTTCAGCATAATAATCTTTAACTGCTGGTTTTGGGAGAATATCTGTGAAATTATCAACTTGTTTTTCTTGAGTCGCCTCGACAGCTTCTTTTCCAGAAGCTCCTCTACCAAAAGAATAAGCTAATGCCCTAAAAACTTGACGAGATTGTGCTTTTCTTTTTTCTTCAGGGTTTACTATCGTTCCCGCTAATCCGAGTTCTGTCATTTTGTTTCGTCTTGCAGGTTCTGAGTCAATAAAATCAGCACTGTTTTCCCATTCTTTATATAGATTAATCCTTTCATTTAATGACATAGATCTGATTTTATCTTGATATGTTTGAGCTGGTGGTCTTTCTAATAGTTTTGGTAGCCCAGTTGATTGTTTTTGTTTGTTCATAACTCGCTGTTTTATTAGAGGTGTTTTCATTGGATCTAATTCATTACCTCTAAATTTATATATAGACATTAAGCCTAACTCAGAATCAGAATAAGATTCTTTTTCTTGAATTCTAGCAAAATAATTACGAATAGCTTGTTCTGAATTTTTAGAAACAGCCTCTTCATAAGCTTTTGCGTGTTCTTTTGTTCCTGGTGTTAGATGTTTACTATAGATATTTCTAATGTATTCAATTACTTCTTCAATATCTTTTTGTTCTATTTTTCTTGCTTCAACATGTGGAGAGCCAGCCATTATTGATTCTGCATCATAGCCTTTCCATATAGATGGGGCTTTACCTTTTAAGATTGATTTTATTGCATCTGCTTGAACAGAAAAAAAGACTCGTGGAACAGCATTAAATTTACCAATTAAACCAGAACCCATTTGAGAACTTCTAAGATCTAAATCTTGGGTTCTTCCAGTTTTTATTTCCATCTCATAAATAGCTTTTTCAAGCTGTCGCATAGATCTCGAAGTCATACTAGGGACTCCAAATTCTTGCATTGCCTTTTGTTCTACCGGTCCTCCGTTTGCCCTATATATAACACCAGTCTTATTCATTTTTTCTAAATTACTAACACCAATCTTGTCAACTGCTGATTTTCTCATTACAAATTCACCAGGAGTCAACATTGCTGGAACGGTATCAGTTCCTCTCTTCTTAAATATTGATCCGCCACCACTTCTGGCTTGTACTAGAGTATTATCTAATCTTGGCTGTAGAATGAATTTTTCTCCACCACTATTTCTTTGTTGTGGAATTTCTATATTTAATCTATTAAATTTCTCAGTTAAGAATCTAACTTCTTTAGACAATAGCTCCATTTCTCCAGCAACTAGATTAGCTGAAAATTTTAATATATTAGCTTGTTCCATTTGAGCATTTTTTAATGTTTCATTAGCTATAACAACATCTTGTTCAGCCTTTGCTCCTTTTTGAGTTGTTCCAGAATAAATTTCTTGCAAGGTTGATTGTAGATCAAATGAGTTTGGAGTTCCAAACATCAACATTGATTGTCTCTGACCCTCAAAAATAGCTTGCTGAAATGCTAATTGATCTAATGCGGCTTTTGCTAATTGTGATTGTGGGCCTTCATTAGTCGCGATATTCTGAAGTTCTTGAATAACAGCGGCTTGATCTGCTTGAAATTGGTCTCTCTGTCTAGCAGGTCTCATCATTGCTGCTTGAGATGTTAACATTTGCAGCGGACTTCTACCAAGTAAAATATTCTTCGCAAATGAAGACGCAAATATTTTTCTAAATTGTTCGTTTAGAGGTTTTGTTATATTAGACAGTAGCTCTTGCTTCATCTGAGAAACTCTTTCTCTTTCAGCTTGAGCAATCTGAAGTGATGCGTCTCTAAATTCTGACAAGCTATCAATGTTATCATTAATAGCTTCAGAAAATAATTGCAATAAATCTTTATTTGATTGCAGCTCTTGATTTTGCAATATAGTTGAAAAGCCTTGAGCACTAATTTCTTTTTCTGTTTTAGCTATTTTTTCTTGTAGAACTTGAATTTCTTTCGACAGAGCCCTAGAATCTCCAGCGATTCTTCCGTCAACATTTAATCTATTTAATAATTTCGCTTGAGAAGATGTTCTTTCAGCAAGCATCTGTCTAGGATCTGCTTTCGTTCCGGTTATTACCTCAAACAACGCTCTTTGATTAGCAGTAAAAGTGGATTCAGCATTTGAAACCATCTTGGCTGATTCTATAACCATACCAGAATATATATTTAACGCTTCTGAATATCTATTTATAGATTGAACTTGTAGTTCATATGCTTTAGCAAGTTTATCAGCAGAAGATTGAAGAGGGTCAATTAGATTTTCTTCAAAAATAGTTCTCATTTGAGACGGGCTAATCATTCCAGAAACTGAAGCGTCGAGTATTTGTTTTTTAATTACTTCAACAACTTCTTTTCCAGCCCCTTTGAAATTTTTCTCAATAATATCATCTATAACATCATTAACGGTTTGTCTTGTTTGAACATCCCCTGGTTCAGTTGACATTGCTAAATCTGATCTTTCAATGTTGTTTAAAATCTGATTTATTTCTTGTGAACCAGTAACAATTGCTCCTGATGGATTTGAAATTATATCTTGTCTTCTAACAGCCTCTCTAACATCATTAATAGCTGGAGAGAATTCTTCAAATATTGAGATTGCATTCAACACTCTTTCAAGTGCTGGTTTATCAGAAATATTTTTAATATTCGATAATTGATCAGATGAAGATGCAGAAATTTGTAAGTTTCTTGTAAAATCTTCTCCAAGCTGTATAAGAGAGAAAGAGCTTTCTATTTTATTTGACGCTTCTACGACCTTATTCAATGACTGAGTTAAAGCCATTTCAGCTCTGAATCGATCTTCTAAAACCTTTTGTTCATTTTTATAGACTTCTAATAATTGTAACTTTATATTTCTTTCAGAAACCGCTATTCTCGCAGAGTTTTCAAGAGCTGTTCTATACTCTTTGAGAACCGATGGAATTCCAGCGATTTCATTTTGGAACGCCGCTAGTTCTGGTACTTGATTAATAAAGTTATCTAGGTTAAATCCTTTTTCTGGATCATTTTTGACTACAATCTTACCGGATGCGATTTGTGATGCGATTTCAGACACCTTTGATTCTAACACTTTTGAGAACTCATCACTAGCAGTTTCAAACGCTTCTCTCGCTTTTTCAGCGTTTAGTTTTTGATCTTCTCCACCAGTGAATTTAGCAAGTGCTTCAGCAGCTTCTGTATCAGAAGCGGCTTTTGCTAAAGATTTAGCGGCTTGAAGTTCTAATTTTATTATTTCACTTTGCTTTCCTTCTTTAATTAAGGATTCTCTTTTTCTAACTAAGCTATTAATTTCTTTTGATGCTTTTACTGATTGAGCTTGAGCTTTTGAAGCGGCTTCTAGGTTTTCAGCAGCGTTATAGAACATGTCCCATGCCGCATTCCATGCCCCGCCAATAAGCCCCGTTAATCCACCAATAATAGCACCTGGAAGTGCTCCAAAACCAGCAAAAGCCGATCCAATCAAAGCTCCTGTAGCTGCCCCACCAATAGCTCCGCCAATAGCACCTCCTATACCAGCATTTTGTTTTAATCTGGATTCTTCTCTAGCTGCAGCAACTGCTGATTCTACATTTCCGGATTCAATAGCTTTTAATCTACGCTGTTCAGCGTCAGCCACGCCAAAAATATAGTCAGCAAGAGTAGACATTGCTTTACCAACTAATAATCCAGCAGAAGCTATTAATAATATTGGGCCTATAGCATTGCTTACGCTAGTTCCAAATTTAGTTATGTTATCAGAGATGTTATTTCGAAGGTTATAACCAAGCTTTTCAGCACCAATCACAAAACTTTGTATTGATTTTGGAAGCATACTACCAACACGACTTTTATTAAAATCTTGTCTTCTTGCATTCCAGACCTTATCCATAACTTTCCGTCTAGCATCATTCTCTTCCATCGGTCTAAATGGAATTGGTGGATTTACTAATCTATCAATAGCTCTCTCAATATTACCGCTATTGAATCTCTTAGATTTACTGATTGTGGGGAGTTTAAACTTTTCAAATCCAGCAGAAAGATCAAAACCAAAACCAGATAAGGTCCCAACTAAAATAGCAATTTGAGATGTTGCGTCAATCATCTCGTTTTTAAAACCTCTAACAGCTTTTCCAGTTTCATCATATTCTTTAGCAGCTTGTAATGAGCTAGCAACGAACGCAGACGCCGCAGATATCATAAATTTTTGCTGGTCTGTTAATGGAGTTCTTTTTACTGGTTCTCGTTTGGCCGCACCAGCCTGTCTTATATTTGAAATTTTTGCTTGTATCGCCGCAAGCCTTTGCCTTTCTCTTTCCTCTCGGCGAGCCTTCTCTTGTTGTCTGATAGTAGAAAGAATTGAGACTGTGTTCTGTTTTTGTTGTGCCGCTTTATTAAATTGTGTAAAAGATCCTGGCTGAGCAAAATAAGTTTGTTGAAATCCAGCAATATCGGTTTTTATTGTTTTAGCTTCTTTTATCAATGCCATTTTTCTAGCATTTAAAACCGCCGCTTGTTGTTGTCCAGCGACTGTAGACTGATCAATAGCTTTGATATTCGCAGTGATGCTGCTAATTTCAGACGTAATAGCCTTTTTTCTATCTTCCAATACTTTCATTATTTCTCTTGATTGTTCTTTGTCTGAAACGCTTGATAGATCACTCCGCCTTGCAAATTCTTCGTCTTTTACTTGAGCCTCACGATCTGAAATAGCTCTACGTTCTGCTGATCTAGCAGCATATAAACTTGGTAGATTACTTCGTGATTTTAGACCAGCTACAATATTAGTGGTTTTAGTAAGTTCCGATTTAGCCGCAGCAAGTTCTTTATTTGCATCTATAAGCGGTTGAATAATGTTTGATGGAAGAGCGAGTGGGGTTCCTTGAAATAATCTAACTTGCTCAGCTAACGGGTCTAATGCTTTTCTATTAGCTTTTGCGGTTTGAAGTCTTGTCAAAGCTTGATTTCTTTTTGCCTCAGCTTTAGATATTAGCAATTGTTCAGCAATAATATCTTTTCCTATTCTTATAATTTTTATCCTGCTCTTAGTATTATCATCATTAAGTTTTCTAATATTTTCTATTGATGCCCTTAAAGAACTAGCTAGCTCATTTGGAGAAATTTTTGCTTCAGCCGAACCTTGAGGAAATATACCTAAGAAATTCTTATTTTGTTTTTTAGCTTGTGCCCCAAGCAATGGAATTCCAATTTTAGCCTCTTTAACTCTGTCTAAAACTTGTTGAGTTTGCTGATCACTCACCTTGTAAAAATCTTCATACACCCTTCTTGAATTTGCGAAATATACAGCTATATCATTAGCGCTTTTACCGGCTTGCAACATAACCTTTTCAATTTGTGGCTTGATTATATCAACAACTTTTGATTGAAGATCAGAAAGTGGAGGAGTTGCACCAGGCGGCGGAGTCAACATCAATGGCGGAATTGTTTGTTTTGCTATTGGAGATAGCACTGATCTCATAGCTTTCTGCTGCCGCATCTGCAATTGCAAACCCGCAGATGTTGTTGTCGTCGGTTGTTTTGAACCTCTAGCAACTAAAGCGGCATTCATTTCTGCGGCATTAGCAAACCCTTTGGATTTAGCATACTGATTAGAAGAAGCGCCAATAGTCGATCTATTTTCTGGTGTTGAAGCTGCATCTTGTCTCGCTTTTGTTGCTAATGCTGATGCTATACCTTTTTGTCTTTGTGCTTCTACTCTTTTAAGAACTAGTAATTCTTTTTCTATCTTAGTTCTTTTTTCTAATATAGAAGATAATTGTGCTCGGTTTTTCGACTCGGCCTCTAATAATTGATCTTGTGCAAGGATTTCTGATTCTAAGCCGGCGATAGCCTTTTGAATTCTTTTTATCCCTCGTTCAAGAGAAGTTATTTCAGAATCCAATCTTTTATCTATTTCATCCATTGCTGCATCAAAACCGTCCCTAGCTTTTTCCAGATCTGCAATAATTGGATCATAAATCGCGTTAATTTCTTGGTGTGATTTATCATCCTCTCTTAGAGAATACATAGTTTTATCAAAATAAACTTCATCAATCGCCTTTTGAACATTTAGTTTAGCGTCTTCTAATTTGTCTATAGCTGATTGCGCAATCGGAAGTGCTTGCTGCATTCTTATCGTCTGTATTATTTCTGAACTACGCAAAGCCGCCTTATCAGCCTCTTTTCTTTGTCTAACTCCAGTATAAGTCGCTGATTTCGCTTGCGATTGAGCTATTAATTGTTGTATATTTTGTCCAGGTCTTAAATTTTGCAATTCAGATTCTAATTGAGTAATTGCATTTGGGATTGCTTGTGGGTCAATATCTCCAGCAGACAAACCAGCAAAAGTTTTTCCAGCTTTTAATAAATGAACTTTTAACCTCGCCATTCCAAGATTTACTTGGGATGTGCTTGTAAGTATTCTCCTACCCTCATCTGTTGAATTAGCAAAAAAGTCGGCAAATAATTCAACATTGCTTGTTAAATAGTCAAATTCTTCTTGTGCTTTTTTTGGATCTGGAATTTTTCCACTAGTTAATATATCGGCGTATTGCTTTTCCATAGTTGGTTTTACCAACTTAATTAATGCCGACTGGAATGTATCCGTAGTTGCTCCACCTTCAGAAAGCATAGATCCGACTGGACCGCCTCTAGCTTCCGACATTAGACCTTCTAAAATATGACCAAGCTCATGAGAAACAACAAGTTTTGGGGTGTTACCAAGAGCAATCTTATCTTTATTCAAGCCTATATATTTATCTACTCTATGAGCATAACCAAAAGATTGTGGTTTGAGAGTGTCTTTTCCGAAAGGGAATAATTCACCAGGAGAAGCTTGATATATTCCTTTGAATTTATTTTTTAACAGTTCTTGTATTTCAGGAGATAAAGATCGAATAATATCTTGTAATATAGTTTCAGCTTCTGCAAAATCTTTTAATTTTGGTCCTCTGGACATAAACCTTCTATCAGAAAAGGTTGTTGCTCGTTGCTTAGAAACCTTACCTCCGAAAGCATATTTATTTATCTTATGAAGTTTTCCATATCCATAAGCCTTTGCGGATTTCTTGTTGATAACAAACTCGCCAGGGGTTAAAAGAGCTGGGACAGTGTCTCTATCACCAACACCAGGTACAAACCCTCCAGTATTTGCTGTCATTGGCGTCACTGGTAGATTATTTGGGGGGTTTTTTATTCTACCGCTTAGATATCTACCAAGACCAAGTGAAAGCTTAAACCCTGAAATAGCAGCAATAAATGGGATTATACCTTTTAATTGACGAGTTAATTCGATTGCTCCGTTTGCCATATTTATAAAGGCGTCAGCAATCGCTTTGAAACTTTCCGTCTGTGTGATTTCAGTAATTAAAGCCGCAAAATTAGCTCTTAATCTATCAATCCTGGCTATTAATGTTTCTTGTGCAGTTGCAACGTCTTGTGACGATTCAGAAACGCCTCTATTAGCAAGGGCTAGAGCATCTTGAGCTACAGAAAAATTCTCTAATAATGGAATAACTTTTGAAATCTGTCTAATACCACCAATCTGCTCCACAACTTCAGCAAATTTTGTAGTACCCGGAACAATATTTTGTACTTTAAGCCCTTTTGAAATAGCTTCAATAGCTTGAAAGTTCCCAATAAATACACCAGCTTTTTCTAGTTCAATATTAAGCGTTTTAAAATATTCAATCGTTTTTGGTCTTTGCAATCTAGCAAAAATTGTTCTAAACGCTGTAGCGATTGTGTCTGCTGATTCACGAGAGTATGATCTAACGCTAGTAAATGCCGCCAACAATTCATTAAGCTGGCCGCCAGAAGCTTTAAACGCACCACCGGATCTTTTAATAACTTCGACCAAGTCGCTAGATTCGACGGCGTATTTTTTAGAAATAACATTGATCGAATCAATTGCTTCGCCAGCACCATCAACACTAGTTTTAAAGGACGACATTAAAGAAATAGCTGCTTCTTGAGTTTCATTTAAATCTTCAAATGTTCCAATAAGCGTGGTTCTAGCTAATGTATTAGCAAGTTTTAATGATTCTCTAATTGACAAACCAGCTTGAGCTGAAACTCTTACTAATTCAGCGGCTTTATTTTGAGCTAGACCGTAATTTTTTGATATTTTTAAAATTGAATCTGAGTATTCTTGAACTTGCGCATTGCTCTGATTAAGAGTTTGAGCTAAAACAGCTAGTTCTTTTTCAAATTTAAGAGACTCGCGAGTTGCGCCGCTTATGACATTAGAAAGCCTCAAAACGGCGCTAGTTGCGATTGTATATTGAACGAAGTTAACACCCTTTAACGCCACAATATCAGAAAATGATTTTGCTGTCTTGCTTGCATCTTGTTGCACTTTTTGTAACTGTTTTTGTGATGCCATAAGCGATTGTATTTGACTATTCGCTTTTACAGCACTAGCAGAGTTTACTGTAATGCCAACATTAGATAGCGACTTTGTAATAGTGCTATTTAATTGTTTAAGACTTTGCTGAGAAGCTTGAACATTTAATAATAGTGCGGCGTTAAGCATTTAACTATTCTTTCGTGTCGTCGGTTTCTTCGGAATAAACTGTTTCGACAATTACTGGTTTTTCGACTGGTTTTACAGCCAAATCATCCTCAAACTCAAGTGAATCTAAAACATCATCGCTAATTATAGGGTTGTTATTGATGTCAATTCGTTGACCATTTTCATCAACTCTTGCTCCATTTTCATCGAGCAGATTTCCCTCAGTATCAACTCTTCGACCTTGACGATCAATCAAATTACCCTTATCATCGATTAAGCCAATTCGCTTGAGAACTCTATTTTCTGCATAAGAGTCTTCATAGTTTTCTTCAAGACCATAAAAATAATTGGCAAATTCTGAAGCGCATTTACCAGCCAATTCTGTATCACCTCTCTCAACATAATCTTCTTGAGAAGAAAATACTGGTTTTTGTGTTAGAAAATCGTAAACACAAACGGATACAAAATAGTTAAATCTCTCGTTTTCTGCTTGGCCTTCTGCAGTTACAGAGTCCATTGAGTTTTTCTCAGACAGTAAAGAGGAAAGGCTATTTCTCAATCTCTTCAATTCCAAAGCCTTATCTCTTAGTTCAGAAGCTTTTTTATAAAACCGACTCTTAATCTTATATTCAATATCTTGACTCTTTTTAATCAAGGACATATACTCTTCTTGTTTAGTATCATCCCAGAGACCTTGTCTCCTCATATGATCGTCAAGACTTTTCTTTAGAATTGCACCTTCTTCGACGGCTCGCTTAAACGCTTTAGTATAAATCTTCTGGCCTTCTGTTGCAGCTTTTCGAGAAATTGGCTTAACAACATATTCTTTGCCTTCAAACGTAAATCTCTTTTCTGACATTCCTATCTCCTATTAATTGGTAAAATGGTTATGTGATATCTATTCCAGTTGATATCGTAATTATTTAATTCTGCTTCAAATTGTCGAATTTGAGCATTTCCCTTATCTAGTATATCGGCCCTAAGCTCTTCGAATAATTCCTTCATTTTTTGTTGTTGGTAATTTAATTCACCATCAGAATTAAAACCCCATAACTTTCCGAAGTGTTCTTCAACACTAGCAATAGCACCGATCATAGTTGTATTAATTCTTTTTTTTACTTCTTTTGTTAGTCGCTCTTTTGATTGCTGTCTAACAAGTTCTTTTTTATCCATCACTTTCTCCTTTTGTTTGCTTCCATTTGAATTTCTTGTCTAACATGTGTTAACTCCATTTCGTTTAAAACTCCTCTTTCCTCTACATCTTTTTTGATTGATGAAATTACTGATTTCCCATGAGCATTATTTAAAGATAAAATCTCTTTTTGCTCTTGTTGGTTTTTAACTGGAATGAACACTTCCTTTGCTTTAGTTGTTAATAAGTTTTCCTTTTGTCTATCTTTATCCTCCTCTTTTCGTTTTCTACTTTGATGAATCATCCAGCCATCCATAGCGATATCATCATCTATTACTTCGTTTGGTGGACAGTCTGGCGATTCATGAATATTATCATACATCCTTGACCATGAAATCAAAACGACTTGCTCATTAGTCAGTTCATAAGCTGACGGTTTGAACAAGTCGGTAGGATTTTTACATGTATTCCAAATACTTTTCCATTCATTGCTTTTTGCTATTCCTCTAATCTCTGATTCCGAAAGAGATTTTTCAATATGTTTATTAATTAATCTGAATATGTCAACATTTTCATCAATTTTAATCTTGTTGTCTATATAAGATGAATTCTCTATTAAATAAGTTAGCTTTGCATAATGAGCTGTATATTCACAAGTCTTATCGGCCAAAGCAGATTTTTTAGCGAGAAGCTTCTTATATTTTTCTTCAGCAATATCTAAGTTATATTTGATGTGTTTCCTTTTTGATTCCATTAAGAAATTTAGGAAGTAATCAACTTTAGCTTGTTCTATTAAATCCTCAAGAGATTCTAACTCTTTCTCTTCTTTATCAGACCAAAAGCCTAATTGATACAAAATAGACTCTAGTTCTTCATTCGTAAAACCTCCACTTAGAAAACAATCATCATAAATTTCTTGATAGATATCATCAGAAATCAGTTTGTCTTCTAGTGAAAAAGGTCTTACGAAAATTTTACTAGAGTCTAATGTGACTATAACAGTCCCAGAAAGTAGTCGATTTATTTTTGACAACGTTGTTTTTCCTTTAACAACGGATTTTAATTATTAGAACCAGTTCTTCCAGTAATTTGTTCCAGTTGGAGGAACTGTATAGTTAGGGTCTCCAGAATGTAAAACAACAAAGTCATTTGAATTGACAAATGAATATGAAATCGTGGCATTTCCACCACCAGTATCTCCATTTCCATAAGAAACAGAAGTTACTTTGTTTTTATTACCAAGAGAAATAACAGTTGAATCATCGAGAACAAATTGAATTGAGTGATCTGATAGATTTTTAACGTTTCCACTAGCTTGAACATTGTCTGCTCCAGCGGCAGTTACTTCGATATCAGTTGTAACATCAACAGGGAAAGAAACATACCTGTAATAAGGAAGCTTCTGACCCATAGTTCTAATTTCTTCTCGTCCAAGATCAACACTCGTTGAAATTGAGTTAATATAAACTCCGCTATCAACATTAATGTATCCGCAGTTTGAATTTAACCCCGTTCCAATTCCAGCTCCACCAGTTGTTACGCCTGGGATAATAGATGGAACAACTGTTCTAAACACAGTTCCACCATATGTTCGTCCTGTTGAACCAACAACTAGATTTTGTCTACGGAGAACGCTTCCACCTGGTGCTGCTGGAGAATCATTTCCAAAAATCGTACCAAAAGCAGCAACAACTGAGCCGTTATTTGTTAGAACTCCATTTTGAGATCCGCCAAGAATCGCTTTATCATTTCCAACAAATGTAACTGATTCTGTAAAGTTTCCGTCTGTAGAAAGATTGTAGCTGACGCTACTAACATACATTCCAGACGCATAAACTTCAGCAACAGCAGCATCTCCGCTGTTAACAGCAGTATCAGTTGTTAAGCCAATAACAGCTCTAACATCAGCTCTTGCGTCCGATCGACCAATTAATGTAGGATTAACCGCACTCACTGTTCCTAAATGATAAAGCAGAGAGTATCCATCAAGGACTCTTTCGCATTGAACTTGAATATCAGGAACTTCTTCATAGTTCTCATAAAGAGAAAGCTGTGCAAATTCAAAAATCTGCTCAAGATTGAAGTTGGTATCAACGCCCATGCTCTGTAGACCGTGAACAATACTTAGTTTTCCAGAACCGCTTACGGCTGAACCGCTCTTCCAGCTATCTTGGACAGTTGAGGCTCCCATATCGCCTATAGCGACGCCTTGAGTAGCATATATAATTCTTTTATTTTGTGATGTACTTGCAAATGGCATATTTTATCTCCAGTAAAAAGGGTGAAATTGTATTAATTTATACGCCAAACAAAATACACTCGGTAACAATCTTTACTGTCCCAACGTGTATGTCTGGGGTTAGTGAATATATGGAATCAAATGATGAATTAATAATTCTAATTTGATCACCTGGGAATTCAGTTACTAATTCCGGATATTGTTTAGCTCCAGAAGCTGGAACTCCTCTATAATCTAATGGGAAAGCACCACTAGCAGAGATTTTGTTTAAATCATAAGCGTTTATTACTTTTTCATTTTGTAGACAAACTATGTCCACCAAATTATCTCTCGTATAAGCGTCTTCGGAAATACAATGTAAATAAAAATCTGTGTACACAATTTGGCCACCTCCAATTTGGAACGGCTTCATTTTTCTAGTTTTTCCTACCTCAATTCCTATTGATGGTAATTGATAGCGATTATCTGATAGGATACTATAATCACCATCTTGAGAAATAAAATTTGTTGAATCCGACCTCTCAGAATTTTTTTGAATTTGTGTGAACCAATTAATGCCATCGCATTTTGTTACACTGATATATTTATAACTGTATTGACATTCAACAATAGATCCGGATGGTATTGGATTATCAAAAATAACACGTCCTAAATAATGATTAATATGATGGGAATAATTACCAGTTGTTGAAACTGGATAAAATGTATTATTTACATAAACACCACTTATTCCTGGATATGATGGGTTATTACTAGTTAATGCACCTAATCCGCTCTCCCAAACCCAATTACCACGAACAGCCTGCCAAACTTGACCAGAAGAATATCTAGGATCGTTAATGAGTCTTAATCTATGATCTAAACCGCCATAATAACCAGTTTGAGGTATTTGCACATTGATAAAGTTGGATTTTTCTACTAATCCATAGTCAAAATAGGAAATAAGATTCTCTCGAATGTGATTCGTGACAGTGGAGTCTCCAATATTAGTAAAACCTTTTAAATATGTCATAATAAATTCTCAAGTATATAATCTTTTGAGTAGAAAATAACTGTTTGCAACATATCAGTAATAAAATTACTATCTATTGTTCCAGCGAATTCTGGATCAACTCTAAATCCACCAGTCCCTGTGCGGAGTTTAGTATTTGGGAGCATTAAAGCCATTCCAGAGCGACTTTCTACAGAGCTTTTAAGCCTTATTTTTGATTTAATTTTGTCTGTAGTGTACCAAACATAATAATCATCAATAATAATTTCAGTTCCGCGAGTTAGTAACCATTCAAGCCAATCGATCTGACCATCTGCACCTCTTGATCTAACATAATAACCATCACTATAATAAGACCCAGATGAAATTGTTTTATAAAAATCTGGCAATGGAGAAAGTCTGAGAATAAATGAAATTAAAGAATAACCACCCTTTTTTTCTACTGGTAAAATAGTAATATTACTTACTAAATGATTTGTTATTTCTTCTACGGCGGACTTAGCTAAATCATCAGTTAATCCAAAATCTGCTTTCAGTTTTCCAGTCAGTAAAGAGGAAATGGTTTTAGAATTATCAATTTCCCATTTAAGAAGAGATTTAGCATAATCGATGATCATTGGCGTCTTATCTTGTATCGCTTTGCTTACAACTTCCTTCGCGACGAAAAGAACTTCCGTTTTTAAGTTGTTATTATTTATTGAAACCTTGTATCTAAGCTTCATATTCTTCTCCAGAAGCACATTAGCTGTTTTCCTGTTAAGCCATGTACAGCGGGTTCGCCAGATTTTTCAAATCTCCATTCTTGATGGTCTGTCTTACTCGTTTGTATAACTAGTGCTATTGCCCGATTAATTTTTGACAAGTCTGAATAATTACCAATCGTCATTATAGAGCCATCAGGGAGATTGACATTTGCAAATTTTTTAAAATCTTTTTGAGTCCAGTAAACCCTCAATATAATATCTTCAGTAACTTCTATTATTTTGAAATCTTCTTCAGCTCTACCAAATTCATTAGGAGGGGCGATCTGCTGTAAGTTTAAGATCTTTTTCTGCTTTAGTTGACTTGTGTTTGTCTGTATTTTTTGTATTTTGTCTGTGTATACTAACTTACAGTTGACGCCAAAAACATTGACATCAAGCATAAGACTTGTTAACTCGTCATATTTATCAAATATTGTCTTTGATATTTTCATAATTAGCCGCTTGAAGTATAGTATCTAATCTCGTCAAGTCTATCATCTAAAACACCGCTGTTGTACAACATTTCATATGTACTATTTATTTTTGATGGTAGTGTTCTATTATTAATTACTACCACTGGTTGTATACTAACCATGGCTCTACCATTTCTTATCGGATTCGCTTCAATAATTTTTTGAAGAACATCTGGCATATTAAACTCCTATCTAAAATAACCATTATAAAAATCAAACTCTCGATATACAGCATCTGCACCTGGAGAGTATGGGCTGAGAATCGCTTTTCCAACTGAAGAAGATCCAACCTTTAGATTAAACTTATATTGTTCATAAGCCTTGCAAGCTGAATCATACATGTTTTTTAAATTAGCTGCGACGCCACTAAAATCCATACTAGATGGTCCATCAGTGATTCTAACAGCATTTAATGATTGTGTTTTATATTCACTACCAAGTATAAGACAAGCTGTTTTGAGAGAGATTAAATTTATAAAGCCATCATCTTTATTTGCTGTTGCCAATCCAGTTGCAGGATCTGTTGGGTCTGGTGTTAAAACGCACTGCTCGACATCAACAGTGTATGTATTTTCAAAATCAATTTCCGAAAGAACTATTTGAGCAGATACCAATATTGCCGTTTCGAGTCTGCGATCAGAGTAGGTGTAGCTGTCAGGATCGACATCATTTACTAAATGTCTTACAATCGTTGTTATTTCGCCTTGCCAGCTCATATTAACCTCATATATTACAATAGACTTTGAAAGTTCCAACACTACTACGATAAACAGAGCCGCCAAGAACTATTTCTGCTTGTATTTTATATTGTCCGGCAGAATTAAAATCACCTGACTCACTAATATAAACTATTTTTCCGTCAGTTCCATCAGTATAAAAAGAGCCGGTTTTTTCATAGATAATTGCATCTGGTTTTTTTAGAAAAATCTTTAATTCTGTAGCAGATGAAATATCTACAATACTACCATCATCTTTAATGGTTATTATTAGCTGAGTTCCTATGTCATTAACATGTATTTCGCTTGCCATTTTTCACCGAATTAAAATATAAGATTCTTCTTTTTCAATTTCTAACTCAAAGTATTGTTTAGTCCATATCTATAAAATAATTTCATCATATTCGACTAATTCAGTTTCTAATTCAAAATTTAACGATCTCGATAATGATAGTTCAAGAACAATATTACTTTCGACTGAAAGATCGAAGAAAAAAATTTCCCCATTTATTTCTATTGCGATAAAAGAAGCAAATGGGGATTCACAAAAGCTGTGTTCAGAAAACATTAAGTTTCTTCTTTAAGTGACTTTACTTTTTCCATTAATACTGAACAGACCCTAAAAATTTCTGAACATTTATCAACTGGTGTTTGAGATGTTATGGCTCTTACTCCAGCTTCCATTAGAACTAATAAATTTTGAATTTCCTCTTGCGTAAACATTATTATATACTCCAATTTTATTTAGAAGGCGGCATGGGGCTAAACCAATGTCCCAATAGATAACCGATTACTAATATTATAGCCGGAGCATCAGCTCCTGAATCTTTTAAAACTCTGCTAATTGTAGAATAATCACCACCAACAACATACGCAAAAAAGTCATATATTGCTAACAGTATCATTGATATCAACATTAAGACCCCCGTCTTGTTCATCAACAACCTCCTTTGGTTCTGTTGGGTATTTATCACCAGTTAAAACTATAGTTCCATTAACGATCTCATAAGGTACAGGAGAGGAAACCTCTTCCATTTTAATTACTCCAATAGAGGCTAAAAAAGTTCCTAAAGCCCCATGATATTTAAATAATTGAATATCTCCACCATGATGAATTATTTCACCTTCAATCTGTGGCACTAAAGATCTTAATTCATTTAATATTTTTTGAGCGTCTTCAACTTTATAATTTGGTACATTCCACATCATCTCGCGACCCATATCGTAGAGTCTTTTTATTTCTGTTGACACTTGATTTGCAAACATTAACATTGCCTTTGCTCGTTCGCGATGTTCGTTTGCTTTTTCTTCTACTTGAAATAGTGACATGTTTATCTCCAGTTAAGTTTTTTATTAATAAAATATTGTTATATTCCAAAAGCAACTAATGATCCATCAAGAACACAAATCCAACGCCACGTTTCATTTAGTATTCCTGTTGGCTCTATTTTAAGAGATTCATTCGTATCATCGGCAGTTATTGAAATGCTTGTTCCAGCATCTTGGTCAGTACCGATCGTTGTCACCGATCCAACTAAGCTTGTGGTGTTAGATACTCGCTTGATGCTGATTTGTCGCATATACACAGCCACGGCAGAACCATCTGATTTTGTACCTGTTATAGTTGCTAAACCATGCCAAATATATCCCGCTGGAATGACAAAACGTTTGTCGCGAGATACAGCAAATAACATTTCGACTGCGGTATTTGTTGTCGTTGTACATCGCAATACATTTATTATTTTTTGACAATCACCACTAGTTGAAAATCTTCCGCTTGCTAAAGCAAATTCTCCGTGCAATCTCGATAATGCGGATATCCCCAAAGATGTCGAAAAATCAGCCCCAGAATTGGTGCCACAAGATTCACCTCCAGCGAGTGATGCGGTTGCGATCGCTGCACAACTCTGTCCAAAAACTACCGCGTAGCTACCGTTCGTAGTATTATATCGGCCTGAGATCACCGTACTCCCAACGCCCGTAGCATTATTCTGCCCTTCTGTTCCAACACCTAAATTAACGCCGCCGCTCGCAGTGTTATTTGATGGGCCTAGACAAAATGTATTCGACCCGCTAGCTGTACCACCAAATGCAACTGCGCCAGATCCTGTAGCAGCAACACCATTAGGACCAAGAAATGAACTACTGCCAGATGCAACTTGAGTGGCTGCACTTCTTATCGTGCGTAAATCAACTGCGCTAGCCCCTCTTGCATTACCGCCAACAATTGTCCCATCTGGCGGTGGGCCAACTATAAACGCTCCAGTCCCTTTCGGTGTAAGCACTAGATTCATATTAGCCGCACCAGTACCAGCACTTTCTGCGGCTATTTGGGTATGTCTAACAGACGAGAACGTTCCGAATTGGAGAGCTAAGCGTTCGTAATTTGAAGTGTCCGTGAAAGTGTTATATATTCTGAAGGTTTGAGAGTTCGTGCCTCGACGAGAAGCCCAAGTATTTGATGTTTCAGCAACCCATTGTGATTCGCGACCTGTTGTTCTTACCCCTAGCGAATACGCACTTGATGTAAGAAAAAACCCCCAATCTTCTTGATTTCCTTGTTCAGTTATTATTGCACGAACCGCAGACCCACTAACAAATTCAATTAGATTTTGGACGCCAACAACGGCTGATAATCTATAACATCTTAAATCATTTTGAAATGTTTTAACACCGCTAAAAGTCTGCGATCCAGTTGTTACTACGCCTCTCGCGGTTGCCGATGCATCTGGTATATTAAAAGTATGAGTAGTACCACTACTAACAATATTAAAATTAGTGCCGGTTGTGCCAGTCGCAAACACTTGATTTGAATCAATCAAGCCATTTAAAGATCCAATAGCACCAATTCCACTTGGAGTAATACTAATGTTTGAGGCATTTGTTATGCGACCTTGCTGATCAACAGTAAAAGATCCTACTTGATTTGCAGATCCATAAATACCAGTAGAAACAGTTGTATCATTAAGAATAGCAGAGATAGAAGGTGTATTATCACTGTAACTTAAATTAATCGTTGGCGTATTGGATAAGATTCCACCAACCGCATCTTGCGATTGTTCGTCGCTGTAACTAGCGGGCAGAGCTTGTGCTTGCCATAAGCCAGAAGCACTGTTATATCTGATAATGTCGCCATCGTTTGGATTCTTAGCTACGACATTGTGTAATTCTTCTAATTCAAAGCCGTTTTGAACCTTTACAAAGATTCGTCCATTATTTATGTTTTTTCTGACAACATATCCAAGAAAAACCATATGATTAGGAGCGGAAGGCTTATTCGCAAGACCATAAACAACGTCACCGGGAGTAGTCGGAGAAAGCCAAACAGTATCGCCATCAGTATTTGCCGCATCTGTGTTTAACCCTCCTAACTCGCCTTCTGTAACAACGTAACCAAATTCACCTTGAGCTAATGTCTGTTTTAGAAAACCTAATGTCTTACTCGATCCAGATTCTCCACTAGCAATGGCTAAAGCAATAGTAGGGTTTGTTCCATCGGCCCCATTAATATAAACAACTTGACCTTTATTTAAGGTTGTATGACTACTATTTTTGACATACTGAACAACTTCGGTAGTATAATTATCAATCCATTGTGTGTTATAATTTACTCCGTCAATTTTTGATAAAATCTGCCCAGTAGTTCCCCCTGTTGGTAAAATTCCATAAGCATCTATTGCTAATGAATTTCCGGAGTCATTATATGTAAGCTGAATTCCAGTTCCGGCGGTCAGTAAAGAGGAAACGATATCTTGAGCAGTTTCTGCAGTAAACGCTGTAGTCTGAACAGAGGAGTCAGGGAAGATGATTCCCGACTCAACAACTATTCTCTGAACCTCGTCTTTATAGACGCTCTTCTCGGCGGGGTAAGCGATAAAGACGGTTGAATTTCCGGCAAGATTTAATCTTTGACCGTTATTACTACTAGATAAAATAACATCTCTACTAAAAGTAGAAGATTGGTATGTTCCCACACCAACCTCCCAATTATTTTTATTTACTATAGTATAGTATGTCTGATCACCACTAGCCAACACACTCGAAAAGGATTGGAAACCAGCTAATGGGCCGGAAAATGTTATATTTCCACTACCATTACTAGAAGTTATTTCCTTTACTCTATCAGCGAGAACTATTGGCATATTTTACCCCTTTTATAAAAGAATATACTCCATCAAAAGGGCTTTATATATTTAGCTTGGCCGCAGTCCCATATTTTATATAATCCAGAATCATAACCTGTATTTGATCTGTATTTCATTCGATGAAAAGTTTCAAATCCATCAGTCCACTTGAAACTTAAATAACAATTCGAGTAGACAAAACCTAAAGATGATAAATATGAGCCGCTACCATATCTCATATCTATAAAAGTTGTTATTGCACCGGAATTTTCTTTTTGAAAATTAGATATCAGTTTGCTAAAACCACCGACAACATTTATTCCATTTTTAGTTGCAAATCGAGAAACCTCCCATCCGCCTTTGATTTTTTTCATTCTTAATGCCGCAACAATATCGCCGGAAAAATACAAAGCGTAACATTTTCCTGATCCGCGACCCATTAAATGATTATTATCAAGAAAGTTATCTCCAACGTATTTGCTTATATTTATTAAGTCGCACTTTCTAGCAAAAACTTTATTAGATAATAATAATTTATTCTGAATAATAGATTTAACTATGCTTGGTTTATTACGAATTTCATCTTCTCTAAAGAATAATGGTTTATAACCTAATTTATCATAAACTTCCCTTTTTACTGAATGATAATCATTCGTCTTGTTATGCTCACTATGCCAGTATAAACCATCGCATTCAATAATAACGTCTTTAATTAAAAAATCCGCATAGTAATTGTCTATTTTAACTTGCTTATTATACTCTTCTCCAATACTATCTAATATTTTCTGCATAGATAATTCAAGAGAACTCATTCTTGGAGTCATTCTTATGGCTTGCTCCCAGCCATATTCATTTACCAACGCATTAAAAGTGGATCTTGAAAAACCGGTAATTTCTGACCATTCTCTTACACCTTTGTTATCATATTGCTTTATTTGTCCTTTATTAATTTTTGTTTGAATACATTTTGCGTGAGCTTGATCACATATTTCTTTAACCATCATGTGATGATCAACACCATATTTTTCTCTAATTGTGTCTCTAGCTTTTTGCTGATATATCTCTAATTTAAACGGGTTATCAACTCCTAAAGATCTGATAGTGGCTTCTTTACAAGCGTCTGATTGCAAATATGATTCTTTCCCGAATTTATCTAAGTTTGTTAATCTCCGTTTCGCTTTTACTGACTCTAATGAGGATGGATTTTCAACTCCATATTTATCAAGACATGTAGATCTATATTTATTTTTTATTTCTTCTGATTGCATAACTTCTTCATGTCCATATTTTTCTTTATTTGTCCTTCTCCGTTTATTTAAAATTTCTTCATTTTGCAGATGATGGGTTACTCCATATTTATTAACACAAGTTTCTTTTATTTTTTTCTTTGTTGAGTTTAGCATAAAAACATTCTCAACTCCATATCGAATCTTGTTCATTTCTGCCATTTTTATATACTTGCACTTTTGACAAGAATCTTTTTTTATTAAAATATTTGCGATGTATACTCTTTTTGGAGTTGACTCATATTCTATTCCGCAATAATCGCATTGTACAAAAATAGGTTTGCTTGATTTTTCTGAAAGATCTTTTGGTTCATATTTAAAAATTTCAAATGTTTTTTTATCCAATATCATATAAATTCCTATCTTTAAATGCATACAATCTATTTTATCCAAAAAGAAACGCGAAAGAAGCACCTTCGCGTTTCTAAATTTTTTAGAATGATCCAACAAGGACTCTACGATTATCTAATACTGCGAAACCAAGTTCGGCGAAACCATACATACCAGCTCTTTGCTGGCGATGAAGAGTCTCATCTGTGAAAATCGTAACTTCTTGCTTGATTGGCATAATAAAGGAGTCATTATTAACCATATCAACCCCGAGAACAAGTTCGGCATCACTGTTAGGACCAAGAGTTCCGCCAAGTTGCGAGCTGAAATATAACTGATATTCCTGACCTTCACCAAACTCTGTTAATCCATTAAGATTAACACCAAAAATTCGAGTTAGAGAAGATGAACCATCAGCACTCGTATAGATTTCTCTTCGAGTCGTTTCATCGATTTGGTCAACACCCCAGTTTCTTACATCCTCAATCGCTTCAGGAGAAAGATACAAGTCTGTTAATTGACCCTTCTTGAGAGATGCTGAGTTTCCACCAGCATTTCTTCTCATAACAATTTTCATCAAGCTAATTAGTCTCTTGGTGAATTGACCAGCAGCAGCATCAGCGTCATAAACTAATGCGTTCCTGTCAACACCAGCAGCTAATAGAGTATGCCAAGCGTCGTCATTGATTTTCTTGACAAATCCAGCTTCAAGAATTTGAGCACAACGACCAACAATATCCCATCTTGCTTCGCGAGCAAATCTCAATAGATAATCTATAGCGTTTGTGATGGCATATGTTGGAACCATGACATAATCGCCTTCTGCTGTTCTCTCAGGAACGCGACCATGTCCAGGGTTTGTGTATGCAACAAAATCAACTTCTTCACCAGGAGCAAGCAAGTCGAGTGGAAACTCGGTAGTCGTTCCAGGCTCCATTGGCATTCTTTGGAAAATATTTCCAGTAATATCACCAGCTAAAATCCCCTGTCGCAAAGGCAATTCAATAGCCTTAGCAATCTGCTCTTGCGCGTCAAGAGATTCTGCTTTATTTGAACTCCCAGCTCTTTTTAAAAGAGCGATAAATTCTTCACTAGGTCTCTTCAAAAATGACATATTATATCTCCTGTTTATCTAAAAAATTAAGGAAGGTTGATAGCAACTTTAGCAAACCCGTCAGCATCCTTTGTTGAAAGGAATGTTCCAACTACAGGTGCTCCAGCGGCTTGAGTTGCGGAAACTAGACCAGAGTTAGCCAGATATGCAGTCTGTCCACCAGTTGGCGTTCCAGAAATTCTATCGGTTAAAATCCAACCCTTACGAAGAATGGTGACTTTTCCACCTTTCACAACCTCGTCTTTTTGCCAGTTGACATGCTGACGAGTAAGGTCAATATCAACCATATCATTTAGAAGAAACCCAAGAGGCACAGCTCCGGATGCGTTTGCTTTAACAGTTGCTAAAGCAGAAGCATTGTCCATCGCAGCTCCAGAGCCAGTTGTATTAATTGAAACAACCAAGCCTTTCTCAGCAGCTTCATTCATGAAAAAAGAAATGTCTGTATCAAATTCGTGACGATCACCTTTAAGAGCCATTATCTCACCTCATTTTTCTTAGTTGTTTTTAAAACGGAACCAATCCATTCAACAGCGGCAGCTACGGCCTTCGAAGGCTTATCTTCTTCTTCTTCGGATGGTTGTTGAACAGACGCTTCAGAGACTTCGACTTTATTAAGTTCTGAAGCCTCTACAACGATTTCTTCTTTAGCGACTTCTTTAGGAGCTTTAACAGAAACTAAAGCAACAACAGAGTCAAACGCTTCATCGGAAACATCGATAAATTTTGCAATCAGCTCTTCGGCGGTCTGATCATCAGCACCAGCTTTGGAAAGCTTTTCTTTTCTCTTCATGGACTTCATATCTTTTTTCATTTTGTCCATTTCCATGTCTTTTTCTTTACCCATCTTTTCAGCGGCAGTTACAGAATCGGTTAATTCTTTAACTTTTGCTTCAAGAGAGGCGATTACTTGATCTTTTTGTGCAATAGCAGATTGAACATCAGCGACTGTTTGTTCAGCCACTTGCTTCTCAGCAAGCACAGATTGTAGCTTGACATTGATTTCATCAAGATTTCTCTGTAATTCACTGATCTGCTCTTGATTCGGTTCAGTCATTTCGTTGACCTCCATAGCAGTTGTTTGAAAATTAGAAATTGTTTTATTAAAAGGGTTAATATCTTTTGAAAAGATTACGCTTCTTGGGTTTGCTGGTTTATTAACTAATCCTTTACCAGAAAAGTAAAAACCTTTAAGCAATCGCCCAAGTTTATAGCCTTCATATTCTCCTTGCCCACCATAAGCTCGTAAGTGCTTTGTTAAGAACGCCGAGTCTTTAGTTCTAGCAAGAACTCTACTTCCGCCGTTTTTATCAACGACGGCATAATCAAAGTCTGAAAACATACACTCCATAGACACAGACCAAGAACCGTTATCAATCTCTTCTATGAGATTTAATACTCGATCCTTTTGATCTTTATCAGCCCAGCTTTTGTATATAACTGCACTTGTTAAGATATCAAAATAATCTGGTACTGACTCAGAAGAATCAGGGATTAAATTCCCCTCTTGATCTAATACCATTGAGCCAGTAATATGACCAATGATATCATTCTCGTCGTGCATGAAATTAAACGGTTTGTTTACTGGCGTACTTCTAGCGTTCCACAAATTTTCTTTTGTGAAAACATCATCATTTTTATTCCAGCCAGTTGACACAAGTACCGAGTTAAGGTAATATAAATCAGATTGCTGATACTGCCCGCCAAGGCAAGCAATAGCAATTTGTTGATTCTCGTTAAATAAATTTGCTCTTGAATCTTTTGATGGAATAATATCGCAACAAATCGCGATAGTATTTTGAGAAGTAATATTTTCTGCTAATCCGTCAAAAATTTCTCTTTCGAATATATTCATTTTTTACCTCATAAAATTAGATACACCAAAAAAAACCATTATATCAAAAGAATAGAAATGCTTAAAAATTTAACGATGCGACGATTAAATAGAATTATACAAGAGAAAATATATAATCATGGAATTATGTTTAAACGTGATTCTATAGAAATAGGTGAGGAAGAATATCAGTTCATAATGGAATCGGACATAAATGAAAAGACTAGAAATATAAAATTAGAATCAATAATATTAAAATCGCCAATCAGGGGAACACTTTCTCTCATATGGAATTTAGGATCTGCGATTGAGATTAGTAGTCTTATTACAAAGCAATTACAAAATGAAGGTTGTTGCTTGAACAATATTAATAATTTAAATTTCTACTAAGAAATATATGATAAACAATAAATTAACTAATCTATATCATTATACTAAGCATGAAATATGTATTTCTTTATTTACAAAATATTATGCAGAGCGAGTAGAATTTTATAGTTTAAACCCGAGACATAATGGAATACCAGTTATTAATCCAAGTTTTATTAAACAAGAACTAAATGAAATCCACAGAATTTATAAAATCTGAAGAAAAACAAACAGCATACGCTATACATTGCATATTACGAGATTCATCAATCGATGGAGGAGACGATGAATCCTTTAAGAAGTCAGAATAATACTCTTTGTATAACGCTAATACAGATTTGTTTGGTTTTTGAAGCAGTAAAGAGGAAATGTATTCTGGGCTTATTTCCGTATTTGGTTCCAAATTAGACAAAGCTCTAAATTTAATAGATTCCAATTCATCAAATTCAGCCTTTGATAATTCTCTTAAGTTCTTCTTTTTGTAGTATGCCAACAGTGCTGGATGAAGTACATCGGCGATCTTTTTCAAAGACTCAGTCGCATAAACTAAATTTAAAGCAAACGCTTTTGATCTTGGATTTACAACCTTCTGCTTTCTTTTAGTTGCATCTTTAGAGAATTCTGGTCTTCCATTCGGGTTAGCTGGTTTTTTCTCATTCGTCTGTCCGGGTTGCTGCAATATTCCAGGATTGCTTGGTTCAATATCTGTTACGTCTTTAATGCTTAACTGGCCCTTTTGTAAAGCGATTTTTGTGTATTCAGATTCTGTATTACCATTATGGAATGGGTCTGCTTTAGGTGGATAATTACCCTTATCTCTTTGTTTGTACTCTGATTTAATTCTTGAAGATTCCAATTTATTATTTTCTCCAAGTCTTTCTCTAACGGTTTCATAACTGATAATATCTCTGTCAACTAAGCTAATAAGAAGATTCTTCTCAGAAGTCTCGTCAGACAATATCATATTTTCAAAATGAAGAGTCGCTGGCTCTGGAAATCCCATAACCCTTTGAACAAGTTCTATTTGTTCATTCCAAAACTTTTTAAGGGTGTCTCTTCCATATTCTAATTGTTCTATTAAGGTTTTAAGCGAAATAAAGTTGTTTGTAAAACCTCCGCTCTGACCAATTGCACCGGTAAGTGTCGCTGGAATGCCAAGTCCGCCATAAATACTACTTAATACTGGTTGATATTTTTCATTCCCCAAGAATTTATATATTTGGGTGGTGCTTTCCTTGAAATCAATTTCCGGACCCCATACAAGATCCATTGTTCCCCCGCCAACATTGCTAGCTAAAATATTTCTCAATCTATCAATAGATGATTTGGTTGGCAAAATTTTATGCTCAAGATCTCCAAGTCTCCATAAACGAATGTTTGATATAGCTCCGTCAAGAGCACTCATATCAGCTAGCTTCATTTTCTCAAGCATTATAATGTCGTCAAGGATGGCGTGAATCATTGGCTTAGCCCAAACTTGCCAATCATCTTTCTTATAGAAGAAGGCTTTTATTTTCTCTGGTTCTAAATCAATATAATCTTTTCCAGATATAACTGCTTTTCTTAACTGTTCCGGGAGATTTTCTAAGAGTGAGGCGTCTTCCTTTTTACTATAAGCGTTTTTTAGCTCTAGCGATATCTTCATTCTGTAGTTTGGTATTCCACTAAAAGATCCTTTATAATTTCCTTTAGCTATCAAACTAAGTGGATTTAAGAAATCATATTTGAATGGGAGTTCTTTTCTTATTACTTCTGGTTGTTTGATCTCAATCTCTGATGCTTTAGACATTGATCGTTCAATTTTTTTTGTTATCTTGCCGTTTCTGACATAAACAATCACATTTCCAAGTCGATAGAACATATTTAAGAATCTCTCAGACCGTTCAGCCCCATCAACCTTCTCCCACCATTTACGATAAAACGCTTCAATACTTTTGTTTGTGTGGTGGATGCTAATACCTTGAGAAGCAAAATTACCCATTAAATCAATAATATTTTTTATGATGCCGACCTTATCATAAGCACTAGAACACATTTTTATTATTCGCTGAATATCTCCGCCAGACTCTTCATTTCTTCTAAATCTGTAATAGTCGTCTTTGAGAAATTCCGTCCTAACAGAGATATTTGGTTCAATATCAATGTAAGATCTTCTACTAGCATTAGCTGATAGAACTCCGTCATAACTCTCTATGTTTCCAGCGGTTTGTGCCACTGCTCTATCTGCGGACTCAAAAAAAATATATGGCGATTCGTTCATTTCTAACCTTTAATTGGAATGTTATTGAATTGTATTTCAATAAATTATACTCCAGTTAATAAACATTACGCATCGCTTCAGTAAACCATGCTGGACCAATATATTCTGATTTTTTATCCGCGTTTTTTCCTGAAGAAGCTGCAAATCCTCCGTAGCTAACATATGGATCTTGAGCTTTAGTATTAGCAATAATTCTCGCCGCCATATTAGCCATTAAAAGCGAAGAATACCTGTCTTTTCTAAGTCGCTTCTTTTTTCCGACGCCAATCTTAACTTCTGGGGTGTCCCATCTATCTCTTCCATTTTGAGTCTTTGTCATCTCAATAAGAGATAATTCATTTTTAAGCTCTTCAATTTCCATAACACAATCTTCTAATGTGTCGTATAGTCTATTATTTATTTTGTCTTCCTCTATTGAGAGTCCAATTGTAACAGGGTCAAATCGTGGGAATAATAAAGCTTTATCCTCAAAATCTTTTCTCATTCCGTGGTTTGCTTCGCAGTACCAGTCATATTTTGCAAAGTTACACATTTCTAATATGTGCAATCCTTGTTCATCATCTGAAGGTTTCTCATTATCTTCTTCGATGATTGGCCAAATTGGAACTTCTCCTGCTTTTAGTTGATTAATATCGTGCAACGCTTCGCTTACTGAAACGCCGCCACCTTGAGAGTCTATAGCAATGTGGCATATTGGAAATAGATTCATTAAGTCTCTAATTTTTCTAGCACAATATGAATAAAAGTTATTTTCAGACACTAAACCTTTTTTAACTCTTTCTATATGTTCTTTTCTTGTTGTAGTCCAACAATAAACAATACGTCGATGATCTGCTAATAATTCAATAATAATAATACTAAAATTGTCAACTTCAGAAGCTGGGTCAACACCCATAATATATTTGCGGTTTGAAACACCTTTAATCTGCGGATCAAAAAACACTTCCCCAGAACTTAATTTTATTGGATTTATTTCTGATCCAACGCAAGATTCTATTAAACTTCTTTTGAAAAACCCTTGACTGTCTTTTGTAAAGACCGCTCCGAATTCCATTAAATAAATACCATTATGGACCGTAGCTTTCGATCTAGCTATTTGCCCATCATCCATAAATCCTTCTGGAACAAGATCAACAGGGATTCTTATGATGGAATAATCTTTCCAGTTAAAAGAGCCTGGCGGTTCTTCACCATTAAATAATTCTGTTCTTATTTTATGTGGATCGCCTTTTGTATTGAGGATCGCCTTCCATTTTTTCCAATAATCAGCAAAGTGATTAAAATCGTAATAAGCTGTTCCAGATATTATAATTTGATTTCCTTTTGATGACATCTCATTATTGGACTGCTTAATAGCCTCAACACCAAGTAATTTAGCTTTTTTTTCCATCGCAACTCGTCTAACATTTTCTGCTGGAGAAGCAGAAACAGCAGCAAAGCCAGCAATAACATTTTCAAAAATATCTTTTGACATGGAATTATGCTGGACAAAACCATTTGCAATAAAAGAATGAGTTTCTGGCATATGAAAGTCATACAGATGCTCTTGCTCATCTAATTTAGTAACAGATCTTACTCTAATAACTGGCCTAGAACATTTTTTAAATTCCTCAAAAGCTTTTACGCATTCTTGTTCTGAATCATATGTTCCTATATGTTTGTTTTTATTTCCTATTGTTGTGGATAATATATATCTTTTTCCATTTTTTCTTATTTGTGGTTTCTTAACTAAGAAATCTATATTATTAAACTTATCTTTCCATTTAATAACATCTAGCAATTTATATATTTTATATGCGTTTTCGCCGCGACAAGACAGCATATAATTAACTTTATTCGATAATTTATTTTTATTTCTTATTGTTATTGAACTTATTATTCCAAATTTTAATAGTAATATTTGTAATACTTCAATTAATCTCTTAGATGAACTATAGTAAGAAACACCAACCCTAGTTTTACCATTATCAATATAATTAAAAGCTGTTCCATCACCCTCGTATAAACCGCTTAAAAATTTAATTACAACAGATTTTGGAGACTGTAAAATTTTATCAGGAATCGTTTTGTCACAAGCTGTTGTATATTTAAGACCAAATTTATACAAATCTTCTCTAAACTTTGTATCTGAATATTTAATCTCCCAAGATTTTTTGCAATCAAAGCCTCTTTTATCTTTATATGCTTCTTTAGAAGATTCTTTCCATTCAAAGCTTGGAAACTCGTTTTTAATTTTATCTATCAATCGTATGTCAGTATTTTTTACTGATATGTAGTTGCGATTAGTCACAGTTCCTTCAGAAAGCAAAATACCAATTAACCAACCTATATTATCATCTAATACTGTGTTATCAGTTTTTATAAATTCTGAAGGGAAATAATCATTAATGTCTAATACAAGATTATCTTCTTTTGTTAAGTCTTTTGCGAGCTTCCATCCATTAGTTGTCATAACTTTATGTATTGAAGAACATGCAAAGCTATAACCATTAGCCGTTTCTACTTGGTAAACATCAACTAGCGGTGTTTTAAATATTTTGTCAGGTGTTTCAAAAGAGCTATTAATATTTAATAGATTGTATGCATTCCCATTAAGATAGTCTTTTATTTCTATAAGACCGGCATCTGTTTGTATTATTGAGGAGCTTCTGAGGCAGGCAAATTCATCTGCCACGATATCATTTGCTCTTTGACCTCTTATTTTTGAATTGTGAGAAAAGAAACCATTTGCACAATATTCATTTCCTTCTGGCACATGAATATCGTATGTATGGCATTCTGAATCTTCTATTGAAATTATTTCATCATAATATATATCTTCATTAACTAGATTCTGCCAAGCGGGATCGTTACAATATGGTAGTAAATTTTGTAAAAATTGTTGTTGAAAACTCTTTTTTGATAAAATTTTTGATTTACATAGTCTGTATGGAATTATTCTATTTCTGTCTATAGATGCTTCGACAATATCACCACTAATAGGAATATCATCATTAAAACTATTCCATTTCTTTTTTTGAGAAACAGCTTTTAATAAAAGATCTTGTTTTCTTGGTAAATAAAACCCGATTTTTTCTGCGAACAACTTGACATTTTTTCCGTAAATTCCAAGCTCATACACTGTATTCCATTTTGGATTACGATCTCTATTTTTTACTGTCGATACTATACCATAATGCAATAAAATGTATTGAATTTGTTCTACTAATCTTTTACTAGTATTAGTAAAGTTTACCGATATTGTTGTGCCACCTTTTGATGTAGAAACAAATACATGACCATCAGTATCAAATAATCCTTGTAAACAAGCGGTCATTTTACTTCGAGAGGCCGATAAAATTGTCTCAGGTAAAGACTTATTCTTAGTGCAACAATTTTCTTTCAATTTCCAAAATGTTAACCATTTTGTTACACTTTCAACACCGTTCATATTCCAGTGAATACAATCTTTTTGTTTGTAAAAAGTGTTTTTAAATGCTTTATTAATTTTATTTATAATTTCTTGATCTTTAGTGGCAAATCTTAATTGATACTTATTAGTCCAGCAACCATCACCAATAATAGCTCCTAATGCATAGGCTTCATCTTCTGTACATTCAAAGTCACCATTATGCCATCTATCAGATCTATCTATTAAAATTCTATCACCATTAATCATTTGATCTGATCTAACCCATTGTATTTCATTATTTCTCAGAACTTTCATTGCGTGATTATGAGTTCCTTCATATGAATAACCACACCTAGTTGTTATAATTTTTGTTGGCTTAACTCCATTATTAAGATAATAATCAATATCTCTATATTTGCCATTACCCCACACTTTCGCGTGTTTATCTAACATACAACCAAATGATTTATCGTAAGTCATTAATGTATAAGGGTTTACGCATCCGTCTCCTATAGGAAGTGCAACAATATTACTTCTATTCAATGTCATTCTGCACATATCGACATCTTTTCTTGGACCACTATTTTCATCACAAATATCTCTTAAAATTGGAGAATTCTTCCAAATAGCCTCCATATAATCATGTAGATATTTACTTTGTCTAAATGCAGAACCAACAACAACGATTTTTCTGTTTGGCATCAACAACGCTCTTAATAGGCAATATACTGATAATATAAAGGTGTTGTGAGTGACTATGTAATCTTTTGTTACATAAGTGTGATCCGGACTATCGACCTGTATACAATATCCATCACCATTTTCTATTCGCTCTATTTTTGTTATAAAGACTTTTTCATATTTTGATCTACCCGCTTTTGATTTAGTGTGATTTAAATAAACTAATTTTCTTGTAAGTGAAAAAACGGGCTTATCTGTATATAAAGAAACTCTATAACAATCTGAATACCGAGTATCTCCTATCCAAGATTCTTTTATAGTTTCTCGACACTGAATTCCAAGAGATCTAACTATGTCAACAAAATCGTTTTTTAATCTTTCAGACACTGTATAGTATTCTATAATACCTTCTTTACTAGAGTATCCGTCTGTATCCATAAGGCCAAAGATCAACTCAGTTAAATTATTGACCCCAGAATATTTGTATTGGTCTGGGATAAACTTAGTATGAGAGTTGTATCCATAAATACCGGCTTTTTTACAAACTTCATAAAAAGGAGGAACTGATTTATCAGATCTCACAATCCTATAATCTTTATTATTTCCACTCTTCAAAATATATCCATGTGGAAGTAGGGATGTAAAGCGATCTATAACCTCTTGATCCATAGAACTTAAGCTAATCTGTCTATGCCCAAGACATCCATCTCCTAAAAGGACTCCAACTACATACGGGTGTAATTCAAAAAACTTCTCATCATCTTCAACAATAGGAAGATTTACTGGGAGTGCATAACGGCACTCAAACCCATTATTATTTTTACCAATTCTAGTAATAGAATAGGAATCAATCATATCTTTAGTCTTCAATTCTGACCAAATCAATTTTTCCCTATTCTTATTTTTGTTCTTATCCCAGACTTTCCACATATGATCTTCACAACAATCAATGGTTCTACCATCTCGAAGAGTAATCTTATACATTTTGAGATTCTTCTGAAGCTCAGTCTTGTAAATCACATTGCATAGTTTACCATTAGATGAATATACTTGATCACCAATCTTTAAATCTTTAATAGTAGTCCATCCGTTCTTAATGCGGATTTTCTCGTCTGGCCTTATCGCTTTCCCTAATCCTCTTGAGCCAACAAGCATTGGAAATTTACGATTCCACATTTCTTTTAATATAAGAGCTTGCATTGGTAGAAGTTCAATATTTAATACGTGCTTACAGATAAAACAAAAATAATCCGGGTTCATAAATAACCAAGCGAGCTTCATATGAAAATCATCTGGCTCATCAGTTCTTAGTAATTCAAACGGATTTATAATCTCGCTGTTTTTTATGTTTATATTTAGCCAAGCGTCATTAAGCTCAGATATTATTTCTTTTGTTAATTTTTCTGACATTAGAATACTCTCTTTTTGTTATAACTTTATCGGCAAACCCAAAATAAACAGCATCTTCTGCCGACATATACCAGTCACCATTTTTATCTAATTTAGAAGTTATAAATCTTTTTACTTTTTCCTTATCATAACCTTTAAATGCATTTCCAGATAGACATCTGTCAGCATAGATATCTATCATTTTTGACTCTTGTTGTTTATAGTATGCAATAGTATTAACTGCTGATTTGTGTTCGGCTGATATGCTGCAACTTCCATAATGAACCATAAAAGAACAATTAGGCATTAAAAATCTTTTCTTTGCCGCTTGCATGATTATCGTTCCAACAGAATAAACGCAACCATGACCAATTATTGATATATTGCAATTGCTATATAAAATATTATCGTATATAGCTAGACCATCATCCAAGTCACCACCTATTGTATGAAGGTGAACAATAATATCTTCATTACTTTCTCTCTCAAGTTCATGAAGAGTTTTATAAAAAGCGGAAGAGCTTAGATAGTCAATATCATTTAGCTCTTCTTTTTGATTATTTCCGTGTATGTATATTTCCCTCATATTTTTTCTCCAAAGAAGAAATTATAGTATAAACATACAACTCTGCTTGATTCTTATCGTCAAAAAATAAAAATGGAATACCAAACTTTTGTTCAGCATCTTTTATCATTTTCATTAAACCCCTGCCAGTAATTCTCATTTTAGATTTAATGTGATGGGGCAAACCGCTTGGAAATTTATAAACATCTGATTCTGAAAATTCACAAATAATAAATTTATGTTTATATTCTTTAGCTTTTTCTAACTCTGTAAAAAATCTTTCTTTGTCTTTTTTATTTCCTAAATTTATAGCGATCTCTGATGGAGACGCCTTCCTCTCAACAAAAAGAAGATCTTTGAGTTTAGAACTTGTATAATCCCCAAGATTTAATTTTGCTGTGGTTACAGTTACATCTGGAAAAAATATAAAGTCCCAAGGTTGTTTTTCTCTTGTGTCAGCTAGAATTTCCATTTTCTCTCGCTATGCTCATAAAAAGTGATATGTATAAATGTTCTTGATTTTTAATTGAATCATGACACTTTCTACAAAGTGTAATTAAATTATATTCTTCAAATCTCATTGATGGGGCCGAAGACCATGGATGTATATGATGTACATTTAATCTGTATTTAGATCCGCAGTTCGGCATTTGGCATTTATGTCCATCTCTTTTCAGAACTTTTGATCTTGCTCTTTTGTAGACTGGGTCGTTATAATTTCTCTTTGTCATGATCAACCATCATCCTAACTAAATCATTAAATGTGTGAGTTGGGGTCCAGCCTAATTCGTGTTGAGCTTTAAAGCTGCAACCTCTTAAATATTCCACTTCACAAGGTCTAAATAGATCCGGGTCAATATAGACAAGAGAAAGAGGGTCTATGTCAACTATTCCGGCATAAGAGAATGCCTCTTTTAGAAAATCTAAAACAGATCGTGTTTGCCCAGTACAGATAACATAATCATCGGGCTTATCTTGCTGCAACATTAAAAATGCCGCATGTACATAGTCACCAGCGTAGCCCCAATCTCTTTGTGCGTATATATTTCCAAGGGTTAATTTTGGATAAGTTTTTTTATTTGGTAAAGTTATTGTTTTTTCGTTAATCACAATATCTTTTATATTAAATGACTGCATTTCTTTACAGAATCCGGCAATCCATTTTGTTATTTTACGAGTAACAAAATTCTCTCCTCTTCGCGGGCCCTCATGGTTAAATAAGATTCCACAGCTCGCGTGAATCCCGTGTGAGTCTCTATATAATTGAGTAATGTGATGCGCCGCGACCTTAGCGATTGCATATGGAGATCTAGGAGCAAATCTCGTTTGTTCGTTCTGATACTTTTCAATACAAGAGGTTAGATTATTGCTGAATACATTTCCGTTTGAATCTTTCGTAAAAACGGGATACTCTTTTTGCAAATAAACAACTCTAGTGTCATAGTTCGAACCAAACATCTCACTTGAACTAGCTTGATAAAATCTTGTCTTATTAACAAGGCCAAGCTCAACTATTGATTGTAATATATTTATGACTGACTTGCCGGTCATATCAAAAGTATATGATGGTTGAGCAAACGATGTTGCAACATGGCTTTGTGCCGCAAAGTTGTAAAATTCATCAGGGCGATACTTACTAATAATTGATGTCATACTATCTCTGTCTGAGATATCGCCCTCAACAAGCTCTATTTTCCCAAGTAGATGTTCAATGCGAGAATAATTCGGATTTGAAGATCTACGAACGATTCCAACGATTTTGTAATAATTACATAAAAAGTCTGCAAGATGAGATCCGTCTTGCCCTGTTATTCCCGAGATAATTGCAACTTTTTGGTTTTTTGTATTGACAGACATGCAAAATTTCCTTAAAATAAATACGTCAACTAAAGGAGAAAGGTTTATTAGTTGATAATGGTGTCAGCGTTTAAAAATGGTTGATCCACCTCTCCGTCTCCATATTTGTGATAATCAGATAGTCTCTTCTTCTCCACTTCCATAGCTAATCGCATCTTTTCGAGATATTTCCCTTGTTCCTCGAAGAAGTCCGGGTCTCTTAAAATCTTCTCTATCAGTCCAGACAAAGTAACTTTACTACTTTCTAGTTTTTGAATTCTCTGCTCTCTTGTGGCCTTTAAGTTCTTGAATGAGCTTTCCTTTTTACTGTAAAGATCTTTGTATTCTCTGGATAAAGCCTCTTTTGCCGCTCTCATGCTGGCAATTTGTCGTTCAATAGAAAATATTTCTTCTCTATCTTGCTGGTCACTAATTACAGTTTTTAATCTATTAAGATCTTGTTCTAATTCTTCAATACGCATTTTTGATTCTTGTTGTTCTCTTAATGCTCTGTTCATTAGAATTTCTAATTTGATTAAGTCAACAATTTGTAATTCTTCTGTTTTAAGAACATCTTTTCTAAACTGAGCAACTATTTCTGACCAGTGATATAAAAATAGTTCTAATTCGCTTTCAGAGAACTGGCTTTTAAGCTCTTTCCAATACGGTCTTGATCTTAAATCGTATTCAGCCTGTACAACTAAAGACTGAATTCTATTATCTGCTTTGCCAATTTTTTGTAAGTATTTTAAGATAGGATCTAAGTCTCTATTTAATTTTTTGGCAATATCTTCGGGGGCGTGAGTGTCGGCAAGTTCTTCGATCATCGCCCATTCATCTTTTGATAATCTACCAGTCTTCATTTAAAATCTCCCTCACTTTCTTGAACAAGGCTTCTTTCTTGTGAAACTTTACAGTCACACCGTTAGCCAATTTCATAAAGTCGCTTCTCATTTGGGGGGATAAATTATCTAATACTTTATTGAGGGCTTCAGTAGTTGATATCTTGTCAAAATCTACTTCATACGATATATCGTGTTTAATTTCTCCGCTGTCATCGCTTAAACTAACTAGATCCATTAAAGCTTTTTTTGATTCATTAAGAGAGTGATGTCGGGTTCCTTCTACTGTATTTTGCCTGAAATATTTATTTCTTCTTAATGTTTTTAATCTATTAGATATATGACGGGCGATAAAATTCTCTAAGGGGCGCGACGAGTCGTAATTCTCCAGGGCCTCACAAGCGATAATAAATGCTTCTTGTTTTATATCTTCTATTTCGTAATATGAGAATTTGTGCTTTGAAGAGATTCGGGCGATAACTTTTTGAATGATTTCAAGTTGTTCTGATGTTGGCATAGTAATTCTTCCATAGACACTTCTGAGTCGGGAGTTTCTAAATCAGAAGCTATTGCTTTTTGTAATTGTTCTGTTGGTGTTATTTTCATATTTTTCTCCTATAAATTATTATACCCCAAGGTGTTATTATGATGCAAGTATTGATTAATGGCGTAGTTGGTGCTGGAAAATTTGCCCTTGTTGACCCTGCTGATTATCCTTTAGTTGCCAGACATAGCTGGCATTACAGGGAAGGCTATGCGATCACCAAAATCGATGGCAAAGAAGTGAGAATGCATAGATTCATTATGAATGAAACAGACCCCGAAGTTATTATTGACCACAAAGATAGAAACAGACTAAATAACACTCGTAAGAATTTGAGAAAATATAATCGCGTTCAAAATGCTAATAATAGATCCGACAATGTTAAAATAGAATGCTTCGGAGAAACAAATACAATCGCAGAATGGAGCAGACATCCAATGTGTCAAGTGAGTTATAATGTGCTGCGAAGTCGTATCTATAATGGAGTACCAACGTGGGCCGCGATTCTAGCCCCAAAGCATTAGCTGGTGAATACGGGTAATACATTTTATAAAGAGTTTGTGGGTTGTGTTTAGACCCCCCCGGGGGCCGAGCAGGCCTTGGGCGGCCCCTAGGTGGAACAAAAAACCCCACCCTAGGGGTGGTGTGAGGGCGATCACTACGCTTTCGAGGTGGGTGCCTGTGATCCCTACCCTGTAGGGTGGTATGACATTCGTGCCCATGTGAGGGTGCCGATGAAAGCCACCATTAAGGATTCTCAAAAGTTTTTTTTCTTTTTTTTCAGGATTCAGGCTTGACAAGCCGAAAACATTCGCCAGACTAAAGCACCCGGACGAAAAAGACCGGAATGGGGGAAACCCCCCGCTCTTTGACAATCTGCGAAAATTTTCAAGTTTCAGGCTTGACAAGCCGAAAGCACTTGTCAGAATGGAATAACCCACTGGGAATTTTAGAATTCAATTCGAATTCTGCCTGGTGGTTTTCATAGTGGGAGAAGTGACTATGTCACTTGCCAGGTTGTTTGCATTGCGGGAAAAGGCTGCCAAATTGGCAGCCGAGTCTTCCAGTGTCTCCGCAGAAGCGGAGATTCTCGAAAAAGAGATTATTTCTTCCCTGCAGGGGAAGAATGCTCTCAGTGTCGGGAATTATGCTGCTGTGGTGATGGAAAAGTTTTCGGTTTCCGCCCTGCCAGGGCTGGCAATTGAAACTGTTCCAGTGGAATTCCGGACTAAACCAGCCCCACTGGGGGCTGTGAACACGGCCCGCCTGCGGGCGCTTTTCCCGACTGCTCCGGAGACTGTGCGAAAATTCGCGCAGGTGGAAACCTGGAAGATTCTCCAGGTGGTGAAGAAATAGTTCTCGATTTTGAGAACAACCCAGACCGTGGGGGAGGATTTCCCTCCCCCACATTTTTCAAGTTTCTTTTGGGAGAATGTCATGGTTTTCTTCAATGAGTATTTCCTTTTGCCTTATGGGCTTTTCTACAGTACGTGTCTTACCCGCCCCCCCTTCCGATCATGGCAGAAGTACGATGAGTGGGTCTGGCATATCGATGCAACAGAGTATTTACGCGGATCGGTCTTCCCCGACCCGCTGATTTTCCAGACCGTCGTGTAGTTTCTCGCTGAGAAACAACCGAGACCGTGGGGGAGGATGTTCCTCCCCCACATTTTTCAAGTTTTCTTTTGGGAGAGAGAAATGGTTATTGTAAATTATGAACCCATGAATCATGGGGTGTGGATTTGCTACTCTGCCGGAAGTAGTATCACGTCGTTCAACGTTTACAACATCTCGCAACATCAGGATTTGTTGCCGTTCATCACAAATGAGGGAGTTCACTTGTTCTACGGGAAAACATTCCCACGGTTCTGTGAACTCCATGGAGACCCTGTGACGTTTAAGACCCCTGAAGATTTCAGTGACATTGTTCCGTTCCCAGTCGCTCATTATCTTTGATTCGGTTTTATGAGCGGGGAGGATTTCCCTCCCCCTCAACTTTAGGAGAATGACATGGAAGTCTTTTATTTTTGGCTGTTTGTGATTCATGCCGTTTTCGTTTTGTTCTGGCTGCATCGCTTGTGGCTGTGGGATAAAGAGTATCTCGTGTTCAAGGCTGAGATGGATGCCGCTCGGGAGCGGCACAAAGAATTCATGAATCGTAAATGATCATTGGCTCAGAGGCAATCGCCTCTGGGCCTTTTTTATTTGGTGCGGCGAGGCGGATGGGACGAATGTGTTGTGATTGAGTGTGGGACAATGATAATGTGATGTTGGTTATATTTGCTGCAACGCGGCGGACGTACTCGGACGCCCAATTACCGACATATAAGCATATCGATGCCTTATTAGGGTGATATGAAATTCCACTTTTTTTGAAAATTCTGTGGAATTCTCTGGATTTTGCTAAAGTTTTTGATACAATTAAATTGTGTTGGCTGTAACGATAACAGCGACAACAACGCTAATAACGATAAAGACGGAAAATAGGATAAGGATAAGATATTAGGATTGTTATATACATAGGCGAGACTGGGCGGCTGTTCAAAGCCGCCCACAATTAGGTCATTCTCCCTATCGATGCATTAATTATTTGTCTGCTATTTGAGAAAATTGTCGGAATATACTTTACAATCCGATTGAATTGGTTAAACTGTAGGCGTTCCGAGAATACCGCCTAGGGGGTTCCTAGGGGTATGGTAGGACAGTTCTCACGGGAGAGAAAAAATGGTTATGTTTATTGATTTTCATTATCCGTCCGCTGAAGGTGGCGATATGTTCCACGCTACGGCTAGCGTATTGTTGATCGATGCGTGGGATTCCACGTATAATTGTTGTTTTTGGTATAATCGTCACACCGAATCCTATGTCTCTTGGCGTTCCTTTTACGCTAACACTAGCCGGTCTTCTACAACTGGCCGCTATTACAGGAATGCTGTGGCGGCACCCCTGATCTGAAAACCACCCATGGGCGGGGAGGGGAAACCCTCCCCCAACCCTCATTGAATATAAGCCGCCGCAGGACGGCCCTGCTGGGCCGCCCATCGTAGACCATACTACCCATCGATGTTTCTCGTAATTACCTAGGGTGGTATATCACGCCACACTATTTAAAAATTCTAAAAATTTTAAGCTTTTGAGCTTGCAATTGTTTTTCGTTCCGGATATCATTCCGCAGGGCGAAAAGTCACCCGGGGGGTTCCCGGGGACGAAAAGCCCGATTCTCATGGGAGAGAAAAATGTCAGTCGATGCTAAAATCCAGGCGGAAATCGAATTTGCACAGGCCAACCCAGGTCTCACTTTTGAGACTTTTTGCCAGCGATGTGAGTCTCTGGGTATTTCCGACCAGGTGAGAAAAGTTGTAGGGGGGTATGAGGATGACCCCCTATGGGAGGAAATGGAAGATTCTGTTTGGTTCGATAATTCCATTCTCAAACCAGAATACCACAACAAGAGGGATGGCGGCAGGACTTTCTCGTCTCTGAGAAAGCTTCTGGGTGGAAAAAAGAAAAAAGAAAAACCCGTTTCCCATGAAGCGGAAATTGCCCGTAGGGTGGAAGTCTATGCTTCCCAAGTGGAAGCGAGTGGGGAAATCGAATTTCTCCCTATGGTGGAAAACCCACCAGAACGGAACGCCCTGAAAAAAGGCAGGAAATCCGCAAGGGTAATCTGATGCGACACCCTAGGGGGCGGAGAAATCCGCCCCCGATGGGATCTTCACAAGGTTCGCTGCGGCGGGGCGGGCCTTGTGGCCCGCCCAACTTGTACATCTTCGACCCTTCGATTTGTTGAAATTTTCTAGCGTTTTTTAATTGACAATAGAATTCTGGATTGTACAATAAACGCACACCAGACGTTGGTGGGTTTAAACAGGAGAGACTAAAATGCCGAAGTCTTTAGACGATTTTCTCACACACGAACATTCCGACGATCACGCCTCCCGTTATGAGGAGGAGCGGGCTGCATTGCTGGAATTCCAGCAGCAGGAGGTGGAATTCCCATCAGAAGAACCTGACTGGGATGACTTCGAAGAACATCGAATTTACAGGGACGCCGAATTGCCTTGGTAGATTCTTAACTATCTCAGGAGGATACTATGGCTAGGGCTCCCCCCTAAGTATATTTACATTTAGCGAGTTTTTACTAAATCCGTTATTCGGTTTTAACCAAATCCACCCCGTGACGAGCGGGGTGGTACTAGTGCCGCGACGAAGCGGGCGGCTACGCCCGCTTGAACATAGACTATTCGACTAGTCAAAAAAATCCTTGAAAAAGTGTTTGACTATACGCTGAGAAGATTGTATAATTCACCTGTCGAACGGGGAAATCCATTCAAGAGGAGAGAGAGAATGAAAACCAGGTTAGATTATTTTGCGGCATTTGTCGAAGCGTACACACTGTGTGCATTGTGGGCGTCAACTAATTTTGACGATAAACAAGAGCGGTCATTTTCTGACTGTGGGTATTCACCTTCGGATTTGAGTGACGAATGCCGCGAGAAAATTCGGAAAAAATGCGAGGATTTTCTCACAACATATGTGGAAAGCAGAAATATTTCCATTACCTGGGAAGATGGGGACTACCGGCAAGCCGGACATGACTTTTTCTTGAGTAGTAACGGCCACGGGGCTGGATTTTTTGACGGCTACTGGGGTGTGTTTGGTGATTATCTGCAGAAATCAGCTCGAACGTATAACTCCGACGATTTCTACGTCGTTGATAAAATGATTTACCTCTGAATTCTCTCCCGCAACCCCTTGGGCGGACTCTCCCACCGCCCTTGGGGTTTGTTTGCCGCGTCAAAGCGGCGGCTTACCGCCGCTTCATCAACGGTTCGATGGGTCAAATAAAAAAAACACAAAAAGTGTTTGACTATAGAAAACCAGATTGTATAATTCACTCACAAGGCAAGGGAACCAACTAAAGGAGAGAAGCAAATGAGAGTAGAAATAGAAATTCACCCAGATGGTTTATTTGTGGGCGATAAACAAGTAAACATTCCATCTCTTTATGAGATACCCGCCTTCGTTATCAATAACGAGAGTGTCTATGTCTGGATTGACGACGAAAACCTGACATTAGATAATGGTGTCCGGAAAGAAGGGTATATCGAACGCGATATATTGGCATTCACAATTGTAGGCAAAATCCCTGATAAACTCAGGGCAAAAATCTTGCAAGAACTTCGGGATGAAATTCTTCCTCTTTTCCCTCTTTAAGGAAAGTGTTATGTTTATTCAAGTGAATCCAGACGGCAAAATCACAACCGGCTACGTTGAAGTTGTTCCCGCTTATGGGCGGGATTACAAATCGAAAAAAGAGGTTCTCGCAGACTGGAAAGCTGAGAAAGACTTCCAGATTGCTTCGACTGGACAATATTGCTCCATCAGAGATTTTGCAGTCGGTGTTACAGTCAACCTCCGGTATAAAAAACAGACGCAAGTCGCCCCTGCAAAGGTTTGATTCTCTCCCGCAGCCCCTAGGGTGGTTCTCTCCCGCCACCCTAGGGGTTTGTTTGACGCATCGCAGCGGCGGCTGACCGCCGCTTCATCAATACATCAACCAGTCAAATAAAAAACAACAAAAAACGTTTGACAATAGAAAAGCGGATTGTATAATATACCCATGAGACGAGAGAAAACAAAACGAGGAGAGAGAGAATGATCTTTATCGTTACATTTGTAATTCATTTTGATAATTTTCCAGATGAACGGCGAAATCACGCTGTCTTTGACGACAAAGACAAGGCTATTGAAATAGCTTCCTATATCAAACAGAAATATCCTCACTACACAGTTGGGATAGAGACGCACACACTGAATAATCCTAAAAACCCCTGTTTCTATTTCTACGAAAACATCGAAGACATTCTTGCGGGAAAGAAAATTCACAAAGTTAGCTACAAGATTGGATAAGGTATGTATTTCATCGCAGTAAAAGAAAACGACAGAACATATTCAATCCGGCAGTCTGCTGCGGGTTGCAATTATCAAATCATCAAAATAGGTGTTCGTGGCTGCAATGTCAATGCCGTTATTAGAAAATTGAGGAGAGAATGCGAAAAATAAACTCTTGACAATTCAAAAGTGTTTTGTATAATTCACCGAGGGAGAATAAAATGTCCACGCGAGCAACTTACAGTTTTGGAAGCAAATGTGTATACATTCACCACGACGGATATTTGTCTGGTGGTGCGATGTATTTCAATAATGCAATCAAATACCAAAAAGAGCATGGCGGCTCGATTTATGATTGCTTTATGGCTGCTAACAAGGGGGCTGAGAAAACAGTTTCCCATGAACATCATGGAGATACAGAATTCCAATATCGCGTAACTGAGGGGGAAACGTTTGAGGATTCTACTGTTACGGTCCACAATATCCGTTTTGTGGAATGCTTCCACCCAAACGGGAAAAGTTCTTATCATCGCCAAAAAACGGGGGTATTTATTGGCTCAATCCGCTCGTTGATCGAGAAACATCCGGAGCATTGCAAATGAAAGTCAAAGTAAGTCGCCGTTTCACAAAATTCGACAATTGGACTGTTTGGGAGTTAAGATTCAATTTTTACGGTTGCACTACAACCACTACAATTGGTAGCCAGTCAAAGGACTGGAACCGCCAAACGGCAAAAGCCGCACTTGACTTGTTAGGTATTGAATGGCCAGAATTAAAACGCCAAAACATCCGTTTTGAAGTGAAGTAATAATGAGGGTGCTAGATATTAATCTGGCACTCCATTTTTATTAACTGCAGCAGAGCCGCCGCTGAAGGCGGCTCAATTATATCAATCCTCGACCAATCAATCCATCAAAAAAAACTCCCAAAAAACGTTTGACAATAGCCAACTAAATAATATAATCCATTCACGACGCGGGGAAAACAATCACTCAGGGAGAATTGATTATGTGGTTTAAACTGACGTTAGAATCTGCTAACAAGAAAACTGGCCCGATTCCGACTGTTATCGTTAGTGACGATACGTGTCCACCTGTATGTCCGTTGAAAGATACGGATTGCTATGCTAGGTTCGGTCCGATCGCTATTCAATGGAAGCGAGTATCTAAAGGAAAACAAGCGGATTCCAATTGGGGTGGATTCCTCAATCGGATTCGGAAGTTTTCCACCGGTCAATTGTGGCGGTGGGCAGTCGCTGGCGATCTTCCCGGAAAAGGGAATAATATCGACAGACGTAAAGCTAAAGAGTTGGCCAAAGCATCGGCTCACACTCGAATGTTCTGCTACACTCACAAACCTATGACGGCAAAAAACGTCGAAACGGTCAAAATTCTGAATGATTCCCCGGGAATCACCGTGAATCTGTCCGCAGATTCTCGCGAGGAAGCGGATGAGTTGTATTCATTGGGGATTGCCCCGGTAGCAGTCACACTACCGATGAATGCTCCTAGATTTGGGAATACTACTCCTGGTGGATTACCAATTGTAATTTGTCCCGCTCAAACGAATGAGAACGTTTCTTGTTCGACCTGCAAGCTATGCCAGGTGAAAACTCGCAAATCAATTGTGGGTTTTCTCGCCCACGGGACTACTGCGAAGCGATTGTCTGCAAAATTGGAGAAAACATGACAAAACTAACTAAAGAATATATGGTTTCAAGATTTGGACAGACTTATCTTTCTCATGAGATAAGTAGATTTTTTAGGCTCGATGTCATGGCGTCGTCATCTAATGACATAGACGTGATAGAAATTGATATCTGCTTTGATAGCAAATACGATTCTGGAAATTGCTCATTTAAAATTGAAACAGTAGAAGATTTTGAAGCAGCTATGAGAATTTTCGGAATAAAATGAATTAAAGGGGCTCTCACGAGCCCCGCGTTTATTCGCCGCAACGCGGCGGCGGCTAAACGCCGCCCAATCACAGACTAATCAACCCGTCAAAAAAACTCTTGAAAAGTGTTTGACTATAGCGTGTCGGATTATATAATGGGGAAAACGAACGGACAACAACTAACGGAGAGACTGAGATGTTTATTGTTCTCGAAGAATGTTCTTACAAAGGAAAAGATTGGTTTGTAGACAAGTGGCACTTTTCCAACTCTGTTGGCGAAGTTATTAAAGAGAATTCCTTTATTAAGGGACCAGTCCAAACTATGGAGGAGGCGATAGATCTTCTCCGTAAAATCAAACAAGGAATGATCGAAGATGAAATGTTTCCTTATATTGAATATGAGACAAACAAGCTTTCTTGTAATGCGAGACAGGATGTAATCACCTATTCTGATTTTTCAATCTGTAAGTTGGAGCCTGTATGTCCAGAGACGAACTGATCGACGTTTTGGCGAATCTCGTTTTTGTCGCTTGCCGTGTTAAGCGGGAGAATTTTTTTAACCCACAAGACAAGCGACAAGTCGATGATTTGATGGGTTCCACGGCAACAAGTGTTTGCTGTTTAATTAACCTCTACGTTGCTGATTACGTTAATTTTTACCCACACGACGCTTTTGATATGATTCTTTTTGAGTCAGACAATTGCTCAGATTTGGACGATTTGAAACAATCTTTCCGCAAAATCCTCGGAGAATAACGTGATTTCCTATTTGACAAAATCGTTTTCTGGTGTACAATTCAGACGTTCGCAAGTCAAAGCCTTGTCCAATGGACGAATACCGGGGCAAGGGGTGGATGGTTATGGAAGTAAAATCCAAACCTCCTACATGGCAAAAGTCAGTGGTAAGTGGAGGCGAGTGTATTGTATCCAGCATTCAAACGTGGGATCACTTTACGTTCTCGTGAATAAGAAAAAATACTTTGTAAGTGACGCTGATATCAACTGCTGATATAATGAAATAACCGGTTTTCTTGGGATGTAGCTCAATGGTAGAGCAAACGGCTGTTAACCGTTAGGTTGCAGGTTCGAGTCCTGCTATCCCAGTTCGCGGGGTTTGAGCCGGTGCATATCGGCGACAGGACACTGTCCGGCCCCGCTCCATAATGCCCCGATAACTCAATTGGATAGAGTGACTACCTTCTAAGTAGTAGGTTTCAGGTTCGAGTCCTGATCGGGGTACTTAAAAGTGCTGCGGCAAGACGGCCCTTAAGGGCCGCTTCTATATTACAACTCCGACTAATCAAAAAAAAAAAAAAAAAAAAAAAAAAAAAACTCAACAAAATCATTTGACAATAGCCACGCCATATATATAATTCACTCATCAGACACGCGAGAACAAAAGAGAAAAGAGAAAAGAAAACACTTGAC